TGGAGTGTATCTTAAAAATTAGAGACAAAGAAATCCCAGTAGTTGTAAAGAATAAGAGAGATTTGAAAAATGGTGATTTTTCTTATGTATTTACAAGATGCCAATAAATCACTGTTTTTATTTTGAATTTAGAAGGGAGAGGGCGGTCATATTAAGTATAGAAGAAATGACTAAGATAGCTGAACAATATGGATTAGACGTAAATACTGTTGAAAAAGGTAAAGGTGGAATGTTTTATATAAATGAAGATGGAGAAAAAATAAAAATTAAACCAGAAGATTTCACCGAAGATATGAAAAGTATAGACTTTATGATGTCACATGGTTTTATTATGTCAGATAAGATTGTAGGAAAAATGATTATGGAAGGGATAAAATATGATATTTAAGAAAAATAAGCAAGTAACTAATCAGCCAGAACCCTTTTGTAACGCAGATAAAAATACTAGCGAATGTTCCTTAATTGGTGAGATACATGAATTACAAAACAAGAGAGATAAATACAACGAAAGATTAAAAATATGTAAACTAGAATTAGAACAAATTTCTATGCCGATTGCATCATATATGCTTGATCATATAAGATTTAGTAGTAGATATCGTGATACATATGATTTAGCAGACTTAGTTAAAAATTGGAATACCAGTACCTTAATGTCTGTTAGTGAAAAGTTAGTTGATATAGCTAATTTAAAACGTGAACCAGAATATTTGGAATCTCAGATTTATCTTATAAATCAAAAGATTGCTAAATTAAAAGAACAGTTGAATATTCAATAGTAAAAAATCAATATCAAATGAATGTTTGCTAGTCATTCGGAAAGGAAGATAAATATGACAAGAGAAGAAGAAAAAGATTTAGAAAATCAAATGAGAGAAATTCAAAGAAAACTTAAAGAATCTGACACACAGAAAAAGCTAGATACGATTGCATCACATAAAGAATATGTAGGTAAATGTTATAAAACTGAAAGTACTAGATTATCCAATGATGGATGGAATGATGAAAAATTTACAAAATATATTAAAATCATTAGTGAAGTCAGTGAAAATGAATATCATGTAGAATGCTTTGAATTTAGTCTCCCTTTATTCTATAAGTTTAACAGAAAATTAATGAAGGCATATGATACATATCCAGATGCAACAATCGAATGCGAACCATTTACTTTCTGTAATGAAGGAATATTTTGTTCAATATCTAGTTTTAAGAAATGGACTGAAATCACTCAAGATGAATTTAGCGTAGCGATGAATGAGTGTTATAAACAGATGATTGACATTACAAATAAAACAGATTTAAGTGTTGTGGTTTTAGATAGAAACGAAGAGTAATAGGAGAATAAATAGAATATTTGGAGTGATTTTTTGAAAGGAGAATTTATGAAAATTGCTTATGTATTATGTAATAACAGCTCTTTATTTGATGGTGCTGGGCGTTATGATTTAGTACTAGAAGATAGAACTGTAATTGCACATCACGGATGTTCTAATCGGAGTTTTGCTAATCATGACTTAACGGTTTGTAAGTTGAAAGAACTAAAAGAAAACGAAGTTGATATGGTGATGAGTGGCGATAAAGTTGTATGGACTAAAGATGGCGATAATTCAGAAACTATGAAAGAATTTTATATAGCTAATAATAATTACGAGTCTAAACATTGTTATGGGTTTTCAGAAAGTTGGAATTTAAAATTACGATAAGGAGAGTGTAGTATGAAAACAACATTAATAGAATGGGAAGAATTCAAATATAGTAATCCAATAATTAACTTCGGATGGTATCTAGTTGTGCTAAAACCTAAGAATTGGAAAGAGTGTGAAGATGGTGATTTGGATTATTCCGATTGGGTTTCTAGTTATGGATTTGAGAAAGCTTGGTATAATAACTCTAAATTTTATGTAGCAAATCCTCATGGGTATGGAACAGAAGATGTAACAGATAGAGTAGAATTGTTTGCAAAATTACCAAAAGTATCACTATAGAAAACGTATTTGATTTAATAAAAATTAAAAGGAGAATAAAATTATGGGAGTTATAAGAGTAGAAGATTGTATTAGTTTTGTGGAAAATTTAGAGGTAGATTCTTTAAAAGATATGACTATTAAAACGTTAATATTATCAGTATTGGATATGGCACAAAAACCAAATATTGAACCTAAAATTAATCAATTGCTTACTGATGTTAATGCTGAAATTTCTGAAACGGAAAAATTGGCATTAGAATATGAAACAAATGAAGTTATCGTAAAACTTGAAATGTTAAGTAAATTTAAAAATGAGTTAGAACAGATTATGGATAAAAATTAAATGTGAATGTAACGTGTTTTTAAAGGAGAATGATTATGGCATTACAATGTACTGGAGCGAGTTGTGACACTTGTGAAAATTGGAATAAGGATTATATAGCCCCTAACCCAGATTTCCATTTTTGTAAGCATTTAAATATGTTTACAATGAAAAAATTCTATTGTAGTTCACATTTATGTGATGAGGATTATGACTATGATGATAACGAAGAGTAAACAAAATCGGTCTTTGATGTTGAATTTGAAAGGAGAAAAAATATATGTATAAATGGTATGTAAGAATAATTTTTAACAGTGGAGCAGTTCAATATGGATATACTGAAAATGAATGTAGTCGTCCAGACGAAGAGTTTAACAAACTTATGTTAGTAGGAAAACCTTTAAATCAAGGTAATTTTAATACTATTTACGGGAATGATAGTAAAAACAGTAATATGTCTTTTAAAGTTTCAGATGTAGTATCTATAGAAATAAGCGACAAACCAATAAAATAGGAGTTAATGAAATGAAAGTAGAATTAACCGATCAAGAACGATATGTGATATTAAGATGTATTGAAATAGCAGATCACGAAAGTTTGTATAGTTTTGAAAATACTTTATTTCCCGATGGTTCAGATCCATCATTTAGGGAAAGAATTACACTTTTAATAAGTGCTATGGAAAAATTAAATTATAATGAAGAAGACATACGGGCAATTATGGATTACATACCAGATTAATAGTACAATAAATTGCGAATAGAATTGTGATTTTACATGGAAAGAAGAGGCGTATTTATGATAGAGATTATTAAACAAGGGACAAAAAATAGAGTTGAATGTAATAATTGCGGTGCGTTATTAAGTTATATGCTTGAAGATATTAAGGAAGAAGAAAAATATGTAACACAACGAGATTCTTATGCTCAAAAATATTTAAAATGTCCGCAATGTAATAATAAGATAGTATTACAATCGGCAAGATAATAAAATCAATCTTTTAAGTGGAAAGGAGATTGGAGATGGAATTAACGTTAGTAAATGAGACTAGAAATGCAATTCAAGAGTGTTTAGCTGACTGCACTACCGTAACTGAAGTAGCGTACAAATATGCCGAACTAAGCCGCGAATTAAATAAACAAATGGAATTTATGATGGAAACACTTACAGCTGAAGAAGATGAATAATAAGCTGTTGCCCTGTGTGGAGCTGGAAACTTTTTATTTGAAAGCTGATGTACAGTATTAGGAAAAGTCATTGTAAAACTATATTTCATAAAATTTTTGAAAGGAATAAATCGTATGGTAATTTTAGTTTTTAAGATTATTTTTCTGTTTTTAGCAGTATACTTTTTACTTCATAAAATAGACGGAGTTACAAGAGGGGTTACAGATAAACATTCAACCGAAAGAATGCTATTACAAACAATAGGAATTGTTGGTTTTATAACTTTACAATTTCTATACTAAATATTTGGTTCTATGTCAACCTGAAAGGAGTAATAAATGAAATTACATTTAGAAAATTTAAAAGGAAGAAGATTAGCATGGTGGATCGGAGAAATTATTGCATGTGTACTACCGACGATGTTACTAATAGCTATTTATAAATTTAAGATATTTGTATATACGCCTATAGCGTTTACAGTTGCAATATTTGGAATAGCAACGACTGTACTAATTATTTATTATTGGTTTAGAGTTTTAGGAGATTTATTTAAGAAAAAATTCAAATAAGTATATAAATACAAAATAAATAAAACATAGAAAAGAGGTACTTGATTTGGACAAAAAAGATATGTCTAAAACTTGCGGATTTAAAGATGCTGAAATGTATTATGACAGAGAATCCGGTGAAATTACTGAAGAAGAATTTAATCAATATTGGGATAATAATTGCGGGAAATGTTTTATATGTGTGAAATTTGTATGTATGGAGAGGAATAATGAAAAAGTGCAAATATTTAAAGGATGAAAAATGTGTCGATTGTAGACTGTGTGAACCAGTAATAGAGTTGTCAGGAGCCGAAGCAGAATCATTAATAATTGCGTTGGAAAAATCAAAAGCCCAGGAAGAAAGCGAAATGTATAATGACTAATTATGAAAAGTTGTTTTCACTAGAAGAGATTGCCAAACAGCGAACTAAATGTGTTAGTTACAGTTGTGGTTATACATATGTAAATGATGTTGGCAGATTCAGTTCAGATGAACACGGGGATGAGGTATATAAAATAGCAGTTGAGGCTGAAATAAGTTGGTTGAATAAAGAAGCAATGTAAAGTTTGATTGAGACTTTAGAAAAGGAGAGAGTATGGATAATCAGGAATTAGACTGTTATATAGAAAAATTCAATTCAGAAAAAGAAATTACCATGAGTATTCTAGATCATCTTCGTATTTTTAATTATTTAAAAGAATTGAGAATGTATCGTGCAGCTGGCTCACTTTGTGAAGTACTTGACTTAAACCATAAATATAAAACAATTAAGTTTGCTCATGATTTACAAGTAGATATTATTAATAGATTAGAAAAATCAAACGGAGAAATGGCTGATAGAATTGTTAAATCAGAAGGATTAATGAGTGAAAGGGACATATATGAGCGATGAATTAAAATTATATAAGCTATTAACAGAACTAGATGAAAATGATTTCAGTTATGTTCAAGAAATGGGTTGGATAACTGACAAAGAGTTTTGTGTATGGGTTTCATACATTTGGATTGATGACTTTGTAAAAGAATTGAAAAATATATTCGGTTATGGCGTTTTCGATGAGGGTGGTTTTGATGCAAGAATGCAAGAAGATTGTATTTGTATCGACATGTGTGTTGCTGTTGGGGATTATTTAGATTTGAAAGAGATATTCCCAAAAGAAAAATATCAACACTAAAAGACAGTCAAATCTGGATTTTATATTCAAAAGGGGGTGAATAAGTGAAAAGGATATCTGATGTGATTAATGAATTAGAAAACATAAAAAATATAGTGGGTGATGTTGATGTAGTTATTACAAAAAATGACTATAAAGATATTGATGAAATTTTTATATCTTATTTACTTCACTCTGATAGGAATGTTGTCGTAATTATATAAAACAAATATCAATTTGGTAGGAAATGAAAGGAAGTGGTACATATAGCAAAACTAAATAATGACTGGTGGCACGCATTTCAAGGAAGTTTTGAAGAGGAAGAAGATGTTATTGAATTCATATTTGAACGATTGAATACTTCTGACTTTGAAGATAGCTATATAGATGCTGGAGAACATGGTGAACCAAACGAAATGTTTAAGCTAACTGCTAACGACAAAAGAAATACATTATATGATTTCATGATGAATTTAGTGGAACGTAGTAGCAAATAAATATAACAATGAAAGGAATATATAATGAGAAGAATATATTTTAGAGCAAAACCAGTTAAACCATTTGTATTCAATGCAGAAACACATAAACCTAGTTGGATTTATGGTGGGTTTTATTATGACAGTTGCTATGGCAACAAAGATATAAATTCACATAGGGCATACATAGTTGATTTTAATACATCTGGATTAGGATATATAGATCACACAGAAGTAATTAAAGACACTGTAGGGCAATTTGTTGATAGGAATGATGATAACGGAGATTCATTATATGAATTAGATATTGTTAAAATATCTTTAAAATACTTTAATATCAAAGATGAAATAGGATTAATCATTTATAAAAACGGAAAATTTGTTGTTCAGTATGGATACTGTGATGACTATGTTAAATCTTTTGATCCTTGGGATTCAATTGTTAAGTTAGGAAATGTCATTGATAATCCTGAATTAATTCCTAAGACATGGAATTTTGATTTAAGTAAAGCATATACAAGATAAATATATCAATTGGTATTGATTTAGAAAGGAGAGCAGAATGGTTTATGTTGGAAACCCTTGTGGAATTGATACTATAGTTGATTCAATTGGAAGACATATGGTTTTAGCATGTCAGGATAAGATATTTGCAATTGATACTAATAACGAATCAACTTTAAAAGAAACATTACTTACTACTGGAATTATAGAAGATGATGATAATACATACTCATACGAGATTATTGATGATTCAATGATATCAATAAATCGAAATAACAAGAAATTTTTATATATGGCAATTAGACATAGGTATTAATAAAATATATTTCAAATTATAGATTTATATTGAATTAATAGAAAGGAGTTTCAACTATGGCAAAGGTGCATAAGGTTACGATGTTCGTCACAGATATTGAAGGAGATAGCGATATTGAAGATTTAGTTGTTTGTGGACTTCGTATGTATGATTTATATCCTGAATTTATTAATGTTGATTCGTCAGAAGAATTTGAATGGGATGATGATTTAGCAATTAATAAAATGGATAGTACAAAAGAAGATTATGAAAAATATTTTTCTAAGTAAAATTCCACTTTGGTTTGGATTTATAGAAAGGAGATAATATGGTTTATAATTTAGAAGATAGTGATTTAAAGATGCAGAAAAAGAAAAGCCACATTTAAAACAGACGTATTATGTTATTGCAACAAATACGAGCCTTGCTTTAAAAAAGATAGACGATTTATCGCATATCGCATTCCTATGGTTGGTAGATACATAGATGATAACGGATACAAATATTTTGATTGTGAAGGAAGTTATTATAAGGTTGTTGAGTGGTGCTACTTACCATACTACAGCTATAATGAATAATAACAATACCAATTCAGGTTTTCATTTGAAAGGAGTTTAAATGGGATTTAAAGAGATATTGAGTAAGACAAAGTTAAAAAATGAACGAGGAGTTACATTAATTAATCCATTATCCAATGACTACATAATTTGTGAGTATGAGCCTCACACATTAACACAACATGAACAAAAAATATTATATGACGGATTACAAACTACATTTAGAGATAATAAGGTAGTTTTATTGCCTAGTAATGTCAATGTGCTAAATTGTACTAAAGACGAAATTCAAAAGATAATTAAAGGGTTACAATATGTGTTAGATTACGACACTATGAAATAACTCTTTTATCTAAGTGGAGGTGATTAGAATGGCAACATATGTTGTTGGATATGAAGATGAACCAAGAGTATTGGAAATTGCATTACTAGGATATACCAGTGAATTATCAAATTATGGACTACGGCAATTCGCAGACAACAACAAAGAGCAGATAAAGCAATATATTAAAAACCCATGGCACCATTCATTATATTTAAACGATGGGACAAAGATTATGGCTATTACATATGGAATGAGATTACGAGGAAGAAGATTTGATCAACTAATATTATTTGATGATAAAAGATTTAGTATTGGTACTAAAGATAGAAACCAACATGAATTAATTAATGAAATAAAGACTTATAATCTAGCAGCATCAAATGTACCAGAGGAATACCAGATATTGTATTATGAAGATTTAAGATAGCCTGACTAATTGGAGGTGATTGAAAGTAAATGATTTGCGTAATGAATTACAGGAGCTAATTGATCATTATTGTAAAATAGTTTTCAATGAAGATGAAAAGGATGATGACATATTTGATAGTGGAAGAAATGAGGGAGTATGGATTGGGCTCCTGAAAGCTAAACGATTAATAGAAAAATACAAGCAAAGTTGAGTTTAGTATCAATAAATAAAGAAAGGCATTGATTATATGATAATTATTGACAAGAAAAGTGGATTTAATGATACATATTGCGATCACAAAGATTGCATGTTTAACACAGATACAAATGATGATAGATGTGACTTGTCTCAAAATGACGTGTTAGAACATTGCTGTTATGCAGATGATATAACTGTTTGGAGAAAGGAAGTTTAAATGTATAAGATAATTAATGTTACAGATAAAAGTGGAGTTGTTAAATTAACGGCATTAGAAGATATCCGGTCAATTTGTCCTGATATGACAGGAGAAATAATATATAAAGAATTTATGCAAGTAGGAAATAGTTTCTGCTTTGTATGGAGTGGAGACTCCGGAAGAATGATGAGGACTTCTCCTATAGAATCATTTTCTGAAAGTGGAAAGAAGTTACATATCACAACTATGAATACTGAATATTACTTAGAAGAGTTATAAGAGAGTAATATACAACTTATACAACACAATGGAGTGTGAAGGTATGGATCAATATGTAATCGGAACATTGATGTCTGTTAAAGACAACGAATTAATTTATTTTGTGACGGATTTTGAATTGTCTTATTTTAGAAGATGGATGTTTCAGTTTGGTTGGAATGTTGCTGAGGAGATTGAATTTTACAGAAAAGGAATTCAAGGATACAAAATAACACTAGTTAAGAGAGGACAGTAAATGCAAATAATTAAAAAAGATCAGACATTAGAAGGCTTTAATGAACAAAAGATTATCAATGCAGTGCAAAAATCGGCTAGAAGGATGATGATTGAGCTTTCGCCAAGTGAATATAGTCAAATTTGCAATAATGTTTGGGCACAAATAGAAGAATTAGATGATGAATTAATAGATATATCGGAGCTGCATAATATTGTAGAGGCTGCACTAGAGGATTTTAACCCTGTTATCGCAAAGAGTTACCGAGATTATAGAAATTACAAGACGGATTTTGTACATATGTTAGACGAAGTATACAATAAAGCGCAATCAATAATGTATATTGGAGATAAAGAAAATAGTAATACCGATAGTGCACTGGTTTCAACCAAAAGAAGTCTTATCTTCAATCAGTTGAATAAGGAGCTTTACCAGAAGTTCTTCCTAACTACAGAGGAACTACAAGCCGCCAGAGATGGGTACATTTATATCCATGATATGTCTGCAAGAAGAGATACCATGAATTGCTGCCTTTTTGATGTTAAACACGTATTAGAAAACGGTTTTGAGATGGGGAACTTGTGGTATAACGAACCTAAAACTCTGGATGTTGCATTTGACGTAATTGGGGATATTGTACTGAGTGCTGCTTCTCAACAATATGGTGGTTTTACAGTTCCAGAAGTCGATAAATTATTAAAGCCATATGCTGAAAAAACATATAATACACAATTAGAAAAATATCTTAGATTAGGATTTTTTGAAGAATTTGCAAAAGAAGAAGCATGGAAAGAGACTGTAAACGAAATGAAACAAGGATATCAAGGATGGGAGTATAAATTCAATTCGGTATCTTCAAGTCGAGGCGATTATCCGTTTATTGCAATTACCTTTGGGCTTGGTGTTGACAAGTTTGAAAAGTTGGCATCTAAAACATTCCTTCAGGTTCATAGAGAAGGGCAAGGTAAGAAAAATAATAAAATCCCTGTATTATTCCCCAAATTAGTATTTCTTTATACTGAGAATCTTCATGGAAATGGTAGGATCAATGAGGATTTGTTTGAGGAAGGAATATTAACCTCTGCAAAAACAATGTATCCAGATTGGTTAAGTTTAGATGGGGACACAACCTTATCTAAAATGTACCACAAATATGGAAAAGTAGTAAGCCCTATGGGTAAGTGTAAATTAGCCCATGTAAAACCGATTGAACCTTGCTAAAGGGTGTGGCTTGATAGCTGCTAACGGATAGGTCTTAAGGAGAAGAAATTCTATGATGTAAGATGAGTACCGTGCCAAACCTCATATGAGGTAGTGTGTATCGACTAAGGTGGGATGAGTGTACCACAAGAGGATTGGAGATAAGCACCAATTCAGAGCAGTCGGCTCGTTGATGAGACTAGGGAACTCGGAGAGAACATATAGTCAGTTTATATGGTGACATATAGATGTGCAGAGCATTTCTTTCCCCTTGGTATAAAGAAGGGGGAATCAATCCAAAGGATGAAAATGATGAACCTATATTTGTTGGAAGATTCAACATTGGAGCTATTAGCCTACATCTACCAATGATACTAGCAAAAGCAAGGCAGGAAAGCAAAGATTTTTTTGATGTTTTAGATTTTTACCTTAACTTGATAAGAAAATTGCATATTAGAACCTATGAATATTTAGGTGAAATGAGAGCTTCCACTAATCCTTTAGGTTATTGTGAAGGTGGATTTTATGGTGGTAATTTAGATCTACATGATAAGATTAAACCTTTGTTAAAACCAATGACTGCATCATTTGGTATTACAGCTTTGAACGAGTTACAGCAACTTTATAACGGGAAATCAATTGCTCAAGACGGTGAGTTCGCACTAGAAACTCTTAAGTATATAGATGAAAAAGTGAAACAGTTTAAATCAGAAGATGGTTTGTTATATGCCATTTATGGTACTCCAGCAGAAAATTTATGTTTCCATGGAGACACTGAAATTCAAGCATATAATGGAATGACAAAAATAAAAGATATAAAAAGGGGAGATTTAGTTTATTCATTTAGTGAAACTAGGCATAAAATAGAGCTTAAAAAAGTAATTGAATCTAAAATGACTAAAAGGAATGCGGTAGTTGTTAAAGTCACATTCGATAATGATCAAGTAATTACTTGCACACCAGAACATAGCTTTGCTGTTAGAAGATCAAGTAAAGAAATTACTACTGGAAAATTTAATGGTGCTGAGTATATTGAGTTTGTTCCAGCACATGAATTGACTTTAGGAGATAGAATTAAGTCAAATTATATTCACATAAATGAAAATGAGAGGACAGAATGCTCGATTTACCATAACGGAAAGAAACAATTAATACAAGATATAAATTCTGAATATTTCTTTGGAAGTAAACCAATTAAATATGTGGTGCACCATAAAGACAAGAATAAATCAAATAATGAAATTACCAATTTGATCTATATGAAAGATGCTGACCATAGAAGGCTACATATGAATGACAATATATCAAAGTTTTCATACACATCTGAATCCCAAAACGGTAAAAAAAATTCATTTTATGGCAAACTTCACACGGGTCAATCAAAATTAATTAATAGAAATAAACATATAGGAAGAAGTATAGAACGATTTGACCGAGATTTTACACATTTAGAGCATTTTGAATGTATAGAGGATGCGAAAAAAATGGGTTATACACGTCATTTAATTAAAAAAGCTTGTATGGGAACAAGGGCTGTAGCACAAGGAAATCACTATTATAGTAACTCTTATTGGTATTATAGTGACGAATGCCAAGATTTAATTGAATTAAATCATAAAGTGAAAAGCGTTGAGTATCTAGAAGATTTAGTTGATGTTTATGATATCGAAGTTGATGATAACCATAATTTTTTTGTGGGTGGAAAAGAGGGATTATTAGTACATAATTGTGGGTTGCAAGTAGAGCAGTTTCGTAAAAAATATGGAATTATCGAGGGAGTTTCTGATCGTCCATATGTATCTAATTCATTTCATTGTCATGTAACAGAAGACATTACCCCTATTCAAAAACAGGACTTGGAGAACAGATTTTGGAACCATTGTGAGGGTGGAAGAATTCAGTATTGTAAATATCCTATACCATATAATATTGATGCTATAAAAACATTAGTCCGTAGAGCAATGTCCCTAGGAAATTATGAAGGGGTTAATTTATCCTTGGCATATTGCAATGATTGTGGGCATCAAGAGTTAGAAATGACTGAGTGCCCTAAGTGTAACAGCTCTAATCTTACTAAGATCGAAAGAATGAACGGCTATCTTTCATATTCAAGAGTTAAAGGAGACACGAGATTGAATGATGCTAAGATGTCGGAAATAAAAGAAAGGAAGAGCATGTAATGAGATATCACAATGTTACTAAGGACGATATGTTAAATGGAAATGGATTAAGGGTAGTATTGTGGTTGTCTTCCTGCTCTCACAAGTGTGAAGGGTGTCATAATCCGCAAACATGGGATTGTAACAGCGGAATAAAGTTTGACTTGGAAGCCAAAGAAGAAATCTTTGCTGAATTAGAAAAGGATTATATCAAAGGCATAACAATTACGGGCGGAGATCCTCTACATGATAACAATAGCTTAGAAGTAAAAGATTTTATATTAGAAATAAAACAAAGATATAGAACAAAAGATATTTGGTTATACACCGGATATTATTTTAATGATTTAAAAGAATTCTATCCTGTAAAGTATGATGTGGTAAAGTTGTGTGACGTGCTTGTAGATGGAAGGTACATTAAAGAATTATCTGATATAAACTATCGATGGGCGGGAAGTACGAACCAATCAGTTATTGATATCAAGAAGACACTAGAGAATAACGAAAATATTGTGTTATTAGAAATGTAAATCAATCTACGATTTGATTGAATTATAATAGAAATATTAAACAAATAGAAGTAATAGCTACAACATTAAAGAAAGGTAAAATAATCCTAGGTAAAATGTCTGGCCAGACGATAAGGATGATTATTGAAGCAATTACAAATACTAGAATTATTTGGTGGAATAGGTAGCCCCAGAATAGCCCTACGTAATATTGGAGTACCTGTCAAAGCAATTGACTATGTAGAAATAGATAATAAGGCAGTAAGAAGTTACAATGCAATGTTTAAAAATGAACTAGAATATAAGACTCAATCAGTTGTGGGGTGGAATCTTAGACCCGATATTCTTATTCACGGTAGTCCTTGCCAAGACTTCAGTATAGCTGGTCAACAGAAAGGTGCTGATGAAGGAAGTGAAACAAGATCTAGTTTGATGTGGGAAACAATACATATTATACAAAACATGGGAGATTGGAAACCTAAATATGTTATTTGGGAAAATGTTAAGAATGTCTTATCAAAACATATGAAGGTTAACTTCGATAGGTATCTATTAGAAATGGAGAAACTGGGTTATATAAATAACTATGAAATTCTAGATGCTAGAGATTTTGGTTTGCCACAAGCAAGAGAAAGAGTCTTCACAGTATCCGTTATTAATGGAGAGAAATTCAACTTTAATGAGTTGGTTAGAACAACCATGAAAGATATAAAACATTATCTACAAAGCAATGATGAAGTCTCAGAAGTTTATGATGTTACTCAACCTAGCGTTTATAATGTTATTGGTCATTCCGGAATAAAAAGAGCTACAGTTATTAAAGATTTTGCCTATACAATTACAACGAGACAAGACAGAACACCAGCTCAGGTAATTGATTGTGGAGATGGAAGATACAGATATTTAACTGAATTGGAATGTTGGAGATTACAAGGGTATTCAGATGAGGATTATGCAAAAGCAAGATCAGTTCATGAAAAGATAGGTAGATACTGTATGCCAATGTACAAGCAAGCAGGAAATAGTATCGCGGTTCCAATATTTGAAAGCATATTTAGAAAGATAATATTAAACGAAGTAGCATGATGAAACAGCTATTTGGTTATAAAAGAAACGGAGGAATATTATTGCTAAATGTTTTAGAGTGTTCATCAAAAGGAGATAAGAGGTTTTCAGCTTTCTTTGCTTGGATAACCTTGTATGGCAAAAACGCAAACATAGAAACCCACTATCAAAGCTGCAAGAGATTTAATGATACCACAATAGATAAAGCGAAAGGTAAACAACCAGATTACTTAGTTATTAATGGTATAAGATTAGACAAAAAATATTTAACTCCATTCTATAAATTGTTATGGGTAAAGTATTTAGATATGCATCCTGAGCTAGTGGAATATGCTAACCAGTTTGACGATTTTCATGACATGTTTAAGGGTAGAAATACCATCAATTGTCAGGCAGACGTAGTTAGACAATATATAAAACAAGGTAGAATAAGTATCATGGAAGAAGAATTAGTAAAAGAATTTATCAAAGAGCTAAAAGGTAAATAAAAGTATATTTCTATTGTGAAAGGAAGGGATAAAAATGGAAGAAATCAAACCAAGATATTCATTAAAGGTTGCAATGCAGTTAATTTTTGATTGTATGGCGGAGCTCCAGTTTCATACTGAGAAGTTGTCAGATGAAATATTGGCTAGCAGATTAAGGGATATTATCCAACAATTAGACTTGATTGATTCTTCTTTTATTACAGAGAAGAAAGAACTTCTATCGAGGATAGAAGTTTTAAACAAGCAGCTAAATAGTGCATATAGTGCATGGGGCGAGGACTATTATGAATAAATTATTTAGATAAGTATGAAACACAACAAACAACTTGTTTAGAAAGGAGTAAAGATGACCTGTAAAAAAGAATTAGAAAGAAGAGTAAAAGCCGTGTTCCCCAGATTAGAGGATTGTGAAGCCGAGTATATTATGGATTCAATTACCGTGGCATTTAGTCCATCTATTTTGGGCAACAGACAAAGTCCTGACTGGGATCAAAAATACATACAGAAAGAGTTGCTGCCGTTTGAACCTTCAGAAGAAGAGATTCTACGGTATACCGATTAAAGGAGTCTTATGAAGAATAAAATAATCTCACCAATTGCAACATTGGATGAAATAACTATTAACAATATAACAATCAAGAAAGGGACTGAGGTATTTTATGCTAGAATAATTCCTAGAGTTGGAATATGTTATGTTCAAACCTTAGTTGTTAGGACTATATATGACACCTCATTTGTTGCGATTGACACTGTTACAAAAACAGCACAGTTTATATCAAACACATTGTTAGGGAACAGAGTTTTTCTTAAAAGAAATGAAGCAAGCAAAGTGGTTAAGGATGCTCAGAAATCTGGAACTATTAGAAAATTTAAATCAGAGGAAGAGGAAATAATTGATGATAAGAATGGCGAAATTTGAAAAAGTTAGTTTTGAACAGTTTAAAAAGGATTGGAAAAGTCTTCCGGGGGCATTGTCTGCTTATACTGATGAAGTAATAAAATTCGTTTATGATAACATAGAATTGCCCACACGAGGAACAAAATACTCGGCGGGGTATGATTTTAAAGCACCAATTTCTATCTTTCTTTTACCTAAAGAATCAATAAAAATACCCACTGGAATAAGGGTTAAAATGAATGATGGATGGGTTCTTAAATGCTATCCACGATCTGGATTGGGATTTAAATTCAGATTGCAACTTGACAACACAGTAGGTATAATTGACAGTGATTATTATTTCTCTGACAATGAGGGGCATATCTTTGCTAAACTGACAAACGATGGAAACGAAGGAAAGGAAGTTGTTGTCAATCAGGGTGAAGGATTTATGCAAGGAATATTTGTTGAATACGGCATAACAGAAGACGATGCAGTAGAAGATATAAGAAACGGTGGATTCGGAAGTACAACAAAATAATTTTACTAAATAACATATAAAACAATTGACAGATGATTTAGAGTGTGATATCATTAACTTATCAGCGAGGGATGCTTGAGTTAATTGGTATCACATTTTTGTATATAACATATAAAACACAAAGAAAGGAGATTTAAATGAAACTTAGGGAGAGTATTTATGAATTTTTACATAAGCAGCCATATGGAACAGAAGAAGTAATAGACATCAATGAAATACATATAACGAAAGATTTTGAGGTAACAATTCCAAAGAAATGGAAAATGGATAAGTGCAGGGAGTTCGTAAAAGAAAAAGGATACATTGATACCCCGGTAACGATTGAGATTAGAAGAAATAAAAAGTGCCTAGTAGACGGGTATGTAAGATACTTAGTATGTAAAGAATTTGGAATAGACAAAATAAGCGTGAAGTACATAAAAGAATAATATAACATATAGAACAACGTAAAACAAAAGTTTGATTGAGTTTTTTAGAAAGGATGTAAAATGTACAGAACAAGAAAATTGAAATTTCATAATGGGAAGGGTCTACGTGGATCAAATGACGTTTACCAGGTTAGAACACATTTGTTTACATCCTACATAATGAAATTGTGTGACGAAGCAAATAAAGTTACTAGAACTGAATTTATTGGAGTAACATCAGACGAATACAATAACTGGGTTATAAAAATAAAGACAAAGAATAAAGCTTATTTTAATTTAATCGCACAAAAATTCGTTAATGAATTTGATGAAGTTATTTCGCAGGTAAAATATTAATAGATGAAGAGAGGATGATAATATTATGATAGTTTCAAAAAGTGTCATGGCTGATTTCCCGAAGTGCTGTAATAAGTGCGTTTACTATTCTTCCGAAAAGAGGCCGTATGAGAATCCGGACAGATTGTGCTATGGCAGTGGAAAAGGTGTACATCTAAATGGTACCACAAAAGTAACATCGGAGCGTGCTGCTGAATGCCCGTTAATTGATATTGAGATATAAAATTGAACTTTTGTTTGAATAAGGAGGTGGTTGAGATAGGCTTTAAATGGAGAAATGATGAAAATGAATTTGTCTTATCTGTGTTCAATGGGTGTTATGACGTCGCATACTTAAAACAAGGAGATAAAGGATCTATCGCAAGAACATATAAAGAAGATGACTATTCATGGTTGAAGGCTAAAACGTTAGACGACGCTAAATCTGAAGTAGTCGAGATGCTAAAAGTACATTTAGAAAATGAGATATTAAAAGACTCTCTTATTATCGAGGAATTAAAATCTACAAAGAACTAGAGTTTTATAGAGAAAGGAATACACATGGTAAATGGGAAGGATCTAGAGGACGAACTAAAATATATAGATGATTTTTTTAATAATCTTAGTGATGAAGAATTTGAAAAAATGTTAATTGAATGTGGAGCGACACCTATAGTTTCAAGTTGTGATAATTGTGGTTATATGGGAAATGATTGTGACGCTAAAAAATTGTGTAACAAGTATAAAATATTAAAGTGAGAAAGGAGTTTAAATGATAATAATTCTAATGTTATTAATGTTTATCTATCTTGCTTATGAGAAGCACTGCGAAACGAAGAGAGTTGAAGCTGTTAGTAGGATGGACTGGTTAACATATGAAGAAATTGAAAAATTAATTGGCAAAGTAAAGGAGTGATTACTATTAAAATATGCTTCCTCGACGTGGACGGCGTTCTAAATGGATATAACAAGTGGACGTATTTTGTTATTAATGTATCAAAAGCATTAAAAATACCCACACGATATGTACGTAATTTTCTAAAAATCTTCGAAGTGAAAGAAAAATATGTAAGACGACTTAGTAAAATAATAAGAAAGACCGGGGCTAAAATAGTAATGTCAAGTTCTTGGAGGCATGGATATTGGAATACCCCATATGAGAAAAAGCATTATGATCAAAAAAGGCTCCACGACCTGCTTACAAAATACAAACTAGAAGTAATAGATATAACTCCTAGTAGCAAACATGGCAAAAGAGAAGATGAAATAAATCAGTGGTTAAGAGAAACTAATATTAAAGTTGATAGATTTGTAATACTTGATGATGAGTCGTTTGACTTACAATCTTTTGTAGGCAAAGAATTGGTTAAAACAAGTATGGTGGCAGAGGGAGATATGATTCAAGGACTCTCATATGAGGACACTGGCTTAAAAAGAAAACACGTAAAACAAGCAATTAAAATATTAAACAGGAAGGAGTCCCATGAAAGATAATACGTTTAAGGTTGTAAAGAATGGCAATGAACATTTCGGTTCAATTTGGGGAATTCAGATTCAATACGGTTGTCCTAAAAAGTATTATTTACATATGAATGTTAATGAAGAAAATTATTCGATCTGGTTTGATAATTGGTTTACACTAAAGGAAATGGAAGATATTGAAAGAATAACCGATTTTGCAGTAAATGACTATAAGCTAATAACTATGTAGGGGGAAAATATGTATTTGATATTCTATGGATATGGACAGTATAAAATAATTGCTGAAAGAGAAAATGCGTTAGAATTTAGCAAACTCGTTGGTGTTACTTGGATTGAGGAGGATAATTGATGAAAGACGGTTTAATTATGTTTTTATACTTGTTTTTCCTAATTGGATGGATTCCCATTCTATCAATAGGAAAAGCTGCGTCATGGATAATTGATTCTGTTAAAGACAAAAATGAACTAAATAACGGGTTTCAATTAATTGAAATTTGGAAGATTCACAATTTGGAATTGGAACAGGTTTATGAAAGACAAGAAGAATTAAACGATCAAGGCTGGTTTACTGTAATTAATAATGAATCAGATAATGTTAATCTTTATGAGATTGTAGTATATGGTAAATTATAAATAAAATCAACGATTGATTCAGAAGGGAGTTTTATGAGTAAATACGGTGAGTGTCCGAGATGCGGAAGTGAACTACATCCAATTTGGTTCACAGAAGAAGAATATAAAACAACGGGGGAATGGCAATATAAGACCGGAAGAAAAAGAACTTCATGTTCACATTTAGAATGCCCTGATTGCGGACATAAGGAGTGTGTGGACGATACGTTTGATGGCAAGTGGAGTCGTGAATAATTATTTAAAACATATGTATAAATTATGTATATACCCACGGATAACTAATAAATATAACACGAATTGTCAACCAAATGAGGGTTTGTTTGTGAAATTTGAAAGGAGTTTAAATGAGTAAAACATGGGAAGATAGACCATTATCAAAGGCCAAGATGGCTATGAAACATATTAATGAGCAATTAAATATTCTTCAAAACGATATTGATACTGCATCAAGAAAGAACAACTTGTCTTTATTAGAGAGGATAGATGTAATAGAAGATTGGTATGCTCTTAAGCATATAGCTTGTAAAGAAAAAGAATATGAGTGTAAAGATTGTCCGTTCTTAGAGAGCATAACTACAGAATGGGATGGATCAAAATATGAAGATTATTATGATTGTAAATTTGAGTTTGGTTCTGGATATGCGGGAGACATCATTCCTTACATTGAGAAGTATAGAACAAAGATTGATCAGTATAAAAAGAATGAAGACGATGAAGAAATACATAGTACTATGGAGTGGAAGAATAGATTTCAAAAATAATATGCACATAAAAGGTACATTTTACTTAGAAAGGAATAAGAGAGAAATGAGAAAGAAGATGTTAGTTCTAAGCTTAATTTTATGCTTCATTATAACATTATCAGGATGTGGAAGGGGAATTACACTGCCATCATCAGAAGGTACATATACTACAAAAGCAGAAGATAGTAGATTTATGAAAGTCAGTTCATTAGATGGTTGGATATATGTAGATAAGAACACCAATGTGCAGTATCTGTTTATAAAAAGAGGCAACGGTGCTGGACTGACAGTCCTACTCAACTCAGAAGGTGATCCTCTTTTATACAATGATGGTATTAAATAATTATCAAAGATGTATTTTGTTCACGAGTCAAATTTTAGATCAAGAAATGGAGAAATAAGAATATGGGATATTGCATTGAAATGACAGATAGTAGCTTTTCTATTAAAAAAGAGAATTTTGCAAAAGCTTTGGAAAGCTTGAAAAGCGTGTTTATTCCTGAAAATATGACCTGTAAAGATTATATCAATGGGGAAGAGCATCCTCATTTTAGTTGGGTTGACACACAAACAGTTCTAGAAAGTACGACGCTCGAAGAAGCATTGGAAGAAATAAGATATAAGCCTACATATAATTCAATCGGAGACATATGCGATGTAGAATTTACGGGAGAGAAATATGGGGACGAAGATGTGTTCTTTAATTCCTTAGCTCAATATGTTGAATCTGATTCTTATCTAAGTTTTGAAGGAGAAGATGAAGCTACATGGAAATGGTTTTTCAATAATGGTAAAGTAGACCAAATCTAAATTTGCTTCACTAATTAAGAAAGGAAATCTAAATGAGACTACAAGATATTCAAGTTGGGAAATATTATCGATTGAATAATACAGGCGGACAATTCACTCAATACTATGGATGGGTTAAGGTGTTAGAAATATATAAAAAAGGGCAATGGAACAGCCCTGATAAAACGAAGAGTATTGTAAAGTGTGAACACACGATAGACAAAACAAGTACTGTTGGATTCATTAGGCATTTCAGACCTATGGATTTAGTTGATACTAATGAAAAATAGTGTATGAAAGAGTCGTTTTATCGTGATTTAAGAAAGGAGTTGTATCTTTGAACGAATTGATATGTGAATATTTGCTAAGAACTGAAATCGCCAGGATTCAAGACAAAGAACAAAAAACTAACAAAGATGAATGTTGGCTAGAGTCTTGTGAGAGGGAACTGTATTTAATCAAAAAACTTCAACTGAATAGAATATCTTTTTATGGATGTACAAGAGATGAGTTTAAAGAAAAAATAAAAAACTATGCTATCAAACATTGATTTGGAGGTGAATTAATTGGATGGATTGGACGTATTAAGTAAGATACAAATATATGAAACAAATACTGAAATTAATATAATAATTGTAATTGTTGCTTGCATTTTACTGTTTTACGGATTGTACTTAGTCATAGAGCACAAACATGTTATACTTAGGGCATTAGGTATCATTATAGCTTGTACAGCTTTTATATCAATAATGATGATGATAGAAGAACCTATAAGATTCAATACTGGCAAATATGAATACAAAGTTACAATAAGTAATGAAGTTAGCTTGATTGAGTTCAATGAAAAATATGAAATATTGGTAAAAGATGGAGATTTGTATACCATCAAAGATAAATAAAAAGAAATTATTTATAAAAGGAGAAATAATGGAAGATTTAATAAAGAGGCTTGAATGGGCAAAGCAAACCTGTGGAACTCAAAGCGTTCAAGGATGTAGCTATACAGAAAATATAGAAACATTGGCAATAGCAACGGCAATCAACTACTTAAGAAGATATAAAAAATTAACTGATGCTATAGGAGATGCTACATATTATCAAAAAGAATATCTTTGGCTGCTTGAATTAAATGATGACAACTTGTCTGATGAGGTTATTAACACAAATAACGTTCAGAATGCTTTGCTTGAATTGTTTAAACTTGTAGATGATATAATTAACGTAAAATAAGATTTCTATTCAGAAAGGAAGTATTATGATTTATTACGCAGGTATAGGATCAAGAGAAACCCCTAAAGATATGCTACTAAAATTTGAACACGCTGCTATGATATTTGCGAAAAAAGGATTTGTCTTAAGATCAGGTGGTGCTAAAGGAGCCGATAGTGCTTTTGAAATTGGATGTGATAGTGTTAGAGGCCAGAAAGAAATATTTCTTCCATGGAAAGGTTTTGAAAATTCCTCATCTACTTTATATAACACATCAGGGGAAGCCCTTAAAATAGCAGAAGAATTCCACCCATATTGGAGTAAATTATCTGATGGAGCTAGAAAGTTGCAAGCCAGAAACTGTTATCAAGTACTAGGGTACGATTTAAAAACTCCAAGTTCATTTATTATTTGTTGGACTAAAAATGGAAGTGGTTCAGGAGGAACGGGTCAGGCCATTAGAATTGCAAAGGCACATAACATCCCAGTTTTTGACATGGGAGGAAACGATGGAGTGGCTGAAAGACTGAATAATTTTATCAATTCATTGAAAATCAACAAAGAGAGAGGTAACGCCTAGTGTCAATTGGTAAATTGAAATATTATTTAAGTGAAACTTTGGACGAAGAAGAAAAGCAAGAATTAATAGATTTTTTAATGGACGATTTATTTGAAAATAAAGTCAGGAAGTATGGAAAGATGCCCATATTAATGACTCAATCAGAATACGACATTTTATCACAAGATAAAAAAATGGACATCAATAAAATATATAAGATAAAATAGAAAGGAGAACCAATATGTACGATTTTGATTATTATACAAATGTAGTTAATGATAATGTTATGTATTTACCGTACGATTTAGGAAGGTTATGCTGGTTTGTACACCCATATGAAGTAGAAACGGCAACAACTCTATTTAAAGGATATGATTCTTGGTGTGGGTATTATATGGGGACAATTTTAACTGACACTGAGAATATGAAATTCCAACATTGTGTCGAAACGTCTCCTGATAATAAGATATATTTCGTTGATGCATTATTTTCAAAAAAAGAAGAAGCGGAGATTTATATTAAAGAAAACTTAACCGAAGAGAGATACGTCTATGAAAGGGTTGCTAAAAAAGTTAAATAAACGATACAGAATTAGGATTTTATCTTAAATAAATCTGTTGACAAAATAACATATAGAACATATAATGTAATTGAAAGGAGAAAAGTTGCTTAGAGCTAGAACTATACAGAATGAAAAACTAATCGTACATATACCCCAGAGTAAATTCTAGTAACAAGTTAATGAATATAGCATACTATATAACATATACAACATTAAAATATTATCTGGAGGTTAATATGAGTAAGTATAATTGTGAAAGCTGCGGAGAAGACATAGAAGGATACCTGAGTTATAAAAGACACGAAAGCAATTGCATAGACAGAAGAGAAGAATACACGATGAATGTTTATAGGGCATTAGAAAAACTCAAAGCGGAGTTTAAGGATGAAATAACAGCATCTGATTATAGGACTTTTGATCAAGTAGACGGATATTCACCAGTGGATGGATTTGGGTTTTATAGATTTAATATATATCTATTGCTCAAAAATGGAAATATCATTGATTTTACTGATGGGATGGATGATGCTTTGCCACTAGGGAATTACTTAAGCGAAGACATAATATATGCAACATTGAGAAATAGATTCCTAGATGCTCAAATTACAAAATACGTAGGGACGGTAAACGTGACTTATGATGCATACGGTTGGAAAGAAGTTCTCCTGGGCGATATTGATATCTCGGATATACTTGACCGATTCAATGGAAGAAAGATAAAAATAGAGATTATTGAATAACTAACAAATAAAACATAATGAAAGGAACACAAAATGAGAAAAGAGAGTCTACTAAGTGGCGGCTTAATTGTAGTAATCGCCATGACCTTACTAGTCAGCTCATTTGAGTGGAAGCAAAAGAATAAGTCTTCCGTTCATGAGGAAGGCAGAGAATATAAGTATGAGATTTATTACACGCAGTCGGATATTAGCGATCCGACACCTACACCAACGATTGGTGTTGAATATATAACTCCTACTGTAACACCCACCCCATCTACCACTGGAGAGAGTAAAAAGAAATCAAAACCTCTCTCTGGTGCTAAGGATACATATAAATATAATTTCAGCAAGAGTGAGGTTGAAATACTTGAAAGAATTACCGAAGCTGAAGTAACAGGTGGAGATATAGAATCAAAGAAAAACGTTGTTAGTGTGATAATTAATAGATTAGAAAGCGATGAATTCCCAGATACAATTGAGAAAGTAGTATTCCAAAAAAGGCAGTTTTCGCCAATAGCGGACAAACGATATTATGAAGTCATTATAACAGATGATACCAGGAAAGCAGTAGATGAAATTTTACTTAATGGAGTCGTTAACGAGGCATTGTTTTTTTGTAACCCAAACGATGTGAAATCATCAAAAAATAAGAAGTGGTTCTTGGCCTTAAAATATTTGTTCACAGATAATAGCGGGCACTCATTTTATAAATAACAAACATAAACACATAAAGGAGAGGTACATATTTGAAAGACATAATCCCGGATAACTACGATATTTTAGATTATTACATAGCAGAAGAAGAAAGATTAAGAAGAAGATATAACAAACAACTACATGAGGATTTTAATGAAAAGGATGAAGAAAATGATTAATTTAACAATTGGATTTGTGTCGGGTATTTTAACTATGGTTATATTGAGTTGCTGCATCGTGTCAGGAGAGGAAAGCCGGAGGGAAGAAAAAGAAAATAAGTATTACAATATATAGTGTTGTAAACATTAATAAACACAATATATAGTCATAAAATATACACCAAACTAACGTTTTATTTAGATTGATAATAGAGATATTAAACAATACATAAAAGAAAGGGAAATAATCCTAGGTAAATGGTTGCGCAACCAATAGAAAGCAGGATTGAAAAAATATAAATTAGTTAACTTTTGCGAACTAGATAAGCATGCAATCAAATCATATTGTGCAATACATAACACAAATACAAGTCTTAATTTGGGAGACATAAAAAAGGTTAATGAAAAGGAAATTGATAATTTTAATCTGATGACTTGGGGATTCCCATGTACAGACATTTCTAAGGCTGGCAATATGATTGGCTTTAAAGATTTAATGGGGAACAATACAAGAAGCGGACTATATTATGATGGAATGAGAATATTAAAAGCAAATAAACCTTGTATATCAATAATAGAAAATGTGGGAAACTTGCTTTCCAAGAAGTTTATAAATGAATTTAACACTATTTTAAACGACTTAGAAGCTGCCGGATATAACACCTACTATAAAATATTATGTTCAAAAGATTATGATATACCTCAATCGAGAGAAAGAGTATTTATCGTAAGCATTCGGAAAGATATAGATAATGGTGAATTTAAGTTTCCCGTCAAACAGGAGCTGTATTGTATAGCACAAGATTTTCTTGAAGATAACGCTGACGAATCTTACTATATATCAGCTGATGTTATATTAAACAATAATTTATTAAAGATTGGGAGATATTTAAAAGAAGAAATTGATGACACCATACCAATTTCACAAGCTACTAAAAAGGGATACATTAATTGTGATCTAGGAGGGATTGCAGATCTATCATATCCTATGAGTAAGACAAGAAGAGGAAGGGTTCAAGGTAAGGGTTGCATTTGCCCTACCCTAACTGCCTCTCAACAAGGATTAGTTGTAATTGAATCAAAAGATAGAATTAGATTTATGACTGCAAAAGAGCGTATGAGACTAATGGGATTTGATGATAAAGATTATTATAAAGCTAAAAAGGCTGGAGTAACAGACATACAGATATCTAAACAAGCCGGTAATTCAATTGTTACTACTATTCCATATTACATATTTAAAGAACTACATAAGGTTTTGCCAGAGGTTATGAATGAAGTGAAAATGCTGTCTTTATTTTCAGGAATTGGAGCTTTTGAAAAGGGATTAGATAGATTATTTATGAATTTAAATAAAAGCATTAAATAGCATAAAACGGATATTTGGCAGAGAAAGGAGACAAATGTTAGTAAAAAAAGAGCGAGATAACTTTTACATATTAAATTGGTTAGATGAATACATGACAGGACATAAGGGGTTCATTGCTGGTGGATGTTTTAAAAATATATTCAGCAATGAAAAAGTAAAAGATTTAGACATTTTCTTTGAATCACAAAAAGACTTTGAAGAGGCCGTAAAGTACTATGATAATCTTTGCGGCGAAGATAATAAAGGTGGTACATATTGCTTTTATTATGAGAACAAAAAAGTTAAAGCATATAAAAACATTAAAACAGGGATTGCATTGGAGCTTATAAATACAATATATGGAACACCTAAACAAATCCTTGAAAATTTTGATTTTACAATAGCAAAGTTTGCTTACTTTAAAGAAGAAGTTTTAGACAAAGAAGACATAGAAATTGTTGGCACAGAGGCTAAAGAAAATAAATCTCATATAGAATATAAAATCCTATGTGATTCAAATTTCTTTGAGCATCTACATTTAAAAAGACTAGTAACAGATGATAAAATTCCATTCCCCGTTTCAACATTTGAGAGAATGATTAGATATATTAAGTATGGTTACTTACCTTGTAAGGAAACTAAATTGAAAATAATACAAGCCATTCAACAACAAAAAAACACTGAAGGATTAACAGAAGCAAGTTTGTACGAAGGTATGGATTAACAAACAAAGGAGTATTTGATAATAAAAAGGAAAGGAGTAAGAGGTTTGGTCGACCGATAAAATGCATTTTACTCTGAGTATTGATGGAAATATTAAAAGATATAACCTTGTATAAAGGTGATTGTTTAGAATTAATGAAACATATAAAAGATAAGTCTGTGGATTTAATTTGTACTGATCTTCCATATGGACAGACCGCAAGAAACAAATGGGATATAATAATTCCGTTTAATGACTACATAGATGTAAATATTGGAAAGAAATATAAAACAATGTACCTAGATGATTTTCTTCTTTACTGTTATATGAATGGTAAATTGAGTTATAAAGAAGCATTAGATTATTTCCATTTTAATAAAAGGTCTGGAATTTGGACTGAATACAATAGGATAATTAAAGATGATGGAGCAATTGTATTATTTGCTAATGGAATGTTTACTGCAGACTTGATGCGAAGTAATAAAGAAATGTGGCGATATAATTTAATTTGGGAAAAAACACAACCAACTGGGTTTCAGAACGCTAATAGAATGCCAATGAGAAATCATGAAGATATGTGTGTATTTTATAAGAATCAACCAACGTATAATCCTCAAAAGACAAATGGACATTTAAGAAAAGTTAGTACTGCTGAGCATAAGAAGAATAGTAAGCAGTCAAGTAACTATGGAGAAATTAACAATCATACATATGACAGCACAGAAAGATTTCCTAAATCCGTTTGGAAGTTTTCTAAGGACACTCAAAAGTGCGCATTAACTCCAACTCAAAAACCATTGGCATTACTAGAAGAAATAATTAAGACATATACAAATGATGGAGATATAGTTTTTGATTCCTGTATAGGTAGCAATACAACTGGACTAGCTTGCAAGAATTTACATAGAAAATTCATAGGAATTGAAAAGGATAAAGACACGTTTAATATAGCTGTAAACAGGGTAAAAACAACATAAAAGTATTCTTTGCTAGTGTTTTAAATATAACATATAGAACAATATAAGGAGATTTTATTGAAAACTAAATTTAACAAAGTTATAGACGACTGGACAAGAGTAAAGAATCATTGCAGAACAACAGATAATAAAGAATTTACAGACAATGAAGCGACTGATACATTCAAGAAGAAGTTGCTTATATCAGAACATTCTCCTATTAGATTATTAGAGTTTGATTGGAGTTGGAAAGGTATTAAGTATTGGTTGTCGACTGAGTGGTCAAGACATCGCTTTGAAAAATTCATTAGCTCACAGAGAGACGATAGACTAAAAGATGATACCCCCAGGGACAAAAAGACACAAGAGGCATTAGTTAATTTTGACGGATATGCAAACATGCAAAATCTAATAGACGCTTGGAGAAAAAGACTATGTTATCAAGCAACAAAAGAAGCTAGAGAATTAGCGGAAGACTTTAAATCAGAATTACATAATACTCATCCACTAGAGTCAAACGTATTAGTCCCAAATTGTATTTATAGAGGAGGGTGCTGCGAGTTTTCACCCTGTGGTTATTGGAGCAAATTCCTTAAATATTGCGACAAAAATAATCTATACATATCAAACCTGCAAAATCGATATGACGCCTATAATAAGATGTTTCACGAAGAGAGAGGTGATAAATAGTGTTAGTTATCTCAGGTAAAAGTGCAACTGGTAAAGATCAAATAGTAAAAGAGTTGTGTGAGATGGGGTTTTCTCGCATAACAACATTTACAACCCGCCCTAAACGAAAAGGTGAGATAGACGGTGTTGATTATCATTTTCTCAACGTCAAAGATTTTCTTAAAAAATACACCGAAGGATTCTTTATTGAAATTAAATACTATACAACAGCTGATGGTATTTGGTATTACGGATCAAGTCTTGATAGCGTCGAGAATTCTACTGATAATGATGTAATCATTCTAACTCCTAGTGGTGTAAATAAACTTATAAACAAAAATGTAACTCACACAAGTTTTTTGTTAAATGTCTCAGACGATGAAATAAAAAAGAGACAATTGCATCGTGGAGATAATAATACAGAAGCTGAAAGAAGATTTAAAGCGGATATGTTAGATTTTTCATTTGTAGGCCATCTCTACAAATTTGTAATTGACAATGAAAATAAAACAGCAAATGAAGCAGCTATTGAAATTATAGAAAAATATAAAGGGAGATGATTAAAATAAATAAACTTTATTTGGATTTTGACTGTACAATTGTAAATACGATAGAAAAAGTGGTTGAGCTTTATAATATTGACTATGCAAAATCAGATAGCTACAAACCAGTTCACTGGACTGAAATATCCACATGGGGATTTTCCGAATTGCCCTTGGCAAATAATAATGTAATTGATAAATATTTTTCTGATGAAAGATTTTTTAGCAACTTGAAATACATGGATAATGCTTTAGAAATAATAAACAAACTTAAGGCTAATTATGATATCTATTGCGTATCCATGGGGACAAATGTAAATCTGTTTCTTAAGAATATGTGGTTAAAATTGAATCTACCGTTTATTAAGCTAATAGGGGTAGACATAGATACTAACATAGACAAAAGATGTTTAGATTTATCAGATGGAATATTAATTGATGATGTTTCTAAAAATTTATACACCAGCAATGCAAAAGAAAATATTTGCTTTGGAGACATTTATACTTGGAACGAGGATTGGATTGGTACAAGATGTTTCAATTGGTATGAAGTAGAACAACATTTGAACCAGAATAAATAGATGCTTGAGAGGAGAAGAATTATGAATAATAAAAACATAGAAGATTATGAAAAAATGCTGACCGTTCAAGAGGTTCAGAAACATTTAGGGTTGAGCAAAAACACAATGACAAAAATACTTGCGGTTGGTTCTTTCCCAAAGATAAAAATAGGAAATCGCTATAGAATCCCTGAGCAAAAATATCTTAAATGGTTGGAGGCAAACATGGGAAAAGAAATAATACTTTAAATAGAATTAACAAAGACAAAGGGTAACGACATAAAAGAATTAAAAAAAATACCACTTAAGGCTTAATAGTAAGTGGTATTTTTTTATATTTGTTCTATAAGTGGTAAACAAGTGGTAATTTTACATTAAGAACGCTTAAATATATTGAAAACAACTAATCCTAGTTAATTAGAGTAAAAGCTTCGGAAGCTTCTGCTCTATCCACTGAGCTATAGATGCATTGTATATTATAAGAGCCTTAGATACTTGATTTTACTGGATTTTTTATGTCTTATTTGGCTCGAATAATTTATTTAGTTTACTATATATCACATTAAATACCTTATTTGCATCCCTTTTACCATGGTTTCCAATTCTATAATGGGTAACTTAAAGGGTAAAATATTCATTAGATCAATAAATAAGTGGTAACGCTGTTGCATTAGCCCTTTAATCATGATACAATATTTACATTATATCAAATTACTTTAATAATGTAAACAATTTTATTATATTAAAGGAGATGTTTATGGATAGTTCTGCTAGTAAAAAGAGACGGCCAAAAGGCGAAGGATCTTGGGGAAAGAAAACAATCAAAGATATCGAGTATTTCCATTTTCGAAAAAAGTATAATGGTAGATATAAAGATTTCTATGGTTTAACTCAGCGAGAAGTTAAAGAAAAAATTAAGAACTTTGAATCTAGTAACCACTATTTAACAAGCAAAGAAATAAAAAAGCAAACACTTCAAACTTATATTGAAGACTGGCTCTATAACGTCAGGATAAATGAGGTAGAAAAATCTAGTTATTTAACTAACAAGAAAACATATGAAAATCAAATTAAGGGTTATGATCCAATAAATATGCAAATGGCAGCATTAGATTCCGATGTAATTCAAAAGCACATAAATATACTGGCATCTAAATATGCTAGAAGTACTGTTAGTAAAGCATACTTTTTATACAATCTTTGCTTTGATTATGCATTAACTAAAAGAGATATATTAAGAAATCCTATGACTATTGTAAAAATGCCAAGCGAATCAAACGTATCAAATAAAAAGAAAGAATATGTGATTCCAGAACCTGAAGACGTTGACCTATTATTTAAAGAGGCTGGACGATTAAATGTTGCAGGATTCTGTTTTACTGGAAAAGAGGGCACACGAGTTTATGGTGATAATGCTTATGCTATAGTATTAGTTGCTTATACTGGAATTAGAATAGGTGAGCTTTTAGCATTAGAGTGGCAAGATATATCATATGAAAAACAAGAAATTATTATAAGAAGAGCAGCTGCATCCGTAGAAAAAAATGAGAATGGAGTAGCTCATGTTATTAAAGAAATTAAAACTCCAAAAACAAAAAATAGTTACCGTACAATCCCCCTTCCTGAAAGAGCACTTATAGCACTTAAAGAGTTAGAAAAATCTAATCCAAATCATAATCCTACGGATAAAGTTTTATTAGGTACAGATGGTAAACCAAAGTCTGAGAGAAACATAACAAGAACCTTAAATGCAATGCAAGTTAGAGCTAACTGTAAAGTTAATAAATGTGGAATACATTCAATTAGAAAAGCGTATGGATTAATGCTTCTATTGAATGGGGTAGATATTAAAACAATATCAGTTCTAATGGGACATGCTAGCGTTTCACTTACTATGGACACTTATATTGGATATATAAAAAAGATGGGAATTAATGCTAAAGATGTACTAAACAAAATGAATAAAATAAATGAAGAAGAGTTAAAAAGGGACAGTAATGTTCACTAACCAGTTTTATTTGATTACCCGTATATTATAAGTCTTAATAACACACATTAATGATAAATATTTGATTGAGGTAACATATGGATTTGTTTGAGAATAAGAATATTAAACCCATGTTGATATACGAGATGAAAGAAGCATTTGATTCTGAAGATTTCCTGTATGAAATTAAATGGGACGGCATCAGGGTAATTACTTATATTGATGAAAATTCAGTAGATATAAGAAACAAGAAAAATAAGATGATGCTACCAACACTTCCTGAATTAGCCGAATTAAATAAGCAAGTGAAATGCAAATGTATATTAGACTGTGAACTGGTCGTTCTAAAGGGTAGTTATCCTGATTTTTATGAAGTACAGAGACGATCCGTAATGACTAATCAAATGAAAATTAACATAGCCATGAAGCAATTGCCTGTAAGTCTAATCACTTATGACATACTCTATTACAAGGATCACGATGTGCTATATACTCCTTTAATTGAAAGAAAAAAGTTATTAGAAGAGGCAATAATTGAAAATGAAAGACTTATTGTATCTCGATTTATTGAAACCTATGGAGTAGAATTATATAAACAAGTAGAAGAGAAGAAGTTAGAAGGTATTGTTGCTAAAAGAAAGACAAGTAGTTATTGGCAAGGGAAGAGAAGCAAGGACTGGATTAAGTGTAAAAGAATGTTTACTGATGACTGTATTGTTTGTGGGTATATTTTTAAAGAAAAAAATATGACAAGCCTAATTTTAGGGCAGTATGATGGGGATAAATTGAAGTATAAAGGACACGTAACACTTGGAGTTACTCTTAAAAAGTTGTACCAGCAAGGGTTTAAGCAAATAGAATGCTCCCCGTTCGGATATCAAATTAAGGGGAATGAAAAAGCAATTTGGATAGAACCTGAAAATGTATGCATTATAGAATATATGCCTACAGATAAATCATCGTACAGACAAGCCGTATTTAAGGGATTTAGAGATGATAAACTTGCCAGTGAGTGTCAATTAACTAATTTAAAATAGCCACTTACTTGGGGCTATAAATTTAAAGAATCCATCAACATCTATGGGAAACTAATAAAAGTAAAAAAATGGGATAGACAACTAAGTCTATCCCTATAAAATCTCTCTTTTATGTTTATTTATTTGCTAACAAAGCAGCAATTGTTTTTTTACCACAGATGCCATCTATTATAAGCTTAGACGACTGTTGGAATAACCTGAGAGAAGTATCTGTAATAGATCCAAACTCTCCATCAATAGTAAGTGTTTTAGTGGCTAGTCCTACCTTTACCTTTGTATATCCAGCCTCTACAAGCTCCCACTGAAGCCACTTAACTGATTCACCAGTCATATTCTTTCTTATAGAAACTAAAGGTTCTTTGTATGGATTTTTAGGTTTTGCAGTTGTTACAACGGGGGTTTTCACTTCTTCATAAGTCAAGATATCTTCAAACAATAGCCAATGAGTCCATTTGGTGTCACTTATTTTTGATTTAATTGTTCCGAAGTTTATCCCCTTTGCTTCGACACAATATGTTCCATCAACTTTTACGCCAACATGTCCAGTCTTCCACAATACTGCACCGATGGGAGCTTTAGTCACATCTTTAATTAGTCCTCTTTTTGTTGCGGTAGAATACATCTGAGCTGAACCAATATTTTTACCAGTAAACCAGGATATAAGGCCAGAACAATCTGTACACACTTTTCCTATAAACTTATTGGCTTTTGCTATGTAAGATGAAGTAAACATGTTAGGATAACTTCTAGCTAGTCCATCTAATTGACTCTTAGTAAATGTACCATATAATCCTTTAGCACCGTAAACATAAGGCACTCCAAGTTTAGACAATGCAAAAACACTTAATTCTTTACCTGATAATTTCTTACTCATATTTTTAATCCTTTCAAACTTTCAAAAAAGTTACATGGGTTTTGTGCTTCGAATATATGCTTCAATAGTATTTCGAATAAATGTATCAAGGTCATTGTATTTTTCAACTATAAGATTTTCAGATTCAATATTAATAAGCTCCTTAGCCTTTTCTATTGCCATATTAAGTGCTTCTTTTTGCTTATCTTGATTAAATGTCCCCTCTTTTTTAAGACTATCAACATAAGTCTGAGACACCGTATCTACAGCATCCATAATAATGTCTGTTACTTGTGTAATCGTTTTTTCTGCATATTTATTATCAATTTGCTGTAATTTTTCTGCACGTACCGCCTTGAGATAGCTAACTCCATATCCAACAATAAGTGGAAGAGAAGTAGTTATGACTGCATATAATAAGTTTTGTAAAAATTCATTCATAGTGAATCCTCCTATAAAAAAAGAGCCTGAATTATGGCTCATCAATAGTTAATTATCTGTTTCAGAAGAATCATCTTCAACTTCTCTAATTTCTTCTTTTTTACCTTTTACCTTAATTGTCTTTATACCTGCCAGCGATATTATTTCTACAGTCCAAAATGCGAAATAGGCAGTTGTGAGAGTAGGAGATATCTCAACTGATGTTACAAATTGTAGTACAAATGAAGCTACGGTATAAACCAATACAGCCATAATAATCCATGGCAATAATGACTTAGCATATGATTTCTCTTTTTTCTTTTTCATAACATTACCTACTTGTTTTTAAAGTACTCTTCAGCTTCTTCGTCTGTATTAAATACTTGAAATGTTTTCATTCTGGGTTCTATTTCGTCACAAATATAACTGTTCCCATCATTAGCTTTATACCTTTCGAGAGCATAATGATAATTTTTCGAATCCTTTTCAAGAATGTATCCCTTTTGAAGAGTAAGTTTATATGTATCATAAATTTTATCTCTAAAAATAACTTGATTATTCTTTTTATTTTCCGAAACAAAATCTGTTAGGACGGATGAAACATTATCTATCTTTGATGACATTGATTCTATTATTTTAGAATGTTCATCAACAGTTTCATGAAACTCTTCGTTATTCTTTTTAATTTTATAAACCTTATTAAAATTACTAAATATCCATCCTACTATATTAATTAGTCCTAGACCTATAACAATAACAAGCCCCGCGTTATCATACAACCATTCCATACTACATCGCACCTCACCCTTTCGATTTATACTCTTAGTCTTGAAGAACTAGGAGAGAAGTGGTATAATAAATACACCACTAGTTGGTAACGATGGGTTTATTGATCTCCCAAAATTTCATACGACCCATCGTTTAGAATTAACTATAGATTAAAATAAATAGAGACAGGCTCAATCCCCTGAGTGCAATCCTGTCTCTAACACAAAAATAAGAGCCTTTAATCAGGCTCTTTTATATATAACATAATAAAACATATCTTTCATTTATATTATTTGTGTCGCATTTTCTACCGATTGTTTATGATACATAGATTATACAGGTATGTTTGTCTCTGAAGATTTATCAAACTAAATCAATGTCAGTGGAAGTGCTAATACAAACAAACTTATTTAGTCCAGTAACCCACATCCATTGACTAATTTGACCGTGATTAAAAACAAAATTTGTTAATATGGTATTACCTGCTAATTTTATATTACTGGAGTTAAATCCAGCAAAAGAAGTTGAACTCGTTGCCCTTACTATAATAGTAACTGTAGAGCCATTTTTCGGCAAACCAGTAAGTATTACTGTATCAGTAGGGTTCCCGCTAATCATAATTTCGAATACGCTATTCAACGATGTATCCAATACACCACTTGTTCCAGTCGAACTTAAAGTGATTGGCTTCGTATGTGGTCGTGAGTTCTCAACAATTATGTTTCCTATTAAACATTCTTGTGCTGTTGTCTTTTGCTCTAGTTTGTAAGGTAATATACAATTATCTACAATGCATCTATAGCAATTTCTCAGAGATATAGCCCAAACATTTTGAGAAGGATTTATAACTCTTACATTATTAATTGTCATAAAATCTATTCTATAGATAGATAAATATCCAGTAGGAATTATTTCTTCACCAACCGCAAGAGGATTGCCAGTATTATTTATAACTAATCCATCAATACTATTATTGTTTACACGAGGGGCACACGTAGTACTCCATTTATCTCGACAATAACTAAAAAATCCAGTTCCACAGCTATCAACTTCACAATTCAATATTTTACTTGATATACAATTGGCAATTTGAGCACTGGATGGTATATTATCACTTATAAATCCAAAAGCAAATCCAGTATGGTTAATAGCCTTGCAATTTATAAATCTAACGTTTATCGCTTTAGAAATAAAACCATGTATTGATGATTCTGATACACAATTTTCAATTGTTACATTTTGAACTATTCCATTGTAGCTTTCTATCAAAAATGAATGATCCCTCGCTGTCGATTTACAGTTACTTATTAATATATTTGATGCAACTGCTTGATTTATTTGAAATCCGTTATCTAAACTAGGACAATTAACAAACAAATTCGATATTTGTATGTCAGAAGTTTCTAATGAAAACCCCCCGTTAATAAATATGGTATTATTAATTCCTTCTCCTTGAATGGTTACTTTTTTATTTAGACGAACATCATTGCTATTTAAATCGTATGTTCCATTAGGGATTTTTAATAATCCCCCTGTAGATGTATTGTCAATGGCTCTTATCATTCTTGGATAATCGTTAGTTTCTGGTACTATTCTTGGAAAAAATGTCAATGAATTGATATCATTCGCAACCTGTGCCAATTGCGACTCAACATTATCAAATTTTTGTTCTACATAAGGTTTACTCATTTATTTCCCCCTTTCTAAATAAAAGAGAGAACCATCTAAGATTCTCTCAGATTATACATACAATATATAGTATGTCTAAAATTCTATAACACAATAGCTTGATTTAAAAACACGATAAAACACCGATTTTATTTGTTTGTTAGCCTAATGTATCCATCTACCTCGCATGTTCCGACGTAGTCTCCACTCGTTACAACTGCAAGAGCTCCACTCACAATTCCTACTTTATCCCCAACATTAATTGTTGGTAGGTTTGTATCACTTAATCTCATATATCCACAAACCCTTACTTTGCCATATGATCCATTTGGAATAGACTCTAATACTATACCATAGAATCTGACTGCACTGTCTGATGTATTCATAACAGAAACTTGATTTATTCCTGTGATTTTAACAATATCCTTGGGTGATATGCTCGACCCAGAAAGATTCAATACTGTATATACTTCATCCTCAAAAGCTAGATTTTTCAAGTAGTTATTTACACTCGTATAGCTAAATCCATAGGGGGTTTTTTGATTGGAATATCCATCAAATTTAAAGTCTATTCCTACTCCATTACCTAATTCTTCAATAATGGAAATATATCCGGCAAATCCGCAGCCCTTCATTATCACCCTGTCTATTTGACCACTTCCCATTGAGCCAAATCTGGCAGAAACTCCATTATTTGCTAAACTTATAAAATTACAACAATCAAATTCATGAAAAGACGGAGTTAAAAATGAAACATTATTATGCGTACTATACGCTGGGTTAGTTGTGCTACTTATAAACCTACAGTTTTTGAAATAACTTTTAGAACCACTTGAACACCCTTCTCCCCATGCATTGGTGTAAAGCCACATTCCAGGGTCGTTCCCGTAGTGTATAAATGTACAATTTTCAACTCTTCTTTCCCAGTTTTTTATGGTATTCCCGCTGTCATCATGAACAGCGTATCTCATATTCTTTGCTGTTATTGTCAAATTTTTAAGTTCATTGTTTCTGTATGTATTCAGAGTTGATATTCTCGTTGTATTGTCAAGTGTAGCTATACCCGAAGGTATTTCCCCATTTAAAATAGGATTTCCCTCTCCTATAAGATTAACATAATCTGGTATATCGAGCCCATAATTACCCAACTCTGTAGAGGTTAAATTTGCAAATATGTTGTATGTTCCCGGTTTTATTATGATGTTATATCTATTATAGTAACTATTTTCTGATATACTTGCAACCGCCGATGATATATTTGTATAGTCACCCCCGCCATTTAAATCTACGATGATGTCTGTATAACTGATAGATGTTAATCCAATAACCTGACTTGCTTTAATTTTATTTCCATATGGTTCATATGGTGTTACAACAGTTCCTTTTTCTATTTGCGTGATGTTTATATTTTCATTTCTTACAGTAAGTCTAACATAGTAGCAATTAGATGGAGTCGTCGATAAGTCCCCCATAAATACTAATCCGCTAATGTAATTCTTATTTATGTCATAAAAAGCTCCTTGCTCTCCTCCAGACCCTGAAACTCTATATGCAGTGCTTGGTAATACGGGAATAAAATCGCTTGCAGTATAGCTTGCATTTGCGATTAAAACTCCGTCTTGATATCTAACATAGTATCCAACGATAGCGGTAGATTTATTGAATTTATTTTTACTCGGTATTCCGTTTACCGGAACAAAAGAAAGCTTTTCTTCTGAAATTGAATTATTCGCTATTCCCGTACTCTGATAAACTCCTCCTGCCGTCCACGCAGTCCCGTTCCAGTAATACCAATTGCCATCTGCTGTAACAACATAAATATTACTATTGCCCGCAGGATATGCAGATGTTAAAGCAGTTAAAGTTGCATATGTCCCCTTTGGTGAACCACTAGCTTGACTATTTATCTTTCCATCTAAAACTATGTAATTAGAATCTACTAGTCCTTGCAAACTACTTAAATCATCAGAAATTGCGCTTAAGTCAGATTGATTTGCCTTTTGACTTACTGTAAAATTTGTTGAATTTAAGTCGGACTGACTGGCCTTACTAGAAACAGCGATGCCCAAGGAGTCTGTTTCTAGTTTTAATTCATCTATTGCGGCTTGAGCATTCGTCGCAGACAATCCGCTGGTCGTGTTGTCGTATACTTGATTTTCTGAATTAAAAGCATCTGTGTTCTTATTGTTGGGATCATAAGTGGATTTGAACATGTCACCACCAGCGCCATCGGTTCCCTTTGCAGCAATACATTTCCACCAAGTATTATCAGTATTATAAGTTGGGGGATTTCCTGTTGTATTTGTTATGCATTGATACGTTCCACCTTGATACGTAACCTTATTCCCAATAATATAATCAGTAGAAGAGTTGTAATTTACTAAAACTTTATATGCATTATAGTAGTCTTGTCTAGTAATTTCATCGGCAACTCTAGTTTCTTCATTTGACTCTCTTGTTAGTTCATCGGCAACTCTGGCAGACTCAGCAGAATCTCTTTGTGTTTCAGCAAATTCCCTATCAGCTTCATGAGACTGCCTAGTTGCCTCTTGTTGATTTATAGTGTTGTTTGTTAATATTACACTTGCTATAAGAGAAGGAGATGTTAGTTCGGCTCCTCCCTTCATTATTTTAGGTATGTAATCGCTCATGTTTTCACTCCTTACTTAACGTATTTGTATAACTTAAAGTAAACCCTGTCTCCACTAGATACAGTCCAAGAAGTAAGGTTTATTGTGTGAAAGTCTGTTGAATTGGTAAAATTAACCCCTTCCTCTAACAACAACCCATTATAATAAACTTGAAGATCGTCAGTTGTTGAGTTATAATCTAGCCCGTGAGTTATGCTTGATACCGTGGAAGATGCAGTATATTTAAAATTTCTAATTCTAGATACAATTTTAGAACTAGACCACGTCTGAATTGTTGTGACTATTAAATCGTTTATATTGTTAATGTCAACGGTGGATTCTTCAACCGCAGCTAAAGCAATATTAATTTGATTTAAAAGATCGGTCAAAGTAGCAATAAGTGTAGCATCTGGATTATCCGTAATTTCATAAACATATTTTGGGTTATCTTTGTCTTCTTGTGGTAGTGTATTATATTGAGCCTGAGTAACGTAGAACTGTTTATATCTGGCGTCTTCATTTTCGATTCGTATCTCTTCGTTTGATTCAACTGTTGTTTCTAATTCCGTCATAGAATTTATCAACGTATTTCCCGTTTCTATGAGGACTTGCATTTCCAAAATTAAGGCAGTTCCGTCTGTTACAATATCTCCAACTGTTCCCATGAGTTCTGTCAATTGATTAAATTCGTAAGAACTAATTACAGTAGCATCATTTAGTGCCGATTTTACAACTGACATTTTAAAACTAAACGATGTTTTTCTTCTAGAATAAGTTATCCCAGAGATAGTTTCTGTATCATATATCCTAAATTCAGCATCAAAAACTCCGTCTTTTGCGGTAGTTTGATCTGTAATCATGTAAATTATTTTTCCATCAGCGTCTATTCCGGCTGAGTTATCAATTCCATACCCATCTGGCTTTGTAGCTGAAAAAGATATTAATTTGTCTGGAGTAATAGGATATAAGTCTCCATCGTTAAAAATTGTTGCTCGTATATATCTTGTTCTAGTATCGTACTGTTTTGCTCTAACCACTTGTCCAGTAATTAGGTCATGTAAATCTAGTGATATGTCATAAACGATTGACCCCTCTGGAATAGTAATCAAATCAGCCATGCTTTACCTCCTTTGATAATAGTAAAAGCCACGATAGCTTTTACACTAACATGGCTGTATGTATTGTTTTATATGTTGTTTATTCGCTGTCATCAATTAAGAACGAACAGAGTAGAAGAGTGTTTCCATTGTCTATATTCGGCAAGTCATCAAGTTTTATGAGATGTACGTCAACATCGCTTTCGCACTGAAGTAATTCATTTCTTTCCGTTATAAATTTACTTCGGTTTCCTGGGGCAAATTTTGCATCACCCTTCTTAAAACCATCTTCATCCAACTCATACGCTACAACATCGCCGTTTTCGTCCTTCACCGCATATTTTTTAACAAGATCTATTTCCATTTTTGAAAAATCATCTATAATAGCCTGAAATTTATTCAAGTTTTTAATAAAATTCCATTTAGTTTTAGTACTCATTTCTGGATTATTAATGAGTTCTTTTATTGCCGTGATTCCGTTTATTAATTGATAATTCTTAAGAGTAATTTTCACGATAAAATCATCCTTTCATTCTTATATTTTTGCATCAAAAAAGCACCATCCGAGTGGAAGAGTGCCAGATTGGATTATATATTTAATTGTTGTAATTTCTTGAGTGTAACGCGAAAGAGACCAGCTCTCGCCAGTCTCTAAGTGGTTGCTTTTTAAAAATATATTTCAGATTTTCAGCTCTCGCCAAATATCTTAGTGACATTATATAATGTGTACACTTTTATAATATGCTATTCATATTTATTTGTCAACAGTTAATTTCATAAATTCAAGGAATTTTTCTTTTAATTCTACTATTTGTGGAGCGTCAAGGTGTTTTTCTATCACCATATTATTAATAGTAATATTTTCTATTCTTCTATAATGTAGAAATCTAGATTGTTCAAACCTTACATACGATTTTTTATTTTTATCACAATCAGCATTTGGCAAACTTAAATTTTCAAAATAAAATGGAAAACTATTTAAAGGATCGCTAGATAGCGCAACTATAAAATACATATTGTTTTTTATTTCTGACATTATTATTCCATAATGTCCTATTGATAATTCACCACAGTATCCAAATCCATAGTCCACATGAACAATGTCACCTATTTTTAGATCGTGATTATAATTTTGATGTTCGTATTTTTTCTTTTTCTTCTTTAATGTTTTTATAAGTTTATAATCAATTGGAGTTTTAGCCTTTACAGATTTAATTTCTTGATTAACTATAAATTCCTTTTCATTTTGTATTGTATCATAAACTTTCTTTTTTGCCCATTTAATATAAAGATCAGCGTCTTCTTCATTAAATGAACTAATAAGTTCCCCCTTTATATACTTTAAAGTTGAGTCAATTTCATCAATAATATCCTGCTTCATTCCTCTTCCTCTCATCCTAGGTATAATATCCTATTTACGACAAATTGGTAAGAGATGGAAGATAGAACGTTTGGTTGTATTTGGAAAATGAAATTATATAAGAAAGGCATCTGTATTCTTTACAGGTGCCTTATCTTGTTTTATGTATTAGTTTCTGATTCATCTGTTACTGCAATGTCTTCAACACTTTCTACAAAAAATAGTTCTTTATGAAAATTTATAAGACTTGATTCTCGAAATCTAGCATTTCTTTCAGCACGATTTTTTATTGCAACTCTTATATATGCTTCAATATACGCAATAGCTTCTCTCTCAATTTCTAAGAAATCTTTATCTATTATACTGGCTTGTTTATTAGGTATTCGTGGAGTATCAAATCTTAGATATCTCATATCGTTTATTATCATAATATATCTATAGTCTAGTCCAGCCAATGGTTTGCTTTCACTTGATACTTGATGACCAATATTTCCAAATTTTCGATCAGCTAAACCCATGTTTTTTCTGAGAGGAATGAGTATATTATTTCCCTTATATTGAATATTCAAGCATAAATGTGTGCGATACCCACGTTTTTCTTCATCAAATTGATCTAGAATTTTCTTTAAACATGGATGGTCATCATAAAATGATTTTTCAATATAACAGTATTTCATCACTATTCTCCCCAGTAAAAAAGGAAGCCAAAGCTTCCTCTTTAAAACTAATTTTTCGATTTTTTATTAGCCGGGTGACATCGAGAAAGCCCCCGCAATATTTTCAGGTTATTTTTAGCCAGACACTCCTGAACCATGTCTCATATATTATAATAGGATTGCTCCTAAAATAATCTTAATATTTATTACATCTATATGTTAGCATTAAATACATATAAAGTCAACAACTTTGTAACTCATTTTCCTTTGGATATCAAGGGCAAATTGTACTTTTTGAGTTACATAAATGTTTGATTATTTTGCAAAATTGAAAATACGATTATATAAGTAATGCTGCACCCCTATAAACAGAGCACAGCATACCTACAATGCTATTGTAGTTTATCATTTTATGTAGCCTGTTTCAGTGGGTATATGGGACTAGTAATTATTTATAAATGCCACACTCTGGGCAAAAATCTTTATCAGAATCATTTTCTTATATTCATAGTAAAGCACTATATATTGTATTTTACAAATTTTACAATAGCTATATATTGACATATCTGTTGAATATGGTATAATATTCCTGTAACTAATTAACATTTCACAGAAGGGAATTTAAAACATGAATGTAAGATTACAAGATTTGACTGCAATGATTCACAATGTTTCTCAATCTAATGGTGGTCAATACGATTTAGTGCACGTGGAGAATATTATCCAAACCGACGAACCAATCCCCCATGATAAATTTTGGTACGTGCCAAATGGGGTAACATCCAATCCTATCGCTGACATGATTTTTAATGCAAAAAATATGTCAATGTATCCAATGTCAGAAGATGAATTATTAGCCGGTACCTCTGATGTTATTGATCAAGCTAAAGCTGGTAGTTTTGATGGCGTTCTCGAAGACACTTCTAAATTAATGATGATGTCTTTAATGAAAAAACAAGCATTAGAGCCAATCACCGGAACTACTAATATGTACAGATTATCATATGACTATAAAATATTTCCTCAGGTTAATACAACTAACATATTTGATTTCAAGGTTCAACTCCCTTTTAGTGGCCTAGGGGTTGCTGTTGGTGGTAAAGTTCAAATGACCATTATCATGCCTCTGAATTCTCAAGTAGATCCAATCGTCACTGAAGGTGTTGATATTAACGGATTAAAAATAGAAGAATTAATCACTCCAATTAATAATATTGGTAGAAATATTGTTAGCTTCATGTATCAAAATGATCCAATATTCACCATTAGATACCATTATTAATTTCGAGTCAAAGGGAGTGCGGAAAACACTCCCCTTATTTTATTTTCTAGTTTTTTAAATGTTAGCCTGCCTGTGCTTCCAACGTCATAGCTCCGGCTTCTGCTATTAAATTTATATCCTCAGTTTTAAGAATAAGTGTGTAAAGCCCTAGTATAACTCTTGCTTTACGTTCATTGTCTTTCCTTAGTGTATCAATTTCATTTAGTAAGGATTTTTCTTCTTCGATACTCAATTAATTCGCCACCTTTCAATATATTCTATTTTTCTTTTAAAATATTGATACTTACTAATCCTACGCATATGCTATTTGTAAATAGTTTCCTATCTTTTTCTACCATTAAACAACCTTCTCTCTATTTAATTTTAAGTATAATAAAAGCACCTCATTATAGAAGTGCTTTTATCATTTGGCTATTTAACTACGACATAACATTTTAAGGTTATTGATTCTCCGTCTGGCAGAGCAACTTCGCAATATATCTTTGAAAATCCAAGAGATTCAGCTTTTATTTTTCCGTCTTCAACACTTACATTTGTAGGATCATCTGAATACCAATTATAAGAACTATTAGGAATTGGATTCTTTATTCTTAAATAAAACACATCTTTTTCAGAAAGTTCTATATAACTATTTTCAAAAATAGGAGATTCAAGTTTTTCAACAATTATTGACCCTCTGAATATATTATATTCATATAATAACTCGTCAGTATCAACATATCTTTTACTTGGAATAAACGTATAATCCAGAGATTTTTTCTTTTCATTGTAAGAATATAGCACGTCTCCATCAATTTTTAATCCTAATGAATTTTTAAATTGTGGCTTTACACATTCGAGATTTTTAAAGATAGTATTATCTTTATATGAGCTGATTAAATAAGGTGAAAATTTTTCTGTTTTTATTTTCACTTTATATTTTATATCTTGATACTTGTTGGTTTCAAATGATGGAAGATGCACAATGTTTAGAGTTATGCTATTTGAACTGGCAGGCTTATAAGCAAAAATTTTCCATTCATCCTTGGGTATTTCTTTTCCTGTTTTAGTATCTGTAAATTTACCACTCATTTTAAAATCACTATAGTAAATATTCTCTCCTTGATAAAAAGGTCTTGTGGGAGATATTTTGCCGTCAAACACAGCCTCATCGGTACTGGCCTTAACATTTTCCTTGTTGTAAATCACCAAACTTGTTGAAACTAAAAATAAAAGCATTAAGAATATTATTCCTTTTTTCATATAATTTCCACCTCCAAATTTTATTATATCATACTCTACTAATATTATACAATATAATAAAATAATATGCAATAGAAAGTTAAATGTTTTATATGTTATATTGTAAATTATAAATATTGTATTTTATCCCACATCTTCTTGATAATTAACTTGTTCCATGAAATCATATTTGTATAGTTAATTATATACTTAAACCCATCTTCTATGTATTTACTTTCATCAACAGAATCCATTCTTATTGGAACATTTTGAACAAGATTATAATCCAATGCATTGTATCCATATTTAGCAAATACATCAATCACATCTTGAGCAATAAATCCAAAAACAATACCGTTATTATATGGATCGTCGATAAATTCAAATTGCACCGGATTCAATTCTAAATATATTTCTATGGGCAATAGGGATAAGTCATTAATATTTTTTTTCAACCTTCTATCTGACGATGACTTTGGTTCAAAGTTATTTATAACCCATTGATATCCAGCCGCATTTCCCCCATTAAAATTTATATAACTAGAGCTAACAACTGTTGCTATGATATTACTTGAGTTGTGAGTATGTGAACCGGCTACGTTACTAAAGGTAACAGGAGTGGAATTATTTATAGTGTCACATGACACATTTGTGCAGTTTACATACGTAGTATCAACATCTAATCCTGTAATAAATGTCTTAGCCGAGGATGTTCCTTGCACTTCAAAAGAAACTGCCTTTATATCTACTCCAGTTAGAGATGAACTATTTATGGTGCTCGCACTAATGGTGCCCGAAAAGGTACCATTTACACCCTGTAATGTTCCTGTAAAAGTACCACCGGCCGCCACTAAATTTCCTGTAAAGGTACCAGACGCAGCGGACAAACTACCACTAAAAGTTCCAGTTGCAGCGTTTAAAGCACCAGAGAATGTTCCCCCTGCGGCCTGTAGGTTTCCACTAAAAACTAAGTTATTTGTAATAGTATCAATATAAAACTTGTTACTACCATTAACGGCTATCCTAATTATGTTGCTAGGAGTACTTGGATTAATCCCAACCAAATACGTGTTTGATCCTACTGTAGCAGTAGCAACCATACCATTATTGTCCCAAGTGTAATTGCCAGATGAATTAGTAAGAATCATCTTTTCTCCCATAATAAGAGATCCGACCAATACCTCGGTATTTAACCCCCAATAATTTGACCCATCTGGAGCAGTAAGTAATCCGATAGCAGTAGTAGCAGATTGAAATCCGTCGTCTGTAAACAACAGAACGTTATTTAGCCACCAACTTTGATAATCCGAGTACTTATTTTGATCTGGTAGCCACTTACGCATATGCAAACCGTATGTGTCTATTAATAAGTCTTGATTATCGTTGTTTACTACCGAATTCAGAGTCGCATTTAAACTGCTATTTAAAAACGTCCTAACGTCAGAAACTTGACCACTTGCTTGACTATATCCATACTTGTAAAGATTTAAAGCAGCACTTGTTCTTCCGGCTGTCGCAAACAACGCTGCCATTTGAGTGGTTCTAGTATCTTCTCTGGTTTTGTCACTAAGTACAATCTGAATTTCTTCTAAATTGTTATAGTCAATGTCAATCTCCATTATCCTGGTGGTTACCCAGTAATCGGCTCTCAGTTTTATAGTAACCATATTCCCAACATCTAAATCTTCACGCCAATCTTCAAATTTACAGACATTTTCAGGATTATCTATTATTGAGAAAAGATTTTTTGCAGATATTTTGTATGTATACTGCGGATGTGAGTACATTGCCAATTGCTTAGAACCGTTGTCCATAAGCTCAAGTTTCATCTGTATAGCTTCGGTTTCGGTCATTGTATCAGTTATTACAAAGGTATCGTCTTGATATGAATCGCCTTCAATTAGAAAGGTTTCCAATTCTGCAATTTGATTGGTTGTAAGATAATTGCTTTCATCTAACGAACTTGATAATGAATCTAGTGATGCTTGAATTGACGCTATTTCGACTTCTTTACTATTAATTTGGACTTGCTTATTTGCAATTAATGTAAAATATGAATTATATGAATTCCATGCCGCTATATATATTGTATAATCAGGAGAACCAACTGGTGGCACAACACCATTATTGTTTTGTAAGATAGAAGAGTATACGTCACTCTGAGCAGTTTGAGCAGACTTTAAATCTGTTAACTCAGCTTTTAAAACCGTCAAATCCCCGTTTTTAGTCTTTAAAGAATTTATCAATGAAATCCATGTAGATTGAGCACTAGCATAAGCAGTTTTGTAAGCGTTCCAATTATCAACTAATCCATCTGACATCCAACCGCCTTCAGATATTTTCGTCAAATAATAATCTACATTTATTAAATAATTTGTTCCGTTGGGGTTAACCGCCCTTATATCGCAAGTATCATTTCCTTTAACTAGTAATTTAGTCACGATCTGATTAGAGTAGGTTTCAACGGTTGCTTGATTTAATAAATTCTTTTCGCTAATAATTATATTTGTTAAATTCTCAATACTATCTAGTTTGTATGCAGATATGGTTTTTGAATAATTGTCAAAGACAAAAATACAGTCAAATGATTGACTAATGGTTGTAGTAAGAAAATTATATATAAAATCAGTGTCTACTTGAAAAGTACGATACAGAGATAGCAGGTCAGCGTCAACGTGTCCAATGTTCCATCCGCATAAGGCGTGAACAATATGCAAGATACTATAAGAAGGATTTGCAACGTCATACAAAGAATATACTCCATCAATTGCATCAATTCTTTTTCTTACTAATTGATTTTCCATTGATAGACACTTGACTGTTTTGTAGGGTATCTTGTCATTATCCAAATAAGTTTCCGGTGGTTCATCAATTTGAAACCAGTCTATATATTGAAGCTCAATAAGCCTATTAGGCTCAATAAGGTCATAAAATTCGTTTTTAACCCCATCTTCATATTCATATAACTTAAAAGTCATCTCCTTTATATTATTGAATTTTAGAGACAAATTTAAGTCTTTTACATAAGGAATAACCCCATTTTTTACATATGTTTTTTGAGGGTTAGCCAAAAATAACCTTGGTTGCTGCCATCTATTATTTGCATTATAGGACTGTTGCATTTTTCCTCCTTTCTATAAATTATCCACCTATACGAACAGGAAGACGATATTCCATTTTCATTGTGAATGCTCCTGTAAGAGTAAGAGAGTTATTCCCTTGTATTAATTCTAAAAAGTATTTATTGAAATCGTCCAAAAGATTTCTTCCATTAGAAGATTTAATTATTTCGTTTCTACAATCAATATAGATAGTCTCCGTTGTAACACAATTAAGAATCGACATTGTTCTATTTGTTGTGTTATTCTTTACCGTGATGTCTCCGTTTGATGTGGGAGTAATGGTTAGCTGGGGATACACTATATACTTATTAAATTTAGCTGGATTAATAAATTGATAGGAAGCGGTAGTGGTAGAAGAGTAGGGCTTAGTTCTTATTCCTGTCCAAGCATGATTACAGTCGCACGTCATTTGAACCGTTAACCCAGCATTTCTCAGTCCAACATCTTCTAATCCAACACTTAACCCTGTACACCGAAACTCTTTGTCACATAAGTCTTCCTGGTCTACAACTAACCAAGAAAAATCATCTCGGATAAGCCAATTTTTCAAATCTTCTTGCTTGTCAGCATCTATATAACTTCCATCATCATTGAAAAAAGTAAGCTTAAACTGTAAAGGTTCGCTGCTGTATTTACCGTGATAATTAAAAATTTCTTGAACAACATTTTTTGTTTGTACTAAATTCCATTGTTCATCGTTTGAATCTCGGTTGTTGCTTCCGATGAATCCCATCTTTACTCCAAATTCTTCTGATGACTGATTCGCAAAAATACAATTAAGCCCATTAATTGTTGCCATTTAAACACTTCCTTTCATATATTTATTAGAAAAGCTACCCAACATTTGACTGCTAGGTAGCCTGTTTTAGAACTTACGCATCTTTTTCATTATATCGTCCGAAACTTTTTCAACTAGTGAATTCATAGAAGCATTTAAATCATTGACCACATCTTTGTTAACATTTCCCTGAACTGTAAGCAGACTTTCGATTTGAATATTAGGAGAGTTGTTTGTGTTATTAGAGTAGTTGGCTGGATTTAGATTGTGGGCCTTAAGCAGATTAACCATTTCTGCCAGATATCCGCCTGTCATCCTATAGGCTTTTGTTTCTGGTTCTGTTAAAACAGATTCTCCTTTACTTCCTACAAATAAAGCATCTTCTCCCATTCCTTTAATAGTACTGTTAACTTCTCCTAAAATTCCACCATTCTTATAACCAGAGGATTTTAATGCATCTAATATTTTATTTCTGTTAGTCCCACTTTCCTCAACATCTTTTAGCGAGCTTATTCCTGATACTCCCATGAGTTTTGCCAATTGCAACATCTCTGAAAATGTAAGATATGATCCATAGTTAGAGCTTATATATTTATTAAGATTACTATTTCCTGTAGTTCCAGTTCCGTTTTTAAGCAATTTCAATACAGGATCGTAAGATGATGACGATGAAGTTTTTGATACGCTTGAAAGAGAAGTGTTTAATGATGAATTTGTGTTAAATAATGCTCCAGACAAATCAGAAGATATCGATAAACCATATTGAGCCAACTGTTGATTGATTCCCGCAAAAGCTTCTGAAAAAGCAGATGTTGTTAATTCTGCTGCCTGTTTTATGTAATCCATCTCGGTCGTATATAAACTTGTCAGATTAGCTAGTTTAGAATCATAAGCTTTTTGTGCCATGGTTTTCTGCATTTCATAAGCCTTATTTTCTAAATCTATCTGACCGTTAATTAACTTTTCATAATCATCGTAAGCTTTATCAAGAGCCTCTTCTTCAAGTTCTATTTTTCTGTCATGCTGAGTGTCGTCCAAGTATGATTGTGCTTCGGCTAATTCGTCTTGCAACTTTTTCATTTCGGCAGCCGCAGCTCGATCACCGGAGCTTGCAGCCTTTGATAGTTCAGCTATTCTGGAATTAATTTTGTTAATATTATTAGTCTGTTCTGCGATTTTCTTCTGATACTGGTATTCATCTTCCGTTGTTCTCAGTGATTCTTTCTTGGCGTCAATTATTTCTTTATAAGCGTCTAACTGATCATTGAGACTATCAATTATGGCATCATGCGCTTTTTCTATTGCATCTAGCTGTTCATCTAAGGCGTCTTTTAAATTATCGGTTTGTTCTTCATAGCCTTGCTTCATTGCGTCAATTATTTGGTCTTTGTAGCTTTTCATTGATGAAGCTGCCGAGTTTAATTGTTCCTCTAAGTCAGCAAGTCTTGTTTTATATGTTTCATCTGACTTGTTTCCGGCATATGCTTTGTTTAAAGCCGTAATTTCCTTCTTTAAGTTAGCAACCGAATCAGACGCATTTTTATATCCAGCCTGTAAGAGCAATACTGATTCATTACTTCCAGATTCAACTAAATCTAAGGCATTCTGTATGTCATCATCTAATCCGGAAAGTTTTTCTTTTTGCTTTTCAAATTTATCAAGCTTTAGGTCTATTTTTATTTTAGCAAGTTTTTCTGTGTTTTCTACAATTTCTTTAGTAGTTTTGTTTGATTTATCAAGAGAGTTTTGATATTCGTCCCAATATTTCTGAGCTGTAATTATCTGATTATATAATTTTTCTCCGGATTCTCCTTTAAAGTCTTGAACTTTGAATGTTCCACCGGATTGAATTTGCTTTACATATTTTGATGATAGTCCAGAAATTGATTTATTATATTGAGATTCATAGGCGGTAGCGGATTTGTTGTAAGTAGATAACAGTTCTTTTTGCCCTTTAATCAATGCTTGTAAATTCGTAATTTGTTTTTTGTAGGGAGCATCATCGTCAATAGCTTCGTTTAATCTAGACAGTGCTTTTTCCGCTAATTCAACAGATCTTGCTATTTGGTCAATCTGTTGAGAAAACTCAGTTTTTTTACTACTGGCCTTATCTTTTACAGAGGATGTTTTTGAACCACCCGTATACTTAATATTTTGCGAATTCCCTAGTCCTTTATAATAACTCTCAACCTCGGCTTGGGCTCTACTAATCATGGATTCCATATCCCCAGGCCTAGCAATAGACATAGGGACTTTACCCTCTTTTGCCATCTGTAATGCTTGTAAGGCTTCTGTGGTTGAGTTTGTTATAGACATAAGGCTGATAAGATTTGCGATATCTCCAGAAGTACTGAGCGCTACATTGTTAACATTTAACTTTTGAGCGGCTAACCCAGATAGGGAATTTCTTGTATCATCTGAAACGTTTCCCTCATTAATTAATTCTATTATTTCTTCAACCGTTGCGTCCTTAACATCTAATCCTGTTTCCGCCAATATTTTTTTCTGCTCGGCTAGTTTTGAGGTTACAACTTCTTCAGCATTTGAAACTCCTATGTGCTGTAGTTGCGTGATTACCAGACTTTTTGTGTCGTCTGTCAATGTGTTTAATATATCGCTTGAATATAAATAAGTGGTAACAAGGTCGTTAAAAGCGTTTTGTACGTCTCCAGTAACAGATTTTGCTGAAGATACCGTGTTTATAAAATCATTAAACCCTGCAGTATTTCCAAATACTTCGTTTAATTTAGTTATATCATCAAGTGAAACAGATTGTTTGGAAATTAAACTAGCATATGCAGAATCCAACGACGACAATGAACTATTCAAATTATCAAGGGAAGAGATAGAAGAGGAGATTCCCTGTATTCCATCTTTAACTTTAATTGCATCTTGATATAGATTACTAAACGCTACACTACTTCCATTGGTTGAAGTTATCGAATCATATTGTTGCTTGGCTAAAGTTTTTAATGCTCCAGTTAAATCTCCAACTCCCTCAACTCCAGTGACCCCGTATGAATTCCAATCAAATTCTTTAAATTCTTGCATTAAATCAATGATGTCATTCGTTGAAAGAGAAGATACATCTGAGAGAGCATTTTTTATTGAAGACATAGAAGTCTGGAACGCATCTATAGCCTTATTTGCATCCTCTACGCTTGCAGTCGTGGAATCTATTCCAGAAACCACCTCTGAAGATATGTCACTAGTATCTCCAAGCGCATCATTTGCACTACTGATTGAAGAAGTCCATGAACTATAACTATTAAGAGATCTATCTACCACATTCTTTAGATTGTCTCCGGCCACTGTAGCGCCTATCAAACTATTAGAATCTTCTTGCATTCCAGTTGCTAGTTCATTGGCGTAGGATCTGGCATTTGACATTGACTTGTTTAATAAATCTAAAGTTTTTTGATTGTTTTTAAATTCTTTACTATTTCCCTTTTGAGCATTTGCTAAATCCTGTTGTTTTTTTTCTACCGCTTCATAAGACTTGGCCAGTTTATTATATTCATTAATTGCTCTTTCTAACTCGACATCTCTTGTGACCTTATCAAATGTTACGTCATATCCGGCATAATCATTACTAACTTTGCCAGTAATGTATTTGCTTTCAATCTTTTTACTAAGAGCTTCCGTTGCTGTGTTTTCTGCTTTTAACCCGGCTATTCTTTGAGTTTCTTTTGCAATATCTAATTGTCGTTGCAATTCTTCGGTTTGGGCTTGAAGTTTTTCTTTTTCTCCATCCTTAGTAACTACAGCTCCGCCAACACTGTTTAATTCTTCTAATTTTTTTCTTGTTGACTCCAATTCGTTTGTTAGTGATTGAACATTTGAAACCTCAGAATCATAAGCGTCTTTTTGTTTTGCCAGGTTAGCTCTGGTTTCTTCTAATGTAACGTTAAAATGATTGTATGCTGCAACCGCAACTAAAACCGCAGCTACTGGGAGTGCAATACTTAATGCCGACATCATTGTTCCGGCTAGAGCAGTAGTTGCTCCCATTCTTGAAGCTAATCCTTGTAATCCTTGTGCAAACAGATTTATTCCAGCGGTTGTTTTAGCTCCCATAACTCCTGCTAGTGATACAAGTGCAATGTTTAGCAGTCCTATATTATCGGTAACGTTAATTAAGAAGTTTGATAAATCTAAAAATCCTTTGACTATTCCACTATCTATGGTATCATTTGCTAGATCTTGAAATGATGCACTAAGCCTTTTTGTTTTTGCTTCTAAACTTTCCTGATATGCTCCAAACTTCTGCATTGCAGTTCCGGCTGAATTAGCTGCAACCTCACTATAATTAAGAGCTGTACCATAATTTTCCATAAGCACAAGGAATTCTTCCATATGATTAGTGCCCGCAAACGCACTAGCTAAAGCTCTTTGACTTACATCGCTGAATGATCCCCATTTAGTGGCAACTTCATCTAATACATCGCCAAAATTTCTAAACTGATCAACAGAGTCTCTTAGTTTAATTCCCAAGCCACTCAAAACGGTTTCAACATTTGATAAATCTTCGCCATTATTCTGATAGTCTTTGAGCCTGGCAAGCTTAATATTTCCCATACGAGAGAAGATTGCGTTTAGTCCAACTCCAACAGATGACATGGATTCACCTGTCGTTTCTCCAATTACCGCAAGATAACCCAACAGTTTATCCATCTCAACTCCGGCAATTCTAGCATTATTGGCCACTTCGCTCATGCCTTCTGCCAGTCCTCCAGCATCCGTAGCTGATTCTAAATCTACTGCTGACAGTTTGTCTACAATCCCAATAACGTCTTCGACTGAAACTTTATAGCCCTTCATTGCCGTAGTTAAGTAAGTAGTTGCTTGTGCCGTATCAATATTGCCCAACTTTGCAAGTACTAGGGAGTCCTTTATTAACTTGTTTGTTTCAGCTATTGTCATACCTTGTCTAAGATAGTCACCGGCAGCGGCAGCAACCTCAGTTGCAGTAGCACCCATTTGTTTTCCTAAATCAATATATGTGCTGAGAAGTTCTTTTGCTTGTTCGTGAGTGTATCCAGTAGCCATTTGCAAATCAACCAAGGCTTGGTCTAAATTATAAACCTCGGTAATCATATTACGAATAGCATTAACTCCTGTCATTACTACCGTAGCGGAACCCAAGAAACCAACAAACTGTTGAACATTCTTTCCTAATTTACTGAAATAAGTATCTCCGGTTTTCCCTAAAGATTCAGCAGAAGACTGTAGTAATCTAAATTCTTTATTAGCAGAAGATAATCCCACTTTATCTAATCCTTCAACCGAATCTCTTAGTTTAATAAAATCAGAAGACATTTCCTTTAAAGCTGGATTATTTTTAACATAAGAGTTTATTCTGTTTTTAAGAGTATCTCTGTCTTGGCTTAGGGAGATTGCCGATTGTTGAGCTTTAGCAAGTTTTTGAGCTTCCAACATCTGTGATTTTATTTGATTGCTAAACTGTGTGGACTGTTCTTTTCTTTTTTTTATCTCTAAATCTATAGCCGAAAGATTTTTTTTATTAAAGTTATCTTTTTGCTTTTGCAAATTAGACTCCTGAGATAAAGCAGTTTTCCACCAATTCTGATAATCTTTTCTTGTTTCATTTATTACTTTCTTGGCTTCCTTATCTGTAATATCCAAGTCAAGCTGTATTTTAGCGTTTTTTTGTACCTCTTTTATTACTTTATTTGTTTCAGTCTGAGCTTGCTTTATACTATAGGCAACGCTCAACAGGGTTTTAAAATCATCCATCTATAAGTAACACCATCCTTTCTAACTCACGGGTTATTTTTCACATAAAAAAACACCCCTGAAAGGAGTGTGATATTTTTCTTCATTAAAAAAGAGCCAAATAGTTTTCACTAAATAGCTCTTTAAATTTTATTATTTATTTTTTATAGAACTTCAATCGATACATGCCCTTCTGTCACATGTAACTCATAGCAACATGGTAATCTATTTTCATCTCGATAACGAGTTATACATACAATTTGAATTAAATTGAAACATGACAAAAATGTATTTTTTAATATCATATAATCATACATATCGCTTCCTACGACGACTTCATCATCTTCTTGTTCAAATCCAATGCCTTCTACGGTGTATGTAACTGTATTCACCAAGTCCTCAGTGATCCTAAATTTTTCTTTGCCGTGATAAAAAATTAACATTAATAAATCTTCTTCTAGCTCGTCAAAACCAATTCTTTCATTTTCCGTAATAACCCCTCCTCGCAATCGGGTGAATTGTTTAATTTTAACAATTTTTATTATAGGTCTTGTTCCAATAAATGTCAATATTGCAAAGATTAAGATTTAATTAAACTTGTTTTATAGTGTATTGTTTACAAAATAATCATGTACATTATGTGCAATCCTCCCCCCTATTTTTTCCTTAGGAATATCATACTATAGTCCCTATAAATTGTCAATATAATTATGTCGATATCGACATAATTGTTTTTCTATATGATACAATTCCGAGTTATTTGCTAGGTAATAAATATTACATAAAAATTGACAAATATGGTAAGTTATGGTATATTCTTTGTGGGGGCAATTCAAACATGATAATTAATATAGCAAACAAAATTCAAGAAGAAAATCTTAATATGGCAATAGTAGCGAAAGGGGCTGGTTGCACATATAAAAACTTACATAATTTATGTAACGGGAAAACTCAAAGTATTAGATTTGACATACTAGAAAAATTATGCAAGATATTGAATTGTGGAGTTGAAGAGTTGTTGATAATAGAAGAGGAGAGTAATGAGGATTATTCAATATAAAATACTGCTTTTATCTTGTTACCCTTATACCCTTATCTTGAATGTATTTAATAATATCTTCAATCAATTGTCCATTTCTGATTGTTTTATTAATTGCATCATCATATACATGAGTGTCAGAACCAACGTCTATACCCCCATGCAACCCTTGATTCGCATAGGAAATTACATCGTAACCAGTCGCTTCGTTGTAATCCAAAGACTCATAATCAATACCGACTTCAGCAGTCCATGCACTTCCTGACCAAACAGATTTAGTCTTAAAAGCACTTCTTAATAATTGTTCCGTTCTACGATATGACACGGGATCAAATTCTAAATAGTATTGGTTCAAATAGTAATTAATCGCTTCATATACAACATTGCTAGCATAGTCACAAACCTGTTTCGCAAGATTCTTTAAGTATTTTTCTAAGTCTTTCGCGTTTCTACCATATGTAGTCATTACTTTGCCCTCTGAGCTCTTTTGTGGTCGGTTGGTTTCTTTATGCTTTGAACTAAGCCTTTCTGAACGTCAATATCTTTTAATTTATCTGATAATTTCTCAGAAGCCTCAGTTATTCTCATGATGTCTTCCTTTGAATACTGACCATTAATTTTATCGGCCTGCTCAAGAACCTTTTTCTGTAATTTTACTGTTTCAACTTGTTCCCTTAATAAGTCAATCAAATATTTATTAATCTCATTGTTTTCATTCAACAATTGTTTCTTTTTGTAGTCTACAATGTCATCGATGTCTTGAGTTAGTTCCCAGCTAAAACTATCGTCTTTCCACATTCTCCATAGTTCAGATAGTTCATTTTTTTCCTCTATTAATTCTGCAATATCTTCGTTTTCTTCAAATTCTATTCCACTTAAAACATATAATCCAAAACACATTTTTAAGGTATAATCCTTATAATAAGGAGTATATTCTCCATTTAAAAAGCATGAATTAACTACCGTATTAATAATTTTAATCTTGTCATCTAAAGATACTTTATCTTTTAATTCAATGTTGTTTGATGTTTTCATTCTAATCCTCCATTTTAGATTAAATAAAAGACCTACTTATTTGAGGTCTTGTTTTTCTTTTCCATTTTCCTTTTCTGCTCCAACTCTTCGTATGTCAACCAGTGACTCTCATCTCCAAATTTTATATTTCTACACATCCACACATATTCTTCGTCAGGATATTTCTTCCAGAAAATTTTTCTTTTTGTTTTGCTTAAATTATCCGGCTGACCTTTAACATCAAAAATAGTACGGGTACCATCAGTCCAATAAACAATGAAGTCGCTTATATATTTTATAGGCAAAACCTTGCTGCCATTTTTTCTTGTGAATCCCTCTTGCAGAATAAAGGGTATTTGTCTTTCCCATTTTTCTATTTCTCCGCTTTCCATTTTTGGCAGAATCCACTCTTGAAGGAATCTCATTTCCGTTAAACTGTCATAAGTTTCTCCCTCATATGTACGTTTTTCTATACCTTTAGATGTAATATCTACATGAAATTTTGACCTTGTTCTTTTCTTAGCCATTTATTTACCTCTTGTCTGATTGTATGAGCCTGAGCAGCACCAAACGCTAGGAGTAGGAGAGTATACTCTTTTAACTTTCTTTTTGCATAGTGGACACTCCATTTCATCCTTTACTTCAGACATACTCAATCGCAAAATCATTTCTCCGTGGTCTTCGCATTCATAATAGTAATTTGGCAAGTTAATCCTCCTTAAATCAAACTTATATTTTATTGATATTTCTTCTCTTGAAATCTTCGCTGTTTAATATATTTTCTAACTCCGAAAGAGCATCATCAAAATTAATATTAAACCATTCACCACATTTTCTTTTCATCGCAAACTTATTATGTAATATTTTTTCTATAATTCCTTCTATAAACATAGATTCAGTAATATGATATTTGAACTTACTGCCATTTTGATTTGAAAGATTAGAGAATCTTTTATAAGGGAATTTTGTTTTCCCAATCTTAACTAAGTTACTTTCTGGGTTGTGTAATATGTAGACATATCCCATTTCTGAAGATGTGTTGTGCGATTTTAATTCTTTGTACAATAAATCACCTCTATTTATTTTTTCTTGGTTTATTTTCAGTCCACTTCTTAAATGATTCTGCTGTTTTTATTTTTGAAAATGCAAATAATAACTTTTTTTCATTTCCCAATAGTGTATATAGAACTTGTTCTCCTTGCTCTAAATAGAAGGCTACCATTTTTTGGTTATCGGTATAGACGACATCATTACTGTCGTATCTTATTGTTATTATCTTTTCCACATAAACCCTTCTTTCATTTATAATTTGTAAAAAAATAGGCATACATCCATTTTGTAACGGACATATGCCTATGAAAAATTAATATCTTCATTGCACTTTTCATGCCCATCCTCTAATATATTTTTTCTTTTACACTTATTTTCGTTATTAAATATATATTTTTTTACTTGTCCACAATACTTTTGAAACCTGCAAATCCTTAGCATATCTGAATTTTCATCATCAAATAAGTGACAATATATCATTTCTGTTTTTGTGGTGGAACTGAGTTTTATATATGAATTTTTACACATACGACTCCTAGATTATCCTAAACTTAAAATTTGATCGTCCGATTTCACCTGAATATTCAATTCTAACATATTCGCTTTTAATTTCCACAACATCAGACACATCAATGCCATATCCATCAAAATCAATTTTGATTCTTTTTCTCAAGGGATCAAATTTAATTATTCTACACTGTTTGATTTTCTTTTTTACCTTCTTATAACTTTCATCTTTTGACTCTTTAATATCAATATTTTCCATAAAACTCCTTTAATATAAGTGGGAGAGTTTCCCCTCCCACAATATATCCTTATGCTTCTATAGTTACCGATACTACGTCTTCTAATCCTTCATATTCTACGGTAACAAGAGCAGTTCCCGTTGCAACTCCAGTTATAACACCGCTCGAATTCACAGTTGCCTTTCCAGGAGTATCAGATGTAAAAGTACAGTCTGAATTACTAAGCGCCACTGGGCGGTATAATTCTCCATTTAAACCAAGAACGGTAAGGGTTTGGGTGTCTCCAACTCCTACAGTCACGAAAGAAGGAGCGGCTGAAATTTCAGATACAGCTAGTGCTTCAGTAGAATCTTCTTCGTTGATATAAGCATATACAGGAGCTCCACTCTCACAGGTATCACCATATACAGCCAATGATCTACCCTCAAGGTTTGTGGAAACAACGGAGTCGGGAGTTAAAGCAATTTCAAAATTACCAGACAACTGAAATGCTGGAATGATTATTTCAATATTTCCAGTCTTTCCTCTATTGCTCTGATATTTTCCTGCACTTAATATTAATTTTCCGGTAAGCGGAGTAGAACTAGCATCAATAACAACCGATTTTGCAGTGGTAGAATACCTATATGTAACTTTTACAGATTCAGTTGTTAACCCATAACTAGATAAGTTGATGGTACTAGACGTAGGAACCACAGTAACTACACTTCCAGAAGGAAGTTCAACTCCGACTTTTCCGCCTAATGGAACTTCAGACAATGTGCCTACCCCGCCAGTTAATGTAATACATTCGTTAATCTTATAGAAATCCTTTAATCCCTGAGATACGGCTGTTCCAGCTTGAGATGCCAGATATTCTAACTTCCAATCAGCGGCTGTGGCGGCTACCGTCATTTCTCTAGAATGTTTGTATGAGAACAGAAGCATATTTCCCTGTCCTGCATTTACATTTGTTTCCTGCATTGCCACGGTAACAGTAGAGTTTAAGTTTGCAGTGCCAGTGAATGCCAACTGATCATTAACAAAAAATGCAAGATTCGCAGCACTTGCGACGAATTCGTTTTGTTTCATATTTTTTCCTCTCTTTCTTATTTATCATATAAAAAAAGAGCTAAGATTCAATCTTGCCCTTTAGTTCGTTAAATGATTTACTATCAGTTTTAACGTCAGAATATTTGTCTTGTTTTTCTATACTAATCATCCAATGCTTTATCGGATTCTTAAACTTAACCATTCCTCCCATTTCGGCCTCTTTGGCAATAATAAAATCATCTCTCATATTAATTCTTCTTAGAAGTCTATTAAATCTTCTAATCGTTAAATTTTTGATGTCTTGCTCCGAGTAATGAGTCTGAATTATTAAGCTATCTATTTGATCTTCTAATGTTATCTTGTCTTGGTTTAATTTGTTTGAAGAATCTATGAGAGCTTGTTCCGCCTCATAATGCAAAAACTCATCGATGTCGAAGCTTATTTCATTTTGCAATATGATAATTCTTCTTATGTCATCAAACATTTTATAATTTACTTCTATGTTTTCTATATAAAAATTACCAGTATTAAGATCAAACCTAACATTGTCAGTTTGACAAACAAGTTTTAATAACCTCATTGCATATCTATACCAGTTTGGCAAATCAAAGATGTTATATTTTTCTGCTAGTTCTTTATTGTTTGAACAATAGTATAAAAACTGTAAATATGGCATCTTGATAATCTTTTTTTCTGGAAAAGTACTGTCTTTCCTTACTGTTATAGATTGTGAGTAAATATTAAACGGAACCACATTACTCATTAGTACGGGATATAAAATAATTTTTTCTTCATACACATAAGGATCTCCAAACATAAGTAGTTGTTCTATCAGTTCCTTATTAATTGCCACAAGTAACCACCTCCAAAGGCGAGAATCCATTAACCTTAAATTTCATACGTTTCCCAGCATATGCATCATTAGGAGAAAAAGGAGCGGTAAAATCTCTCGCAGCCACTGTAATCTTGCCTAAGCCAAATGATTCAGAACCTTTCATTAAATGTTCTATGATTTGGCAAGTACAATCTATTCTGTTTCCTATCAACCCGTGTTGGTTCACCTCTGATTTTTTCGGAATGGTATATTCGTTTAATGGAATACTTGTTCTTGGAGAAAAAATGTAAACATTAAAAACAAAATTACTCATCATTGAATTCTCTACAGAAGTAGGGTCTATTTCTACGCATACTATTAGCTTTGCCTCTGTAAGAGTCGTGGGAACAAACTGAAAATCGTATAAGTATGGTTGAAGCACCGTCTTATTCCCATTAATGATAAATTCTCCACCAAGCAATATTTGGTCATTATCAAATCCTTGTACAGGAGTGGGGCTAATAATGAAAAATAAATCATCACTGGTTGAAAACCTATTAAGCAATCTACTTTTATATAAAGCACTTAAATAGGTAAAAGTTTCATTATATGCCATTAAATCACCTCTATCCTGCAATAATTGTAATTACAATACTTGACACATAATCATTGTTTCCATCGCTAACGGTAGCAGTAATTATTTTTCCGATTAAAGAAGTATTGTCTAATGCTTTAATTTTTAAATTATTACCCGAAGGAGTAATAACAATTTGATTTTCATATCCTGAAGGTAAAACGTAAGTCCAAGATGATATTATAGAAGTATTTATCGTATCTGGATTATCATAAAAAGTAGGAGAGAGCGTTCTAGTCGCTCCACCTATACTTATTTGATTTAAGGGATTACTACAAGAAATAACCGAGTAATGCTCGTTTGTTGGAGGATTAGGCTCATTCGGGGGAGTAAAATAATTAGCGATCATAAGTTCCGCATTATCTATCCCTGCAATAAAAGGATCTTTTGTCACGGTCAACTCAACAATATTTCCGTTTGCTCCAAAGTTTTGTGTGATCATGTTGTTCATTGTAGTCTTATAAGCATGTGGTTCCGACAATCCTTCAATATCAATAAGAAACCGCTTGTCTTCTTTGAGCAATTTAGTTTCATTATCAAATGGCAGTTTTATTTTGAATGTCCCATCTAATGCTCTAATAACATCAGTTACCTGTAGACCGTCTCCAACACTGTAAGTGTCAATGGTGCACCAACGATGAATAATATCGCCAGATGCATTTTGCCATTTTAATTCATAAACACATTGACGAACTTCACCAGTAACTTCCCATTCATTTGTCTGATCTAAATCGATAATTAGCCAAATCTGATAGTTTCCACTATCGTCAGTGTAACTTATATAGTCACCGGATTTAAACTGAACAGCGGGATAAGGATAAGACTGGAATTTTTTAATTTTCTTTTCCTTATTGTTTCCATCGAAAATCCAAACATGATAATTTGAATTCTCATCAAGATTTTTATGTACTAGCTTGTAATATAGGTTAGTGGTAAATCCTTCTTTTACTTTGTCAAATACATTCCTCGTTAAATCCAACCGAGTATTTGTATAACCGAGAACATCATTTCTCCATTCGTTTATGTTACAATTTATATTAAACTGTTTGTTCATACCCTACACCTCCTAGCCCCTTTAGCTGGTTCTGAGATGCTAAATAAGAATATTTTGTTATCATATTTGTAACTTTATCCTCTTGAGAATTTACAACATTATGAACCGAAGATATATGTTCAGCTTGAGAAAACATCTTCATGGAAGCACCATATACATACTGAGTCATTAAACTTGTTCTATTCTGTTGCTCTTGCAGATATGGGATTATAGCTCCATTTGCCAAAATAGATATTTCATCATAAACCAGGTTATCATTGAATTCGCCTATCAAATAACTAGATATGTACACAATATAGTTTTCAGGTATTGAAATTCCCGTAACAGTGATAGTATTTGTTACACTGTCGTAAGAATACTTATCAGAAGTTATTTCAGTGAAAGAAGTAGTAGCGTCAGGAGAAAACCCAACGTAAAAACATCCGTCTTCTAAAGGAACACTTGGACTTGTGAGTACGAACTCAGTGTCTACTCCATCACTAATAAATCCATACTCTATCTGCTGAAAAGGTGTATTCTGAGTTAAATCTTTGGAACTAACTTTTTTACATGTTCTATAGAACTGGGCAATAGCAAAAGTCAAGTAGTCATAGTAAAGTCTATAAATATCATTAGTCCTCTTATTTCTTATTCTATTATCGTCTCTGATAATATCCATTTTCTCATAAACAGCTGCGAACTTAGTTCCCACAATTTAACACCTCCCCTTTTTAACGACTAACCTCTTTGTATCTCTGGAATAACATCTCAGCATTATCCAAGTTGAACTTGAACATTTTTTCTATCATTTGCCTGGTAGGATGGCTCATGCTATTTAGTTTTCCAGAATAAGCGAGTTCTACAATCCTATAAAACAAGCAATAAATCATAGGATCATAATTCATATTTTCTGTCATTTTATTAAAGATGGACTTTAATACATCTGTATCTTTAGACATGATTAACTCCGTCAGAGTATCATCATCTAAAAAATACTGCCTGTTAAGCTTTTTCTTTTTATAGACTTCTGAGTTTGTAAAGAAAAGAATATCCTTTTCCAACCACTCTCTGTTTTGAGGATTTTTTAAAAGAGAATTTAATTCGTGTAACTCAATTTCGTATAATTTACCAAAATCCATCTCAATCTTTACGTCTTTCATAGGAGAGAAGATTGTTACACCATTTACAAACCTAGTTCCAATTTCATAAAGAACTTCAGAAGAGTCTTCTTTCTGAGAATTTGGATATTGAGCAGACTGCATTGCAAGGATAACCTTCTGCATTTCTTGAAGTTGCTTCTGTAAAGCACTTATCTCTTGATCTTTTGAATTGTCTGAAGACGAGGTATCTACAACTATGGATGCGACATTGCTTGTTTCTAAGTTATCTACTTCTGTTTTTGTTTTTTTTACGTTTGCCATTTTATAACTCCTTTTTATTCAATAATTTTAAATTGAAAGGGGAAGAGAAGGATAAACTCCCCAACCCCTCAATGTTTTATATTAAACTGCCTGAATTGCATAGTGACCAGATGTAATGATGGCTGCATCGAAAGACATGGTATATGAATATTCCTGTCTGTATAACGCTCCATCCTGAGCTGGCTTGCTGTATGTTCTAACGAAATTCTCTCTAACTAATTTAACAGGCTTGTCTCCTGCGTCAGAAACTAAAAGAATCTTGTTATTTGGTACTAATAATAAGCTAGAAAGATTAGCATCAACAAATGGCGCAGATAAATCAGTTGCCTGATCAATAAGAACGTTATCTACACCATAAGCGCTTCCAAGATATCCGTCTTTGATCATAGTATCCTGAAGTACAAAACCATAGTTAGTGGTGGCAGTAGTTCCCTGCTTCTGGAATGCAGGAAGTGTGCCATACGCTTTAACTCCTGTTTTATTTAATGCCTGTAAATACTGAATCATCAATGTGTATTTAGATGAGTCAAATGTTGCCTGATATAAAGGAGTGCTTGATACGTTAGTTGTGTCAAATAATAAACCAGCAACTAACTTATACTGAGCATATAACATACCCATAGCAACTCTTGCTAATTCCTTACCCCAATCAAATCCATTCGCAAGGATTCTAATGTAATCGATGGAAGATCCGGCTGTATATAATTTAGGAACCACAGTAAGAGAGCTTGCTGAATATCCGTCAAGAAAAGCAACGTTATTCATGTAAGAACCTCTCTGTGCGATAGGCAGTCCTTTTGGTTCAATTGTAAAAGTCTTGCTATCACCAACCTCAACATCTGAAACATTGCACATAGAAAGCAACTGACTTCCGTTTGCATTAATAACAACTCCGGTTAATGTTTCAGATACAATACTATTTAACACTGAAACAAACTGAGGATTATCAAACGCCATTATGATATCTCTTTTGTCTTCTAGTTTAGTGATACCAGATTTGGAAGCAGCAAATGCCAATAGTGCTTTTCTTACTTTATCTTCTTTTTCAGTATATGTAGCACCATCCATTGAAAAATTCTTTGTCATACTGCGTTTCCCATATTCATTAGTAGCAGCTGCAAGAACTACTTCCTCAAGATTTTTAACTATTACTTTAGCATCAGAATCGTCAGCTAAAGCGAGAGAGTATTTAATTTCAGTAAAGTCTTTATTCATATTATAGTTCCTCCTATTATTTTAAATTAAGCCGCAGGGGTAGGTTCTTTAACCATAGCCACAACTGTGTTGATTGACTGAGCAGCAAATAAGCCACCGATACGGAAATATTTCTTAGCCAAAGTAGTAAGAGAACTATATGTACCAGCGGGAGTAGCAGAAGCAGTTGCCATCTTTGTATCAGCATTTACTGGATGAATAGAATATCCCACTGTTGCTGTTCCAGTAAAACAATCTGTAGAAATTTCAAATCTTAATCCCTGAACTAAGAGAACTGCGGTTACAATGTCACCAGCAACAAATGAATACTGTGTAAAATCTGGCTGACCGTCGGGACGTCTTCCGTCTTCCAACTGCTCGAATCCGCTATTAATTACAATAGCCATTTGTTTTCCGAGATTTGCGGTAGCTGGTTCAGTCGGTGCAAATGTACTAAAATTATTAACTAGGTCTGTATCTAATGTATTCAATACAAATACATCACCTGCATAGTATGTTTTACCTGTAGGTACTTTAAAATTTAATACTGCATATTCGGGTACTGCTGTAACGGGACGTGCAAGTCTATTTGCCATAATTGAATTCCTCCTATAGAATAATTAATTAGTTTTTATTTTAACGCCTGATTTTTTGGTGATTGAATCAAGGTCGTTAGGTTTGTTTTTGTTTGTTTCAAATACTACTGGATCAACTGCTCCGAAATTTGAGGCCGATGTCTGATAAGAATTCTTTATTTCTTCAGCCTTTGTATCTTCTTTTCTTTCAGCGTATTCCAGAACTCTTTCGTCTACAGAATGTTTAAGTTCTTCAAATTTAGAATTTTCAATGTTTTCGCTGAACTTCTTAACATCCTCTTTTGATAAACGGTGTGAGTATTTTTGTATATATGAAGACATTTTCTCTTCTTCTTCTTTTCTTTCGTAGGTCATCAGTTTGTTTTTACATTCCTCTAACTCGGTAGTTGCAGATGCATACTTTTCTTCTAACTCGGCATACTTTGCTTCCTTCTCATTTTCAGTATTTTTAATCTCTTCTCCAACTTCCAAATATCCACCGCGAATAACCTCAATTTTTTCATCAAGATTCACAGTTGCCATATTGTTTTCAATTACAAAAGGGAATTTGAAGGTTTTATTCTCTTCGCAATCGCACAAATATACGTAGTTCTCGTCATATGCCTCTGTATAATATTTTCTGCATTCATATTCTCCACACATGTATTTAACATTTGAAATAGCAACACTTAATATTTCAAATATTTGAGCAGAATTTAAACTAAAGGTTAAATTATTATTTTCCAAAATTTTCTCCTCTCTTTCATTATTTTTAATTTCTTCATTGTCTAAATCCGTTACTTCAACTTCTTCTTCGACAATGGGGTTTACTGAATTTTTCACTTCTTCACCTTCTTTTTTATCAACAATTCCCTTTGACCAATTCCAAGCTTCTTTTCCGCCCCATAACATCCAAGCAATATATCCGTTACTAGGTGGATCTTTTTGGTCTAAATTATCATTTGCGTGCCTAGGGAAATATTGGCTTATTTTTTTTACTTTTTCATACGAAAGATAATCGTTAGAGGTGATTTGTTTTGCCGTGTTTGCTCCAACAGAAGTTCCCCCTCTTCCGTATTCTTTTCTTAACTCTAGCCCAAACTTTGCATTATCTTTTACTTTTTGAGGTATTTTATATTTATCTTCCATAGAAAATCTGAAATATCTATCATTAAAATCTTTAATGGTGTCATCCAATGAAAAACGAACAACATCCAATGAACTTCCTTCAATTCCTTCTGGTATATCGGCGCCAAGTGCAACAGCTGCCTCAAATATCATTTCTTCAATCTTAAAAATCCCATCGTTCATTTTTCCTTTGGCTAAAATTTCAATGCTTATTTTGCAATTTCCATCTCTGTTTTTAATAATGTTGATTGCTATTGGGCTATACTTTTTAAACAAAACTGCTTGAACTTTTAAATATGTTTTATTATTTATCTCTACGAAACTATAGTTCTTAACTCCTGACTCAGTAAAAACTCCAAAAATTATAATATCTTTTTCGTCTTCTTTATTTCTTGCGTGTTCTATAAAGTCGTCACTATATGATTTCATATATGTGCGGTTAGGAATTGCCCAAAGTGGCTTATTAGCAAGAGTAGGTAGGGCTGCTAATATTACATCATGAGCAATATCGCAATTATTACGATTTATTCCTTCATGAAGAACAAGAACGTCAACAATGCTAACAGAGTCGTCTTCGTAGAGAATGTCCATAAAATCTATATCAAGACTAGATCTTAATTCATTTTCCACCTTCTGCACCTCCTTTCCCTTTATTGTTAGACCATACCGTAAGGAGTTCTTCTAGCTTCTTTGATTTAATATAGATATAGATGTTTTTATGTGTTTTATTTTTTGTGTAAGACGAAATATGTACTAATCCATTCTTTTCAAGAAATCTTTTTAAATTTAGACTTCCACAATAATATAATTCTTCTTTTTTGGTGCTGTCCTCGATATTGATTATTTTCATATTAGTCACCGCTTCCAGCCCTGTCCAAAATAAAGAACATGTGCAAATCCTTATCAAATCTAATAATGTCGTCACCATACATTTTTGCCTTGTCTCGTAATATAATTGCTTGTTTTATATATTGGATATAAGTTTGAGACAAAAATGATTCTAGACTTGATTTAACGTTATAATCGCCTTCTTCAATACATATTTCTATAGCCCCAGTGATTAAATCATTAGCCTCTAATACATTATCAAGAACCTTTTGAAAGATTTCTAAAAGAGAAGAGTAGTCAGAGCCATCGCGTGGAGTCTCTAAATAGTCGGTTTTTACATTAAAAGAATCTTGGATTTCTGATATTTGATCCGCAAGTAAAGGGAATTTATGGGCGAATTGCATGTGTAGTATCTTTGACGAATCAACACATGCAAAATCAACGCTCATTACAGATACGATTCTATCCATGATTCTGTTTAATCCGAAGAATTTCTGAATAATCAAGTTCAATTGATCATTCGTCTTGGGGCTTATTAGCATTTTAATCACCACCTTTCATAGTTTTTCACCTGTTTTCATTACTTTCATAATCCCTCGTGTTATTACCTCCATCAGCTAAATCACTTTCATTTTTCTGAGTTCTTCCAGAATCTGATGCTTTAGTATTAAAAGCCGACACAATCGGGATCATTAGAGTTTTTATTCTGTTTTCATGTCTTAGGCTACTCTCTATTTCAAATGGTTCTCTCCCCATAGCTCCAAACAATTCAAAAACGCCTGTATTGTTATTACGTACAAGAGCAGAATACATTTCAAGTTCTTTCTGTTCTTCAATTTTATTTCCGAAAAATTTAACTCCAAACCGATATTTTTTAGTCCGTATTGCTATTTGATAATTTACGAAGTTGTTATATTGGTTATACATATGAGTACTCACATAAGCAAAGTCAACTCTTTGAGACATTTGTAATGCGGTTCCCTGTTTAGCTTCGCTGCTTCCTAAAACCGCTTGATTAATACCAGTACTAGTAGAAAAGCTGTCATTGGAAATATCTATTATTTCTTTAAACCTATTTGTTTGATCCGTGACAATTGGAGTACTATCAAATGGGGCAGAAAATACTCGCATGTTATCTGGCAACTGTGATTGAATAACTTGGGTTATCTCCGTAGCCAAATCATAAGTTATCGCCATATTTTTATTATCTTTATCTAATGGAATTCTCATGGCGATAACCTTGTATAAATCCAAGGCTAATTTATTTTTTAGAAGTTCTTTATAGCTAAGAATATCAATAGAAGACTGCATGGAGCTTGTTAAAGGAGGAACTTTGTCAGGGTGAATCGGGTCGAAAGTAAAGACCCATCCTTTATTCGGTGGAACCTGATAATACTGATAAGGAGCGAGTTTTTCTCCTTTGTATAAAGCTTTACGTTTTTCCACAAATAACTGATATGCCGCAACTAATTCTGGAACTTGGTCATCTAACATTGCAAACCTATCAAAATAAGTCAAATCAATGGCAAATGTATATCCGAAAGTCCAAGGAGCCGTAATATAAATATAATCAGTAGGTATGTGATGTAAACTAATCGTATCATTAGTTTCTACTATGTAGACGGCTAAGACTCCATCATATTGAACTTGTAAATCTATCTTCGAGATGTTGTATTTAAGATTCATCTTTTGCAATGTCTTTAAATAAACTTCCCAGTCGTCCTGATATTCTTTGCTATTTTCCTCTAATGGGCTACAATATGGGAATTTAGGAGAGTAGTTATAGGATTTAATGGTGTTTAGATACCATAGAGTTCTATTGTATTGTCCAACCGCATATGATAAGTACTGACTCAGATGTCTAAGTTCCATGTCGTGATTTTGAGGATTCAATAACCAATTACTTATTTCTTCAGAGCTAGCAACTCTAGGGTTAATATTTATTTCTTGCAATAGTTCTTCGCTGTATATTGGTTGATATTTGCCGTTCCCAGAGGATTCGGTAGTAAGTTTTTCTAGCTGTTTAACAGAACGATTTAAATTATTTGCGAATATTTGAAGTTTATATTCATCATATATATTTTTTATATATGTTTCCAGAGGTTCTCCAAGTGCCTCTTGTATTTGAGACAACTGTTCTGGGGTTGCCATTTTTTCTTTTGGTGGGCGTCCGCGCTTTTTTGGCTGATTATTTACTTCAGACAATATTTACTACCTCCTCTCTAACGGAATATTTTTTTATATAGGCTGTCTTTTTTAAAAGCGGTAGAAGATGAGACATTAGAATTATTAAAATTTTTAACGAAATTCTCTAGTGAGTTGTTTGGCTTTGAATTAGTAATTATTTCTCCTCTTCTTAATTCATATAAATGATGAGCAAGCATGATTGCGGTATAAAACCTATCGTCATGCATTCTATTTTCTTTGTCTTTGGGTAGTGCATAAGATTTGGTTGTTTTTTCAGGATTTTCAAATTTGTAAATAGATGTTATTTCGTTTTTCATAACATCTAAACTCATTAACGACATTATCTCATCATCTGACAACGAATACTTTATAAGTTCCTCGTTGTCCTCGTCCACTTGATGAGTAAATGAAATAACGTCATTTTTAAATTCATAGGGGAATTTTAACACTCCCAATCCTATTAATTCTATAAATTCATCAACCATTTGGGTTCTAAATTTTTTGGGATTTATCAGTCTTAACTTATCTACTGCGTTTGGATACAGGCTAGTGTACCCCGCATATATTTCATGATTAGCATCTATTAATCCCCTATGAGAAATACCATTTTCATCAACCCAATCATTTAATAATGTATCAGCGTATGTAGAAGTACCTCCTCCACCAGAACCTTGGTCGACTAATATTGCATCTATATTTGCATAATCCGCAGTTTTTCCGTTGTAAGCCAATATGTTTTTCCTTATTTCTTCGATCTGTCTGTTAGAATCCAATTTGTAACCTTTTTTACTTGAGACATCTACAAAATTTATACTATTAACAAACTCTCCGTAGTATCCGATATTTTCGTCATATTTTATTCTCATGGCGCTCAATATTGAATTATCCTTAGTACGAGCAGGGTCAAGAGCCAAAGCATATCTTCCACCTTTTTTATATTCTAGCTCTGGCAAATAAAATGATTCATTCCTACGTATTACACCCCATTTTACAATCTGATTTACTCCACCATCTCTAGTTGGTTGATTATAATATTCTCTTAATGCCTTATCTCTGTTCGCTTTCATTGCAGCGTCAACTTTTGCTTGTGTCAATAATGCAGTGTACGGCCTTCCATTCATGAATGTGCGAATGGCAGTATCACAAATCATATCTGCAACAAAATAATTTCTATCTCCAGCCATCATTCTCTTTGAAAAGTTCTTATAATGTTTATAAAATACTTTGCTCATATCATCCTGAGAGGATGCATAAACAAGTTGAGTAGGACATTTTCTTTTAAGAGTATCAGGGTTAAATCCTTCTTTAGTAGAAGTTTTAAATTCTGTATTTTGAGTAGCAAAAGCTTCGCAAACTGCTATTAACTCATCAGAAGAGAATGCAGCTTCATCAAAAAATACCATAGTTGCACGTCTACTTCTATTATTGTCAGGATTACCATTTAATGTAATAATTTCGCTACCATTATAAAACGATACATGATATCCAGCTTGTGGGTGACTGAACCCAGTTTTATTATTAGCAGATTTTACGGTTTCCTTATCGATTATATCTTGTAAACTATCTATTGAAGCCGCCGTTTTACCTATACGTAAAACTATCTCTTCAATCTTGGTAAATGTCTCCTTACTTTGATCTCCTACGCTAGAAACAATATATATAGCTTGATTTTCATAAAGAACAGCCTTTAATATCATAAAAACTGCACCTAAAAATGATTTGCCAAAGTTTCGACTACAACACCAAAGAACATGTGGCTTATTCCAACTTTGTTGTAAAATATATTTCTGACTATCAATTAGTTTTATCCCTAAAAGATCCTCACATGCAAGACAGGGATTTCTTCTGTAAAAAGCAATAGATTTAGAATCAAGTTCGCATATTTTTCTTTTTCTCTCAGACATTAATTTATGGCGAGCCAATTGTATCACCAGCCTTTAATAAATCAATCTCTTTAAGCAAAAGTCTGACCTGTTCTTTTTTATCATCTAGTTCTGTATTTAAGTCATTTATTAGTTGTAATTGAATCTCGTATACTTCTTTTTTATCATTCTCATCAAACATTCCGTTTTGTAGAATTGCCTTATTTGACATCTCAATCGCCCACAAAGTTCCTTCGCCTTTGAGCTGATCATAATAATCCGCCTCAGCTTTATCAAAGTTGTCTTCACGTAATTTTCTCATTAAATAAGTTAAGGTGGATTTTCCCACTTCTTTGTTTGAGCGATTCTTTACAGATATCTCGTTTTCTTTTGCAATCTTATCATTAGCATCAACTAGTGCCTTTTTGATTTGCTGTAAGGTTTTAATGTCTGTAGCATCCTTAATTGGGTCTAGATTTGCAATTTTCATATCACATTGCCTGATTTGTTTGTTATTGTCTACTATCTGTAATAGCTGAGATAATTTATACTTGTCATCCACTATGTCTTCATCTTCAAGATATGGAAATAGCTGATTAAATAAAAATTTTCTATCTTCTTCCGGGTATCCCTCAAAAGGATCATACTCTAACACTTCAATTGAATAATCTCTATGTTCCTGATCTGTTTTCGACCACTTGATTTCTTTATCTTTTTCGTGATCCAAATTGTTTTTGCCCAGTTCACCGTTTAAAATCGATTGGGAAAAATCCTGATATTGATATTGTCTCCCATTCATTTGGCGTAACATTAACCCCATACTAAAATTATTATTATTCTTTGTTATACTCGAAAATAATGAATAATAATAAGGAATATCAAGTTTATAGCACATTAATTTACATGCGGTTTCAGTTCCATATTTCTTTTCATAAGATGAAAACATTTCGTTTATACATTCAATACAATATGGCGCATACCTATCATTTTTTAGCCATAGTTCAGACCACTGAATTTTATAAAACTTCTTAATCGGATTCTCGTGTTCAGCACCACATCTTAAACATTTATAAGAATGAGAATCATCAAAATTATCTGTTGCTTCTGCAACCTTTGGTTTACGACCGATTATAAACACGTCCTTTCATATAATTAATTTGCACTACGGTAGGAGAGTAGTACAATAATAAAGAACCGAGCTGTGGCACCCGGTTCCCTAGATATATCAATATAAAAACTGTATTTTATTCTTCTTCTGACTCGTCAATCATGAAATACTCCACGTCGGATTCATAAGTAAACGCAGAAGAGATTAAATCTTCATCACTATCCGCATCGAGATACAATTTGTGACAAATGATTTCTTTATATTTTTCATCATCATATAATGCTTTTTCAATATTAAAATGCATTTCTCCATCTTGCATAATTATTGAAGCCACATAAACGTCTTCATAATCCGCCGTGTCAAAATCAATAAAATCAATAACAACATCTATGTCATTAACTGAAGCAAATAAGCAGATATCTTTTAATAACTCTTCAATAACTTCACTATAAGAAACAATCGAAACGTTGGTATATTCTTCCTCATTCTTCATGTTTTCTCTGTCTTTATAGTCAAGAGCGGAGAGTGCGTCCGATAAAACACTCATCACTGAGTCATATGTAACTACTTTGTATTCGAATTCTATGTCCATAAGTTTACCTCTAATTTAATACTTCAAGTCTAGTATGATCTTTTAGTATATTACCTTCTTTATCTTGGCATATATAAATAAATCCTTCTTTTTGACTGTTTACCAGTAGACCATCGGAATAGTGCACCTTTTTTACGTCGCAACAACATCCCTGTTCGTAGATTGTCGTATTCCCAATGCTATACTGTCCAATCCTATGAGTATGAGCCATAACCAGTGATTTGAACTGACATCCTTCGTTTCTAAACCACATCATAGCCTTTTCAGCGGTCTTTAATATTCCGCTTGAATATGCTGTGGGATGACAGAAAATAGTTTCTCCGATTTGACAGAACCAATTGTCGGTATATTCGATTTCTACGTCATCAAAAACATCAACCAAGGGTTTATACTCGATTTTTGCACGTTCCCTTTTATTGTAGTGTTTAAAGCCATCTACCAAAATCAATTCAAGAGAAGTTTTGGGCATCAGTTCTAACAAGTCAGTGTCTAAATTTTTAGCAAAATAGCTCTGAAATCTCATATCATGATTTCCATATGTAACAATGACTTTTTTAGGTTTTATATATTCTATTAAATCAATTAAATGCTGTCTGGTTTCAATCAGTTCTTCCATGGGACTAACCCTATAAGCTTTTGGAAATTTACTTATGCTTTGACAATCACCAACGTCTCCATTAATTTGCAATATATCAACCTTACCGACATAATTACTGTATGTTTCAATTGGTAATTGATATGGTACATGTAAATCAGATATTGATAATATTCTAGCGTCTATTGTATGGAAAGAGTTGTCGGACTCTATTATTTCTATTAGTCGTTTCATTCCGTACATTCTCTTTCTAACTTCTGATTCGTTAAAGCAATTTCCCTCACCAAACAACATCTCGCTTAATTCTTCAAATGGCGTATTTATTTTTTTATTAACTAATTTCCCCTCTACTAATTCTTTTATTTCTTGATAATTTATAAGTCACCAATCCCTTCATTTTTTATTTGACAATGGTTAATAGTTGATGTATTATTAAATTGGATAAATATAGTCATTTAAGCAATAAAAAAATTATAAGTTAATTATCGTACTCTTATTAACGGCTACAACCTTAGTAGTCTTGCATTTATCACTTATTACTTTTTCTAACTCTTTTTTAAATTGGATTTTATCATCCTGATTAGAATGAACAAGATATATTTTTTCGCAATTAATAGAAGAGTAGTAGTTTAACAAATCATCGTGCTGCATGTGAGAACTAAACGAATGAAGGTCAACAATCGCCGCCCTATTTTTAACAACTTTACCATTGATTGTTATAGTTTTCTGCTCTTTACCGTGCTTTATTTTATAGGCTAGCGTATTCGTGGTAGAAAATCCGATAAATAAAATACAGTCGTCTGGATTGGGCAAAACATGTTGAACCCATTTTACAGATCTTCCAGCCTGCAACATTCCACTAGAACTGAGTACACACTTTGACTTACCATCCGCCAGCAATGATTTACTTTCTTCTGGTGTGTACGAGAATTTCAAATTGCTCCAATTCATCATCTCGTCAAACTTTTCTTTTGCTTCCCCAGTAAGAGATTCTGAATATGCATTAAGAAGTCTTATTGATAATGGGCTGTCAACGACAATTGGAACTGAGAACGTTTTGTCTTCTCCAAATAGAGAAAATAATATCCACAACATATATGGAAGCCTGTCCAGGCTAAAAGTAGGTATTACTACAATCTTTTTGTTATCTACACAATATTGAGTTATAACAGACTTTATTTTATTTAAATCATTCTGAAGATCTTTCTTATTCATTGATCTTGAACTAGAAGAGTATGTAGCTTCTCCTATCACTATATTGCACTTTGTAATCGGAACAAAATTCTCAACAAATACTTTATTATTATTCAGTTTTATATTTCCTAAGTCAGAAGTGAATAGTATCTTCTTTGTGGAATTATTAACCGATATGAACAATTCTGTTTGAGCTGAAAAAAGAATATGTCCAGCATGTATGAATCTAAATTTTAGATATTCGTCTAACTCAATTATTTCATCAAAATCGTATTCATCTACATGAGACAATGCGTCTAAAACTTCAGTGTCCCCATATAAAGGCTCATATAATTTTTCAAATTTATCTGTAAGATACTCACAATCTCGCTGGTTTATATAACTAGAATCTAGCCACATCTCTTTTAAAATTCTGGAACTTCCTTTTGGGACTATTATCCTTGCGTTGCAATCATATTTATAAAGAGCGGGAATGTTTCCGATGTGATCAGAATGCCCGTGACCAATGAATATATATTTTATTTCTGTTTTATTTTTTATATTAGAAATCAATTTTTTATTTAGATCATAATTTTCTTTTACTGTTTTACCGTCTTGAATCATACCAAGTTCAAATATCGAGGTATATCCGTTATGTTTTATAATTGAACAACTACCAGTTACACTTTCTGCATTGCCACCTATAATTTCTATACTTACTTTATTATCTTTCTTGGCAATAGTGTCCACCATCTTTCATGTTTTATTTGTTATTCCTGATTTTCTTGCGATATTGCTCCAATAGCGCAATGTTTTCTCGGCTTTCAATCAATAAATATTTCTTTCCCCTGGAACTCTTTGTTTTGTTATACATTGGGACAAAAACTCCCTGACTTCTCAAATATTTTGCTTCATGCTGCTTAATTACTAAAATACTTATTTCCTTCTTTCATTGTAATTTTACCCCGAATAGGAGAGTGCAGTAGGTATTTTTGATATACCATATATAAATTCGCTTTACCTTTAAGCTATACTGCAAATATGTAGTTAAAGACTGGACTTGTGCCTAGTCGCTGCCAGCCTTTAAATCTTGAAATTGGAAACCACTCCATATCAAGATTTAATTTTCTTCTATAACTAGAGATCTCGCTTCAGAATGGTCAGTTCTAGCTAATCCCGTACAACTTAAAGAAAATATAATAAGTTTAATATACTAAATTTGATGATTTAATTGGGATAGCAGGAGAGTATGTAGTTTGTAAACCATACGCCCTGCTTGAAAGGAGAATATATTTTTACTCGATTGAGTGTGAATTGCAAATGTTGTATATGTTATGTAATAATGAAAAATAGGGCAGTATAATACCACCCTATTAATTCTCTATCCACATATTACGCCTGTGGAGAGGCTATAATTATAATATCGCGATTCCATATTTGTATACCGCATCGGTATTAAGCGGTGAGGATACTTGTGCTGGTGTTGCATTTACATGCACGCAAGTTTATTTTCTATACGATAAATCGCAAGACTGTCATTGCTCACTTTCTTCCTCATTAGTGGGCAGTAGTGAATCTAAGACAACAAGCATAAACAGTGGGTTTAAAAACATAAAAATATCTTCGCCCCCACAAATTTTAACCATTTTTAAAACATTTTAATAAATTTTTACTATTTACGTCATATAATATTTTCAATAACATAGATTTATTTTTATCCAGCAAAGTACAAATTTCTTTTTTTGTGCTTTTTATATTGGGCGTTATAATAAATGCTCTGTCAATTAGCCATGAAAACAATCCAATATAATTATAAGATATGTTGATTTTGGTTATATCATTCAAGAGATTTGCATAGTCATTTCTCAATAATAAATAATCTTCGTTTGAACCATCATTTATATTGGATTTATAAATTGATAATGAATATTTATGTAATAATTCTTCTACTTTCATTGATTTCCTAAATATATCTTTTTTATCGAGAGGATACTTTATAAAAAAATCAGACATTAGAAGAGTGGTATCTGCTGGATGAAATTCTGATAAGTTCAAATCATACAATTTATTCATTGGACATTTTAATCCATAATTAATATTCTTCCTATTAAAATTTTTCTTAATAATCAACCAGAATTCAGGGTATTTATATTTCTTTATATTCATATCGTTTTTTATTCTTCGTATTTCCTGCGTTAAATCAATGTCAAATCGTCTTTTTGCATTATCGATCGCAACTTGAGCTAAAACTGATAGAATACATACATAATCAATATATTTTTTATCATTAAAATTACAAGCATAGGTTTGTGCTATCTGGGCTAAATTGCTAGATTCTCCAATATCTCTTTGTGAATTAGCTAACATATCATCAATCAATGCAAAGTCATCCATTGTATTACTATATACATTTTTGTCTTTTGGAATATTATTAACTATAGTTGGATATTTTAAATAACACATTTTCGCATGTTCCACTATATTATTTTGATTAGTCGTATATCCACTGTCTGAATCTTGATCACTACCATTGTTCCTATCTTGAAAATCAGTCCCCACCATATTAACCGCAACCACTTGCTCGCCCAGGTTAAAATATTTATCTAATTTATAGTTATATTTATTATGTAAATAAGTTAAATTGTTTTTACTGTTAAAAGGGCTTCTGAAGAACGCCAAATATTCGTCATCATCAAACCTCTGAGTAAAACATTGTATTGTATTTTCCTCTACAAAAAAGGTGTCATCTTTATCTACGTTATTCTCTTTTCCATCCGTAGCATATAGTAACATAGCATAAGGAGAGCCTACGATGACTAAATTCTCCGCATTCTGAATGATCTTTCCTGATTTTAAATTCAGAACATAAGTTTCTATTATTTTTCTTTTTCTTCTTCTGAAATACTCACTCCTTGTAAAATCTTTATTTTGGTTGCATAGAGCAATCAATACTTCGTGATCATTTGAAAAGTTTTTATTTTTTTCTAAGTATTCCAAGAAAAAATCATCATCTTGTTTTAATTTTTCAACATAAGAAACACTTTCTTTTACTACATCATCCATAATGTGTTCATCAAGGGAGTTTACCATTTGATAACTCATTTTTTGTACATCTCCAAGTTTACTCTTATGTGCGGTTTTTACAATTCCAAACATGCAGTTATTTTCATAAACTTTCTCACACCAATATTCATACGACTTATCAAACTTTAACCATTTCATTGCATTATCAGTTGTTATCAACTCTATGTCTTTCACAAAATGTTCACTGCCAAACATGTCTTTAACTGTTGCCGTTAAATATTTATCTCCAAAATAATCTTTAAAAAACTTTTGAATATTTGTACTAAATGCAGCCATTTTACAAAAATGATGTCTTAATAATATATATCCATTTCCCCATTCTGGGAAAATCCCACTATCTATAAGAGCCTGCCCATCAAACAATGTATTTTTTAACTCGTAATTATCTATGTTTTTAGCAAAACAATGTTTGTTTTCATCAGTTTCTATGCTTACCACGTTTGTTATGAAAGATCTTTCTATATCTTTTAATATCAATATGTTTTTTGGATTTATTTTTATCCGACCTACTATAGCACTTGAAACCAAAGGGCTGTAAGCACTTATCTCAACTATAGGGGCATTTTTTTTAGATATTTTTATTTTCATTCTCAAAAAATCAATAGCCTTTTTGTGTAATCTATCACAAATAAACATACATGATCCTTTTTTCGCCTTCCCCGTACTCCTATAAAGCATTTTATAATGTATTTTTTCTCTTTTTGTTATTTCTCCCTTTTTGTTTCTTGTTATATATTCTACTTCCACTCCATCATTGTAATACATTCTCCTAATTTCCTTTTTGGATATTTTAATATACTTATCCTTGTTTTCATCTACAAGTTTTATTAAATTCATTATTTTTATTCTTTTATTAGATTTGCTTTTTATCTCATTTTTATTTCTGTGTGACTTTGCTATTTTATATTCTAATCTTGATTTTTTAGCAATATCCAATAAATGTTTTTTTTCTTCGTCGTAAGACCTTGTTCCAAAATTGAATTCCAAACAAATAATATCTCTAGTAGATTCTTCTTTCCATACTTTCATCCCATTTTCTTGTAAAAAATCATTAAATAAACTATTAGTTAACATTGCATCTTTATATTCGTAGTGATCCCTAATGCCATTATTATATTCGAATAACGTACTAGCTTCAATGTTCTTGATTTTTATTCCATATTCACTCAAATAAATCATCCTCCATACATGTTTTGTGTTATATATGTTATCTATTAATCCAAACTTCCCAGTATGTAACTTCATCGTGAACTAAACGTATTTCTAAATCTTTTTCATATTTCATCAACTCAATTAAATCACTTAAAAAGTAGACATAATCGACAGCAGGTTTTCTCTTTGTCCTTGACCGGATATTTTTCAATATATCTTTAATTCTTTTAACGTGCCGACTATCCAGCGTTTCAGTCGTATCTAATTCTCCATTTGTTAACTGTATGTAAGTTTTCATACACCTCGGATTTAACGCGCGTCGAGATGGAAGAGTACCAACTACAGGAATAATCTCTCGAATCGATTTGTATATTGGTTGCCACTCAGAATCAGTAAGTGTTTTGAAATCTAAATGTTTTATATGTTGCATAGTAAGGTTGCTGATCACTTAAATATTCTCCTTTATATTTTTATTTTCTATTTTTTCTTCTTCATAAGATATGATTAACTTATATGTTTTCTTTTCATTGTCAAATCTTTGATTTCCACTTTCTATCTCATAACCAAGAGAGTCTTGCATTGTTCTTATGACTCGATTAAAGGTTATTTTACTATTACATAACTCGTAAAGTTTACACCGGATTGACATGTCTATTATTTCATTTTTATCTGAATCTCTCCATATTTTATAATCATTTAATCCTTCTTTTTTAGTTCCGATAGGAACCAACCATTTTCCGTTTATGTATTCTATAAATTTTCTTTCGTCTTTACATAAAATAAATCTCTTTGTTTGGTAGCACTCATGAGTAACAAGGTGTGAAATACTGTCAAACCACTTAACATTAGACTTATTTTCTATAAACTCCTTATACATTATGTGACACCTAGACATGTAGCTATCTTTGTTAAAATTATCAACCCTAACATAAGATTCTGCGACGACTAAGTTATCTATATCGTACCTGCACCTTCCCATAAATTGTGAAATATGTAATTCGTCTTGAAAACAACATACTACATTTCTTATGCAGCTACTCTCTACCAAGTTGATCCCCTCTCTTAAGGTAGAAGTAGATATTAAAACCTCTAAAGGTCTTTTTTCATATTCAACAGGAAATCCATTTTTATCTCTTTTTGTAGGATACATAAACATATCAGGCAACGTACTATTTATAATAATCTCTTCTCTGATTTTATTCATGTACTTATCTTTTTTATAATATTCGTTACTCCTACTTACCAAAATAGCAGCGTTAGGTATTTCTTCTTGTAACTTAATGCATTCCTTTATACTGCTACACATTATTATTGTTTTGCCTTTTAGTTTATTTGTGGTTATAAGATATGGAATTGTTTCGAAGCTAGTACATATTAGTTGATTAGCTTTATATCTAATTATTGGTTCTTTATTAAGCTGGTTTATTTTTACTCCCCATTCCTTGTAATATAAAAGAATATTTGGAGTGGCAGTTAATCCTAAAAATATTTTTTCTTTCTGATAAAGATTATCTCTAATCCAAACCTTTAAAGCTTCAATGTTTCTTATAAATAAATCACTGAACAAAGTATGGCATTCATCAAAAACTATCATTTTAATTTTGCTTAATGTTTCTCCTTGCTCACTGTTTTCGTTTAAAAGAATATTAATAATCTTATCATAGGTCATTATAGTTATGCCTTTAGCTTGAATTTGATTATAGTCATCATCAATTCCGCTCCAAAGCTGTATTATCTTATAATTGAACGGATTATATTTAACAACTCCCTCTTCCTGAGACTGCTGATCTACGATCATAGACCTTGAAGTTATAAATAAAATTTCGTGAGGTTGTATTGTTTTATATTTTAGTAGTAAATGCTTAAAAATAAAAGTAGACTTACCTGTGCCACAACCAGATGCAATTAAGTTAAACTCATCGTCTTTAAAATTATTAACGTCTATTACGTCAGAAATAAATATTTCGCTAATAATAAATCCTCCTTTATGTTATATTTTTTTATTCTGAATTTCGTGAGGCTACCGTAAATTTATAGAATAACCCATGCCGAATTTTTGGTTCTTTGATTAATCGAAAATCCGAAAATTTGCCATATTATTTTCCTCCTTTAAGATAATTAAATTGTTTACAATCCTATTTTTGGTACATATATATAATATATATTATGTACACATTTTAGGATAGGTAACATGAATATAAAACCATGATGTTGCATTTGTTATGTAGTAGAAAAAGAGTATAGCTTTCCCCTACAAAGAAAATTATATCACGGTATTTTATCTGTGTCAACTGTTTTATATGTTATTTAGTGAAATTATTTACTGTAATCAATGATACTTCGGCAGCATAGATCCATAATCAATCAAAACCATTGAAATTGCTAGGATTCTCCGGATTATCTATCTTATAATATATAACATTTTATTAATATTTTTCTTATATATTGGCCATTATTATGTATCTTCGGAAGAATAGTAGCTTAAACCATTGATTTTGCTGAGTTTTCCTGTAAAAAGTAAATATCTTATTATTTTTTATTTACAGGCTCAAAAATCGATGGGATATTGATGTTTACTGGCTTTACTTGAATCTGTATGTTGTATATGTTATTCAATAACTAATTGTCTGAAAATTTGTTAAGCCTTTTATATACTGTATTTGCTCGAAACATCTCCCGAAGTATTCATGAGGTGTAATTGTTAGTTGTGTGAGAATATTATACAATATTATTCGGAGTTGAAAATCAAAGTTGACGTGTGAGTAGAACAGATAGCAGCATACCGGTAAAATAAATCTGATCAAAATTTGTAAATGTACCCCCATACAACGCAGTAAAATCAAGGCTTCCAGAGTATGTATGAAGAGTAAAGTTGACTTTATATCATTTTATCAACTTCTCTTTTACTGGATTAAGATATTTTATGTCAAGTTTACTTGTTATTGAAACCATAGACATTATTTAAAAATTAATTAGATAGATATCAATATAGTTCGTACTTTGCCAAGTTTACTTGTCATAATTAGAAATAATATTAAAGTGATATCGAAATGATATCATTATTGAAATTGGTTATTCATCTGTAATCGTATAATCCATTCTGATTAGCGTAATAACTATAACTTATATTACATCAACATATGTATAACGATTTCTTATATCAACAGTCTGGGACTATGGAATATCAAATTATAACCACAATTAATATATAAATAAGATACATTAATAAATAATTGATATAGGTTTAATCCGGCTTTCTAGCATAATCATAGCTTAAATCAATACCTTAATAAATAATATATACAACAAATGTCTTGACATTTCCGGCAAAAGTAGTATACTTATATGTAGATAGACACTTGACAGTCACACGACAAACCAATATACTTTAACCAAAATAAAGAGGTGAAAGCATGGACTCAATATCAAAGAAGATTAAGACAATACTCATTGATAAGGACTTGAAGCAGAAAGACATCTATACTCAAATAGGAATGGAAAAAGGTAACTTCTCCAGATTACTAAGCAAGGATGAGTTCATTCCCAAGACACTGAAAGACATAGTTGAGGCATTAAACTGTGATATTGAGATTAAGCTTGTCGACAGGGATACGAAAAAAGAATATTAAAAGTTGTAAAAATATATTAAAAAGTTGTTGACATATACAACATAGTATGTTATACTTAATACATAGATAAGAGATACAACAACAACTTAATAGGAGGTAGTCAAAATGAGTAATAGTCATTTATACGTGTCACAGTTACCACAGGAAGTACAGGACGAAATAGTAAAGGAAGCTACAAAGGTGTTTCAGAGATTAGCATATAACGTGGATATAGAGGAAGAAATAGAGAATATACTTTGCTCCAGACTTTCCGACATATCGGACACAATAGACATAAAGAAGTACTTATAACAACCTTAATAGTGGCTCTAGCAACGAGTTAGTGGGTGCAATTCCTACAATGGGTTTTAAGCAATAGCAACCTGTAAACAATAAGTCCTCAAAGATTTATCGGCACTTGAACAATGACAATTAAATCCATTCTGGAATAGTGAAGGGTTACAAGATAGCATCTTGACAGGTAACTATAAAACGTGAAAATCGTTTGTGTAAGCCAGTAAACACTAAATAAAACATTTATTAATTATAGAATGCAGATAATACAAGAATAACAAACATTAAACAGTTACAAGAGTATGACGAACCACCGCCAAACGGGACATAGTAAACGCTTTAATAATGGTAGTTGATAATTGAAAAATATTAGTATTGTCTGCATGAATAACTAATAAATGAAACAGGAAAGGATACCCACATATGAAGAATATTAAAAGACATGGAAACATAATCAAGGCAACATATAACGAGGTTGAGTATATTTTTACTAGCCTGATGGAATTTATTATTGCCTATAGCACACTGAGAAATATTGAGCATTGGCAAGCAAGACAAAGAGAAATTGATCAATTAAACGCAGTAATGTAATTCAAGCTATTTTATCTACATTGTTATAGGTTTGAAGTCTTTAAAAACTTGACTTTGACGAGTGACAAACAAAGTTCCTATAATAACAGCATTGGTCTTTATGCTTTACAATTGACCAACCACTATATGAGGTTTAAACTTATAGGCGGAGCAACTACGATTCGGCACAAAAAAACGTAGTAAACAAATTCAAATATTGGAGGGTTTAGCAATGAGCGAAGATGAAAAGTATTATAATTTTTGTTATGATGAATTTATGAGTATGACCGATTTACAATTTACAAATTATTTTGAATATGCAAACATGGATAATACTGAATACAGTGCATATAGTCAAGCGAACAAAGATAGATAAAACAAAACAAAACTAACATTTTATTCACACTTTGGAGGTGTAAAGCATGAATATAAAGGTATTAAAAGAAACATACAAAACCGTATCAACCGTGAATAGTGAAACATCTAACAGAATGAAAATATCATTATTAAATGAAATACTTAAAATTGAAAATGTTCATACTGCAATTCATGAGAATGATATCGAATATTTAATGATATGTCGTGAACATGCAAACGATAAAAGAGATAAAGGTTATTATACAAGACAAATAAACAAATTAAGCAAACAAAATTAAGATTTTACTTAGTTATTGGTAAACTAAAACCGTTAGAAAGTAGGTATAATGTATAGTTTAAGTATAGAAAAGAAATCAAATTTAATAGGTGAATTAACAAGTTTAAAAATAAAATTAGAAAATGGAATAGAGTTAACAGATATAGAACAACATAGATTTTTAGAAATTGAAAATACATTAATTAAAGATTGCGATACTTGTGCAAATCACATAAACAGAAATTGCAATTTAGGTGATGAAGGTTGTCAAACAAGTATGTATGAACAATATTACAGCAGAGAGAGTAATCAAGATTACTTTGAATGTGTGAATGATTATTCAGATGGAACAATGTCTGTATAAAATAAAAGAATGTATTTATAGTCTATTAGAAAGGAATATAAAATATGAAACACAATCATTATATTATAACTTTTAAGAACGCTAAGACAGTATACGCTTCAGCTTTCAATGAGGACGATGCTTTAATATTAGCGTATGCAATTATGATTAAAAGTGGTTTTACGAGAGAGTTAGAATCTATAAAACAAACACCAAATATATCTGATATGGCAGATACGGATTATATAGCCTAAACAGGCGGAAAGGAATTAAAAGTATGTTAGTAGCTGATACAGTAAATAATACATTTAAACAGGAGGACAGCCGCATGATTGAAATAGAATTATCTTGGGACGTACGGATTAAATGTAATAATTAATAGTAATATCAAACACAAGCAACATAAAAGTACTCTTTTATAAAGATTTTGAAAGGATTCAAACAGATGAATAAAAATATTAAACTTACAGAACAACAGAAAGAACACAATAAAAAAGAAGCATGGAACAAATTGATATCCATTGTTATGGAACGTATAGAAAGTGAAGGGGGCACAAATGCAGCGAAACAGCAATGTAATTGAGTTCTATTCATATGACCAGGTAGTGAGAATATATAGGCAGCATAAGAGAGAGAAGAGATTAAAAATATTAAATACAATAGTAAATCAATTAACCAGCTATAGAGCAAAACATATTGCCGGAGGCCTTAGTCTACTAGTACTCTTAACAGTAATAAGTCTAATACTAAAAGATCCTACAGCTCTGGTATTTCTTTTACCTATATGTTTTGGATTTATGGCTATTAAAGAAGAAATGTAAGATTGTAACAATTATATATTTATAGTATAATTACACAAAGAACTGAAGGGGGTGAAGCATTTGCAAGTTACTGAAATAAAAGGAGATGTTACCTTTTATGAAGATTCAAAAAGGAATAAGTATTATCAAATATATGGGCAAGAGATTTATAGAATTTTAAATGGTAATATGCAATATACGAAATTTGAAATAGATGGATTATATGTAATCAAATTCAATAACAACTGTATTGACGGCTTCTCTATATGGAAAGACAATCAGTTACTTGACAAAGGGTTTTGGGAACTACATAAAGTGAAAGAAAGAATTAAAGAATTAATATGAGAACCAATTATTGATTCTATAGTGAAAAATCAGGAGGAAGAAAACATGATTAAACAAGAAAATTACAAAGAGTTATTATCTTTATATGAAGAGATTAAAAGGTGGCATAGTATTTATAATTTACTTTCACATGCAGTAGTATCTTATACGGTAGACGAAGAAAAAAATCAACAGCAGATAAAATCACTTCAAGAAATCGGAGAGGAAACTTCTAAAATCTGGGGTAAAATTATTCCTATAGTTGAGGATAATACAATTGTAAATGAGTGGTTAAATGGTTGTGGTAGAATTGATATTGAAGTATTAAAGCAAGTAGTTATGTCTTCATTGTATGGGGTAAAGGTAATTGGAATATATACCGAAGGAGATCAGCAGATAAAAGTCAGGTGTAACAACGAAGAAGATAAGTGGCAAATATTTAGAGACAAAGACAATTCATGTTACATTATTAATAAGGATGAAAAGATTAAGATAAATTGAACACTTTATGTGATAAATAAGCTGCACTGATGAGTCTTAAATAGACGAAATAGGAGCGTATAACTCCTATATGTAGCAAATATAACTATTAACAATTAAACAGCCTAAAAAGGCAAGGAAAGAGGTATAGTATGGACACAATATCCAAGGATTATTTAGTTAGACATTTGTTAAAAGCAAAGAAGAAAGTTTTATTAGACTTATCAACAGGAGTTATATATACACCAGATGATATAGAAGAAATGAATCAAGAATACTTCTATATAAGATTAGGTGCAGGTAGCAAACACAAATAAATGTGTAGTTTTACTGTATTAATAGAAAGGAAGGAGTTATATGACATATAACAAAGCTTTAAAAGTAAAAATAGGAGATATTCTTCATGCTAAAGATGGATATACATTTACCGTTGATAAGATAATAGAAGAAACTAATGTAGCCAACACAGAAAAGTTTTTAAAATTCTTTGGAAAGAGTACCCGTGGTATTGATGTATTTTATACTCACAAAAATATAAGATAAGAACCATATGAAACAATTCTTTGGTGCAGAAGTAAATAAAAAAACAGAAAGGAAGTGCCTGTTATGGATAAAATTAATTTAAAAGATATAAGAGACAGAGAATATTATGGAGTTCCTATTGATATTGCAAGAATAATTGATAATAAAAATCATTCATTGTTTTTTAAAGGTTTTGACACATATATAGAAAAAGATGAAAACGATAAAATAGTAGCAACCTTTCATACTAATGAATTTGATTATTATCGTAATGGATTATTAAACAAATAAACAAATGTAACATATTATAAAGGAGATGATAACATGGCTACAGTAAAAATTGGTCGTACAGAAGTAGATAAGGATTTATTTATAACATCCGTTGCAAACGCTAGAACGCTGCCAGATATTTGCAAATCCCTTGGATTGAATCCTTCAGTTGTAACAACAAAGCAAAATATTAAGAACCGTATTTATGAATTAGAATTACCTACGAATCATCTAGTGTACTTTGATTTAAAACCTAGTGAAGAGTTAATGCAGAAGAGAGTTAAAACCTTTAAATTAAGCAAGTCTAATGCGGATTATATGACCAGGTTTTTAGATTCATTACCAGAACAGAGCAGATCAACATATAAATCAAGCTGCGGAAACTTTTTAGAGGGGTTGGGCACTAATGACTTTACCAGAGTATCACCTAAAAGGATAATGGATTTTGCAAATCAAAAGAAAACTGAATCAATGAGAAACAATGTAATGGCACACATCCGGTCAATGATGATATTTTGTGTAAACAGTAATTTAAATGAAGCTAAAGAGAAAGTAAGCAAAGAAATGTTAATATGGTTAATTAGTAAATAAATAAAACATAGAAAGGAATGGTGAAAATGTATGTATTGACAAATGGAACTTATTACTATTCAAAAACAGAAACAAATAAGATAGTAAAAGTTGCTGACTTTAATGATTCGTTTAAGTTTAAAAGTAAAGAACAAGCAAGCGGAGAGCTAAAAAGAGCAACAAAGAAACTTAATGGTTTTATAATTCAAGATTTAGGAGGAACTGACGAACAAGGACAAAAAATATGTAAAAGAATTAGATTTGATACCGATAAAAGAAAAGAGGTTTACCGGAAGTCAAAAGGCCATTGCTGCCTATGTGGTAAATTTGTTGATTATGAAGAATTTACCGTTGATCACATTATTCCCTTAGCTAAAGGCGGTACAAACGAAATTGACAATTTGCAATGTGCTTGTAAGGTATGTAATAACATCAAAACGGATGTACTTCCTAATGAGTTTATGGATAAGATAACAGAAATGATTATTCATAATATGAACAATAAATACAATAAAAATATAGGACATAAAATGATTAAAATGCTCTTTACATCAAATATACATAGGATTATAAAATAAATAATTAGGACAGTATTAAGAATATGGAGGATTAAACAAATGGGATTTAACACAAGAGTTAGACTTACCGAAGAAGATATGAAAGATATTTTAATTAACAGAGATTATGTGGATAGTGAAATAGTAGCAATTATAGTTTCCGCTAAGGCGTGTATTGCTTATGGCAGTGAAAAATGGGTGGTTATATTTCATAAAGACAATGACACATTTGATTTTATTGAAGAAGTTAAAAGTCAAAAAAACTATTTTTATTCAGAAAGATTTGACGCAGGAATAAGAGTTAAAGAAATTGAAAACTCAATATTGGACGTTAAAAAATCAGGATTGAAAGTTGGAATCAATAATTCTAGATTATTTGTAGAAAATACAACTTATACAGATAGAGAAGGATATGATAACACTTTTGGATATGCAGAGATTGATTGTTTTTCAGAGTAATATGCAGCAAATACTTATTTGATAGTTACTAAGAGTGACGAAAGGAGAATAATATGAAACATACCGAATATGGGGTTAGACACATTTGCACTGAGAATGGAGTAAATACAGGTCACTTTCCAATCGAACAATGGTTTGGCACAGATATACAAGGTAAATCTTTAGCAGAAAATGAGGTAAGTTCTTATGTTGAATTGAACGAAAAGTGTATAAAAGAAAATTTACCTACAAGACACGAAATTTATATAATTAGTCGTGAAGTAGAAAATAAAGCTATTGAAGGAACATTGTCAATTTATGATAACGAACAATGCTATGACGATAATGTAAATTATATCGCTATAACTAATGAAGAAGGTGATAGCGTAGATGTCGATTCAATATTTGATATTTTTATTGGACACAAGGTCAGGATAACAGTGGAGTATATAGATTAACAGATAAAATGCTGATTTGGAGCAGAAAAGAGAGGAGATAAAAGCGTGGATAATAATAAACATTTTTATGTAAGTGGTATGTCATATGTAGAGGGAAGATGGGCATCCTGTGGATGGATTATTGAAGCAGAAAACTTTGTAGAAGCTTCAAAAATTGCAGAAGCAGATGAAAAGTTTAGAGTACATTCTATTAGTGATAATGTAAATTATTGATGAAAATCGGAAATTGGTCTGTAGAAAGGATAGAATAATATGAGATTAATAGATGCTGATAGAATGAAAGGGAATACCCCTAATTGGTTACTTGAAACAGATGGAATGAGAACTAGATATTTGTATGATGAATTAGACTATCAACCAACGGTCATAGAAGGAGAAGTTGCAGACGAAAAATTATCATATAAAAGAACAGTCAAAATCAAACCAACAACTCTTTACTATTCAATACAACCAAGATATGTTAAACATATATGTCCTGTGTGTGAAGCAGTAGGGAATAAACATCAACTTACATATGGCGAAGAAAAGTGTCCACTTTGTAATGTTAGTCTTACATGGAATGGTGTTGAGAGATAATAGAAACAATATAAAACAGTCATTTGGAACAGAAAGGATTATTTTAATGAAATATGCTTTAATATGCTTTAATTGCGGGAAACAGCACATAATTGAAATCAATTGTAAGCCAGAGAATTCTAAAGATCTTATAGAAATTTGTAATAAGAATGGATTGTATGGGGTTAGAGACGAAAATAGATCAAGAGGAATAGTATTTTGTAATGAATTTTGTTCTCGTCAGGCAAAGAAGAAAAGTGGTAATTACCCAATAAAGCCAAAATATAAAAAATAGATAAAAAGATTGTTTTACCTAGAAAGGGGGATTTACAGATGGATTATATCCAAGAAAGAAAGCCCGGAGGGCAGAGGGTTAGAGATGGTATACTCTGTACAATAATTGGACTTCAAAATGATAATGGAAACAGAGTTGAGAGCGAGGAATATAAAGCATATCAAAAGGTGATGAATGCGATTATTGATTATTATGGAGATTATGCTGCACCTCTTAAGAATTGAATGGTAACACAATAAACATACTATTTGCTATAGAAAGGAGTAAAATATGGCTGATTATACTACTCATACTATTAAAGTTTATGAGAAAGATTTGGGTTTAATAAGGAGCGCATTTATAAGTAGAGAAACAGAGGAAAGAAGCTTAGCTAATAGTTACTATGGAACCATGGAATATTATGAACATCTTAATAATGTTGAAAGGCTTGAAAAGATAAGAAGTCAAATTGAAGAAATAGCTAAATATAAATAAATGCACAATATAATGCAGATTGGAGATTGTAGCATGGGATTAGGAACCTCCGCAGTTGCGTTTTTCTTATTAATAGTTTTTTTAGGCCATAAAAAAGAAAAAGAAACTGATAAAAAAGAACAGGAAGCTGAGTTCCACCGCGGAGCTGCTGAAAGACTGCAAAAAATGAATGAAGCGTGTGAAACTAGAAAGAGGATGAGTGAATAATATGGAAGTACAAACAATAAATATAACAAGTTTACCACAATATAAATTATGTCAGTTAATTGATCTCGCTGGTTTTAATATTGACATTGGAAGGCTGTGTATTCGCCTGTATGATAAGATAAACCCGAAGGCAGACAAATACTCAGACCTGGAGTTTAAGTCCATTATTGAGGCAGTTAAAGCCGTTCAACCATATGTTAAGGATAAGTATAGGTTTGTAGCATAACAAAGAAAGGGAGATAGTATGGAATTAGCATATAGACCAAAGCAAGCAGAAGATTGTAAGATTTATAACTTTAGAGCCTCTAAGAAATTAAAAAAAGATGGTACGCCAAAGAGAACCAGAAGTAATTCCATAGAAGGTAAGGCTCATACCGTATATCCACTTAAAACAAAAGAAGAAATAATGATTATGAAACTGTATTTTACTAATAAGATAGAAAATGGAGAGAGAGATTTTCATAAAGAGGTGTGGGAGAAGCATCTGCTTTGTTTTAATATGGGATTAAACATAGCGTTACGAGCCGGAGATTTATTGAGATTAACATGGGGTGATGTACTTACGGATAATCTTGAAGTAAAAGATTTTTACAGAATAAAAGAGCAAAAAACCAAAAACTATCGTGACCTGTATTTTAACACCGGGTTCAAATCATATGTAGCAAACTATACCATTGGTCACAAGGAAGAAATTAAATTAGATGACTATATATTCCCTAGTTCACAGGGGGGGCACATTGAAGTAAAATCATTAAATAAAGTCTTGAAACAGGCTGCGAAAGAGTGTAACATTAAGGTAAACATTGGGACTCACTCCCTAAGAAAGACGTGGGCATATCAGCAGCTTATGGCACACAAAAATGATGCTATGTTCTTGTCAGTAATACAAGAGATGTTAGGACATAGTTCACCTCAAATAACACTTAGGTACGCTGGAATTGAGGGTGAATGGGTAAAACAGTATTATGAAGATGTTATATTATAATTCGAGTAAGAAAGTGGGGATTTACTATGTACGACGAAGTTAGAGCTGCTAGAATAAGTGCCACGGAAGGATTTTTAACCTTATTGTCTGGAATGAGAAAGATTCCGGCCAGTACACCTGAAGATAAAGCCTATAATAATGCATTGGCAGACGCATTTGATTATTATATAGAGAATGAACCAAAAAATATATATGATTTTACAATAAAACAAGGTAAATGGATTAGAGATTAAGTGAGCCAAACAGAGATTTTATAGATATAGGAAAGGAGATTTTACATGAAAGCTTATATTATAAAGTATGCTCTAACTGATGGAATTTGCGAGGTCGAAGCAGAAGATAAAGGAAATGGTATGATTAAAGTCAGGGGCAAAGAATCATACAATGACGCTCTTTATCATGGTAAAAATAGAGAATGGTGTGATAATGAGGAGGATGCAATTAAATATTCAGAAGAATTAAGAGCTAAGAAGATTAAAGCACTAGAGAGGCAATTAGCAAAAGTAAGAAGTTTGGACTTAAAAGTAATTGAAAGAGAATAAATACATTATTTGGTATAGAAATGAGGTGTTACGATGAATTGGAAAGATTTATTATATAAGAAAATTGAAGAATTGAAAGCAGATCAAGAGAAAATACAAAAGAAACTAGATAAGTAACTTTCTAGTAACCCATTATCCAACATTGGAAAGAAAACAGATTTAATGTGTGAAATTCAAAGCATACAGAAGTCAGTTAACACATTATATGAGTGCATTGGAAGAGATAAAGAAGTAAATGAGTAAATGAAATCTTATTTTATATTTAAAGGAGGATGGAATGAGTAAGAGTGGATATGAAATTTATTGTGATAGAGAGCAACCAAAAATTTTAGATTCAAAAAGCGTTCTTTCACTTGCTGAAACAATTGAGAAGCTAAAGGATTACAAGATACATTTTAGTCAGTTGTTTTATGAGGGAATGGTTTCTATGGCTGCCACTATATATAAACGTCAAGAGAGTGAGATTGAGGACTTGGTAGCTGGAAAAACTTATTGGATGATATAAATGTAGATAGAAAACGATTTTGATTCGATTGGAGGAATAAAATGATGGAAGAAACTTATGTAGGAATTATTATATTAGATAATGATGCAACAGTACCAGTAAATTGTAAAGCAGTAACAGACACAGAAGCTAAAGAAAAAATAGAGAAATTTTGGATTAATACTGAAGGTGGAAGACCTATAAAAGATATTGTAATAGCAAGTGCAGAATTTGGTTCATATGTAATAAAATAACACTAATAAATACGTTAAAATATAATAAAGAGGTGTATTTATGGAAAAATACAGAGGAATTGTAAGAGAAATTTATGAATATGAAGTTGAAATAGAAGCTGAGGATAGTGGTTTCGCAATAACAAAACTAAAGAAAGTATATGAAGATGATTCAGTAGAAGGTGTTTTTGTTGCCGAGGCAAGTACTTATTTACGAGCAGAATTTAGTCTACGAAAATAATATATTGCAAATAAAAAAGTAATTTTACATAGAAATGGAGAGGATGGAAATTAGAAAAATGGTGTATACGTATGATGTATATAAAATATTAGAAAATGCCATAAATGAATGTATAAATAAAAATATATATAATGAATGGGAAGAATTAATCAATAGTCAATATGAACAAGAAAATTTAAATGACAATTCATTTGTGGCTGTTTTTGATGAAATAGAATCTGGTAAAATTGTTACAAGCAAATTCAAAATTACAGTAAGTAGACTTGACTAAATGAAACTTAAATTTTATGCTAAAAGTAGAAAGGAGTGGTACATAATGAAGATAACAAAATTTAGAGATATACCACAGTTTACCAGAGATGGTAATTGGCAATGTGATTTCGATATAAAATATATTGTAAAATGGGTAAATGAACAAATAAGTGAAAGTGGATTACAACTTAATCCAAACTTTCAGAGAGGTCATGTGTGGGCTGAACAACAACAGATAGCATTCTTAGAATATTTCTTTAAAGGCGGAAAATCTGGAACAGTTATATATTTTAATAAACCTGATTGGCATGGAAGAGTAAAAGATGGCTCATATAATGAATATGTATGTGTTGATGGATTACAACGAATTACTGCTATTTATAAATTTGTTAATAATGAGATTCCTATATTCGGTACATTTTTTAAAGAATTTGAAGACCAACCACGAATGAAATATACAATGAAAATAAATGTCAATGATCTTAAAACAGAAGAAGAGGTTTTACAGTGGTATGTTGATATGAATGCAGGTGGAACACCACATACGAAAGATGAAATCGAAAAGGTAAAAGAAATGATAGAACATTTACAGATTAAGGAGTAAAGATGCAACGAAGAAAAAGAATAATTGGTATATGTGGGAAACAATTTTTACAAACTGAGCCAATGAAAAATGGAGAGATACATTTTACTTGTGGAGGTGATGATGCTTACTGGCTTAGAACAACTTATAGCAAACAAGACATACAAGAAGAAATTAATTCAGTATGTAGAAACTGTGAACACTGTGTAAAATAACATAAAATGAGAATTTTATATTAAGGAACTAAATTATAAATGGAATATTTAAACAGTAGATTTGTTTGAATTAAGACTTGAAACCCATATGGGTTGTGGTGTATAATTGATAAACAGAACAAACGTTTGCATTGAAAGGAAAGTTGAAATGCCCTTCTTTAATAATACACCAAAACCTACATTTAAGTTGGATCTCGACAAAAATAAATATGTGCCGGTAATTGCAAGCTATGATACTGAAGGAAACTGTAGACCATTATATTTCAGATACAATAATCCAGATGGGACAAGTGAAAAAATTCCTATTGATAGGGTTGAGAAGGTAATGCCAAATAGTTTATTCGGTTTTAATTATTACTGTGTTGTAACGATTAATGAAATTCAAATGATGGTTGTATTATTTCATTCAAATGAGGATTACAAGTGGGCATTGAGATTATATTAAGAATAAAAAAGAGTAGTTTTATTTTGATTGTATATCCAAATTATACCTAAACAGAAGATAAAAAGTAATAATAAATACCATAAATTATTAATATTTCGAATATGCTACAACTTTTTTATAAAAAGGTGTTGACATGTTCTATTTGTTGTATTATAGTTTAAGACATGATATATAGAACATATAAAAACTATATGAAACGGAGAGGATGTGTCGATGATAATTTATTATAACTATAACTTTTTTTAAACTTCACACAGAAGGGAGAACTATGAAACATATAAAACAAGAAAACACGAGTTGAAAAGGAGAGATAATAATGAAAGAGAATAATATGTTACTTAAAAGAGGAGATATATTTTATATTGATATTCCAAAGGTGATTACTGATCCCAACAAACAGGCTGGTTGTAGACCATGCGTAATTGTATCAAATGATGCAAACAATAAATATTGCAATAGAGTACAGTATGTTCCACTAACAACAAAAATGACAAAGAATAATCTTTCTACGCACATACATATAAGTTATACGGAGCTGCCAGAGGAAAGTATAGCTTTATGTGAAAGTGTAGATTCTATAGATAAGCGTTTTATAAAAGAAAAAATAGGAGAAATGCATTCCTATGATATGGATATGATTGATAATGGATTAGCGATCCAAATACTCCCTAAGAAAAGTGTGCGTTTTATAATTGATAATAAAAGTCAATTTTCTTTTGCCTAAACAAAATATATAACAACATATTGACAAATTTATGTATAAATGCTATTATGTAAATATATTATATTTGTTCGTAGGAGGAATAAGTATGAAAGACGATAAAGCACTACGAGAGGAATTAATGAGGCAAATAGCAATCATTAATAAGCTACCTAGAACAGTCCGAAGAGAAATCGAGTACTCCCTGAAAGAAGATTATAACGTGGGGTACGACAAGACAATTGATATTTTCAATGGAATACTCAGAGTTGAGACTTTGCCTTACCACATGTTATATAAGTTAATGAAATCAATTAAGAAGGTTTCTATTAGTGACGATAGGATAAACTCCGGAGCTCTAAACGAAGATTCATATTTTTATGAACTTGAGAAAGAAGAATATGGTAAAAGGATAATGTCAGACAAAGGAGAAGAAGATTTTGACATTGTAATAAAATCTGGTAATTGGTTTAGAGTGAACATATATCCATACGACTATATATTTATTCATACCGATGTAAATGAAGTTGAGAAATGGGATTTTTATAATAAGCTAAGATACAATCCTGACACTCAAAGAGATTTAATAATTGTAGAGAATGACGGGGTACCGATTGTTAAACTTAATCTAAACAAGACGGCCTTGAAGGAAATTAAAAATGGCATGCAAGACCTGACTCAATTCCCCACAATAGGAACAATAAATATAAATCCAGAAATAAATGGCGGAAATACGGTATTAATAAAAGACGGAGATTTAATAATTCCAAAAGAATTAAAACTTGATTTAATTGATGGATTCCATAACCATGAATCGAAACTGGCGGTTAAAAGGAATAATCAGGATTGGAATTATCCGTGTGATTATTATTTGACATTTTTCGATACTGAAAAAGCAAGAGATTATATATATCAAATGGACAGAAAGACACACTTATCAAAGTCTCAATCTATAAGGATTAGTGGCTCAGATCCAATCTCGTATATAATAAATAAGTTAAACACTTCAACCAGATCCAGGCTAAAAGGTACTATTGATAGCAAGTTAAATGTTTATATCTATGAAATTATAAAAAAAATAATGGATGTAAATAAGGATAATCAATTCGAAATTTATGAAATTATTTCTGATAATTTAAATTACTTAATAGCTCATGACAAGAAAAAATCTTCACTGAGCAAAGAGGATTGGTTCACATATATCTATATTATAAATAAATTAATAATAAAAGAGTATGATTTTGAAAAACTGATAGAGCTAAATTCATTTAAAGACTACATGCAAAATCTTAAAATAGCGAATAAGCCAACTAAAACACAAATGAACGAATTAGACAAGATTATTGAAGGGGTGAGATAACAATGTTTAATATAGAAGAGTCTAGAAAACTAAAGGAACGATTTATAGAAAGCGACTACTGTAATTATGACGATCAAGTTAAATTTACAGTGGAAAGAATGTTTAAAAGAGCAGAAACTATCGAGATAGATGAAAATTCAGATTTATCAATGTTCAACTCTACTCAGGTGTATAGGTTGCTCAAATATTTTAATGCGACATCAAAGAATTATCTGACGCTTGTATGTTTCTATTTTAATAGGTATTTTTTATTTTGTTTACAAGAAGGATTTATTGATGGGAAAAATGTTAAAAATTATTACGCAATAAATTTTTCAAAATCTATAATAGACGACGTTATTCCAATTGAAATAATTCAAGAAAAATATATACCACTTGAAACGATACAGGACTATATGGATATTTTTGATGATTATGTGATTAAATTATTATTATATTCACCCTATATAGGGATATGGGGTAATTCATATGAAGAAATATTGGGACTAAAATTATCTGATTTGAATGAAGATGAAAAAGCAATTACTTTGGTTAATGGTCGAGTGGCTAGAGTTGATGATACATTTATACAAATATTAAAAAAAGCAGAAAAAGAAACATGGTATCATCCTGAAGGAATAGAAGAAGCTCGTAATTATAAAGAGTCAAGACTATATGCCGAAAGCAAATATATTATCAAGTCAGCAGGCAAAAAATCAGCAGCGTCAGGAGCAAGTAACACTATTATAATGTCTAAATACAGAGACATTCAAAGAATAATTGGAAATAAAATGATTAATTGTGGGAACCTTTATTTGAATGGATTAATAAATTTTATTAAGCAAAAACATGAGTTAAATGGGGTTACGCTTAAACAGGTGTTCACAGAGAAATCAGGGCACGAATATGTTTATGAAAAAGAAACACAGCAATATATAGAAGAATTTGGTTCAAAAATAGCAATGAGAATGTTGAGATATAGACTTAAAGATTTTATAGATTTGTTTTAATAATATTGGTGGATAAACTTCCACCATATATTATAATTTATTATAAAACATATAAAACAGAAACAGATAAAAATCATATTGATATTTTTCTTAAAACGTGTTATATTATATAAAAGAACATTTGTTCTGATTGAGAGATGAAAAAAAGAGAAGTACAGTAAAGTTTGGCGACCTCCTGTACTTCAAAAATGATAACCATTATCCATTGGATAGGTATGAGGTAATAATACCATGAATCTGCCTATTCTACAAGTTAAAGTTTTTTTAAGCGAAGAAGGGAGATTCGTATTTATGGTAAAAAAGAAAAAAGTGGAAGAATTGATAGACAAAATTGATTGGGATCAGTTTAATGGTGCTACCGGATTTCTTATATATGAAAAAATAAACAAAGAGATTACATATAAAGTTGAGGCTATAAGCTGCATCATTGATTCAGGTATTCTAATTATGGAAGATCCCACATTCAATCTTAATAGCGGTTTTCTAATTAATAATATTGAAAATATAGATTTTGCAGATTGCTATAAGATTAATTTTAATTCAGGTAAGAGCATTTCAATTACAACATTATATTAAAACCGAGAAGGCAGCCTATAATGGCTGCCTATAAAAATAAATATTTTACAAAATAACATATAAAACAATTGACAGAGGAAATAAATGGTGATATAATATTATTGTAATACAAATTAACTTTACAATCACTACTGGATAACATATGTAACAGTACATATTTAAAAGGGGAGTTTTACAATTGGAGTATGAATAAAGAATATAGAGGGAGGGTCATATGACAGTCAATGTACCATTAGAGACGGATTCAATTAACTTGATATGGGATATTCTTGTAAAAGAATCCTGTAATGAGTTCATGTGGATACAGAAATGTAAAACGGCAAAAGAATTTTTAGATCACAAGACTAGAAAAGATAGCTGCGACGAGCTAATAAAGAAATTAAACGATTATAGGAACTAGGAGGATTTTATGATGTTAAAAATAATCAAATATTTATTACAAAAGAAAAATTTGAAGTTAACCAGGAAGGATAATAGTAAAAGACTCCATCTTATGACTCAGGAAGAAAGAGAAGATTTCTTTAAAGAAGGGAGTGAGGGACTATGAGAAAAATGTTAAATGGGGTTATCATTGATGTTCCAGAATCGGTCTCATCCGATTATTTGGAACATTATAAGCAACTTTACATAAGGGAATGCCAAGAAACACTAAGGTTACGAAAAATCGTTAAAGAACTAACATATAAAACAAATGATTCAAAATGTAAAAGATGTCTAGGTGAAACTGTAAACTATTATGATATAGGGAAACGGGTGTGCAAGACATGTGGGAATACGGAAAATATTTAAGTTGCGACCGATGTCCATACGAAGATACTGATGAATGCTTAAAATGTATAAATCACATAAAAGATAAAGAAATGGAGAGTGATTATAAGGAAAATAAATTTAATGAAAGAGAGGATATTGTATGAACTATTATTATGTGCTGAAGCCTTATGTTGAATTAATTTGTATGGGAGTTATAGGAATATCTACGATCACCTGTATTACCGACAAGATAAAAATAAGAAGAAAATAAGAATAAAAGGAATTTTTGATTCAGAAAGGAAGTTATATGGAAAATAAAATAATATTAAAAGAAATGAATGGAGAAGTATTAACCGACAGCAGATATGTGGCTGAGAAGTTTAACAAAGAACACCGGAATGTTATTCGAGACATTAGAAAAATAATAGATGAACTGGGGTCTGCTCAAAATTGTGCACACCTATTTAAAGAAAGATACTATGTTAATGATCAAAATAATCAAGAATATCCAATGTTTGAATTAACTAGGGATGGATTTTCTTTGCTGGCTATGGGGTTTACCGGTAAGGAAGCTCTGAGATGGAAGTTGGATTTTATCGAAGCATTTAATAAAATGGAAGATCATATAAAAAGACAAAGCACAAGAATGATTCCCTCTACATATAAAGATGCATTAATACAATTAATTGAACAATTAGGTGAAAATGAAAAGCTCCTTGAAGAAGTAGATAGGTACAAAAGATTTTTATGCGATACTAATGAAAGACTTTCAAAAACACAATTAGCAACTAAATTAGATACAAAACCACAAACGTTAGCAGCGAATCTTAAAAAGGCTGGAGTTTATACTAAAACATCTCAAATAAAAGAAGATTTCTTGAGAAAGTATCCAAATACAAAGTTAATAATAGAAAAGATTAATCCCTATACCGATCCAAATACAAAAGAAGAGAAAGAAGATGTAACTTTTGAGTGGACTTATGAGGGAGCTAAGACAGTTGTAGATTATTTAATTTCATTAGGTATGGTTACATATACGGATAATTTGGGATTTAAACTAGTAAGAGCATAAAATATGGGTTTGGTATTGAAATTGGAAAGGAGATGATATTATTAAAAAAGAGAAGAAATGTAAGAACTGTATATTTTCTAAGTATTTGCAAGGAGAATCAATATTTGCATCAGGATATATATGCTATAAAAATCCATTTAAACCGAAATGTAAGGGGTTGTTTGGCGGCTGTGGAAACGACAAAGAAAAAGAAATGTAAGTCAAATGGAAGATTTATTGTCAATTTATGAAAGGATATCATAATGGTTGAAAGAGACAAAGAAAAATATGATTTAGAGGTAATGAAAAATAGAAATAGAATTAACAGATTGACTAGATTAGAGTCTTCAGGTTATGGATTAATTAAAATGAATGATGAATGGTGCAATCTGTATTGTGAGAGTCAACCTGTAGAGCACTGTAATAGTTGCGCGATATACGAAGCTGTACAGCGACTAGGAGAGCTTGAGGATGAAATAGAAAGATTGCATAAAAACTAATTTTGATACTGAAAGGACGTTTATGGAAAATATTATGATTTTTGTTGTTAGACAATGGAGTTACGATTCTTCTGGAATAAATATTGTTACAACTGATTTAAAAGTTGCAATAAACGAATTATTAAATACGTTTGGATGTTTTGGAAGTGAGGGTAACGGTAAAGCATTAGACGTATGGGAAAACAATAATGAAAAATTTTCTATCGCGTGGTATATGAACGATGACAGTAATAGTCTCGACATATATAATGGACTATTGGAAGATTTAAAGAGGTATACAGATTGTTCAATCAAGGGTCAAATTATTAATATAATTAATAATATTAAGACGGAATATGTGATAAATAAAGAACAAAAAGAAAATGAACTTAGAGAAAAAGAGAGGATTGAAACAATGGAACGTGAAATGAAGCTGCTAAAAGAGCTACAAGAAAAATATAAAGATATATTATAATCAACAGCAAAGACATATTTGATAGTGAAAGGTGGTGAAATCATGAATTTAAAAGAGATGCATGAAACAATAAAAAATGCTTATGAAAATACTCCAAATAATAAAAATCCAGAAAAAATTAATGTGGTATTAGACTTAAGTGATCCTTCCATAGGATCGAGAGCTTCCGTAAATATAGAAGGAATACGCTTCGGAATTGACTGGGAGTCTGGACAGCTAAGAATACGACCATCAGAAGAAGTTGTAAGTAAAGAATATTGTGAGGGACTAAGAGAGAAGAAGCCAGTGTGTTCTTCAAATGTGATTCAAGGATATTGGTGTCCGACTTGTTTAACTACCGTGAAAAGAAAATCAAAGTGTTGTCCTAACTGTGGACAATTACTTAGTAAATAACATATAAAACAATTAAAATAGTTGTTGACAGATGATACTACAGGTGATATACTTATCTTGTCAGCAAGTATTATACTAAATAACAAATACAACAAACTAAAATAAGAAGGGGCGAAACTCTAGTGATTGAAACAGTTATTAATGGAAAGGAGATCTGCCAGTGTAGAAAATGTAATCTAGTTTTCCATCAGAGTCAAATAAGGAGAGTAGATACGGGATTAGGAGTGGAATTACAGTGTCCAGACCCGGCATGTGGCAGCAAAAGCTTTGGATTGATTGATTATCCAGAGAAATACGAAGATAACATTACATATAAAACAGAAAAGTTTTTGAAAAAGAAAAAGAAAGACAGTGTACATATAGCAAGTTACAGCATACAATATAACATATAAAACAATAGCGAGGTGAAATTATGGATGATAAAATGAACTCTTACATTTACACACTTTGCGAAGAAATTAGGATTTTCAAAATGCTTAAAGAGAATTCGAAAACAATTGATAGTTTTGAGATATCGGTGCTTGATTATTTAAATAATAGCATTAAAGCGAAGAAGAAACTCCTTGGACTAAATAAAAAGACATTAGAAGAAATGTTTAGAACACATTTAAAAAATAAAACAATAAAGGAGAAATGATGAAACAGGTAAAAGTAATTATTTATTTTTTAAGCTTCATAATGATGGCGGCTGGGTTTACTCTATTATATAAGCAATATGGTAATACAGCTGTGATGTATGGATTGATATCAACTGTTGGAACCACATTATATTCATGGATTGATTTTTACAAAGAAAAATAAAAATAGAATGTTTGTTTGGTTTTGATTTAGAAAGGAGTGATTTAAATTAATATTAAAAAGGTAGACAAAAAGAATAAATTTATCTCATTGTTTAATCCAGATACGGGGTTTTATATGAGAAGCGGAGTAATAGAGAATGGCAAAGACACAGGAAAAGACCCATTTATGACTTCATATCCAGAATTAATTGATATTGGAGTTATGGGACATTGTGTACACGGAGCAAGTGGATTGTGTTTAAAGTCAGGAGTCCAATGTTATCAAAACGGATTAAAAACAAAAGTACCGAATATGACATTAGATAATTTCAAAAGAATTGTTGATGAATGTAAAGGTAAAACATTTCAGTTAGCTTTAGGCGGCAGAGGTGATGTAGATCAACATGAGGATTTTGAGGAAATATTAAAATATTGTAGGCAAAATAGAATTGTTCCAAATTTTACTTCTTCCGGTTTAGGATTCACAGAAAATATAATTAATATCTGTAAAAAGTATTGTGGAGCAGTAGCGATTAGTTGGTATCGTCAAGAACATACATATAAAGCAATTCAAATGTTATTAAATGCAGGTATTAAAACTAATATTCATTATGTACTTGGCAATAATTCCATTGATGAAGCAATTGAAAGATTAAATACAAATGATTTTCCAAAAGGAATTAATGCAATAATATTTTTATTACATAAACCAGTGGGATTAGGGCAAGAAAGTAATGTATTAAAAATGGATAGTCCAAAAGTGAAAGAATTCTTTGAAATTGTAGATACTGGAGATTTCAATTTCAAGATCGGATTTGATAGCTGTACGATTCCGGCATTAGTTAATCTTACAAAAAATATAAATCAAGACAGTTTTGATACGTGTGAAGGCGGAAGATGGTCAATGTATATTACATCGGATATGAAAGCTATTCCGTGTTCATTTGACAATCAGGAATTAAAATGGTTTTATGATATATCAAACGATTCAATTCAGAACGCATGGGATAGTGAACAGTTTGAGGATTTTAGAGATCATTTTAGAAATTCATGTGGGAATTGTAGTAAAAGAAATGAATGTATGGGTGGTTGCCCAATTAGAAGACAAATAGTATTGTGTGATAGAAAGGAGAAAGATTTATATGAAAGTAAGAATTGATTATGTAACTAATTCAAGTAGTTCTAGTTTTATTTGTTTAAGGATTAATAATAAATTAAGCAAAGATATTCTCAAAGAAAATGGTCTTCCAGATGACAATTCGGATGAATTTAGTGATGCCGTAGAAAATAATAATTGGGAAGATTTTAATCTAAAAGGAAATCTAACTGCATCGGTAGGCGAGGGGAGTTATTTAAATTATATTGGATATGATTTAAGTGAAAGGGAATTGTCAGAAAAGACATTAACACAAATTAAGGATGAACTTGTAAAGAAATTTAACGATACATATGTAACACAAATAACCAATAACGATGTTTCTTTTGATTATGGAGAGATAGAAAGGTAGGATAATAAATGAAAATTCGTACAGATTTTGTAACTAACAGTTCTAGCAGTAGTTTTATTGCAGTATTTGGGATAGCTACAGATAATGAAATAGCACTAAAAAGCGCAGAAGAAAATAAATTGTCATCTTATGTAATGACTGGTAAAGAGTTATTAGACGATTATGAGAATTTACGTTATGAGAATACCTGTGATGATTGGTGTTGGGTAGATCCATTTCAAGATAAACAAGAAATTGTCGAAGATAAACTATATTTTATTTATAGTAATTACACGGATGTTGAGGCAGATGAAGATGGTGAAGTTATAGAAGAAGATGTAGATGAACATTATGAATACGTATCAAATAAATTAAACGGGCTAAAAGGATTTGATTTAAACATTGAGCAAGGGTCAGGAAGGAATGGTTGATTATGAAGATTAGAACAGACTTTGTTACCAATTCGAGTAGTAGCAGCTATATAATTGCTTATCGGGATTTGCCAACTTTTGATGATGAAACGTTAAATAAATATCCATTCTTAAAAAACTATGGAAAACTAATTGAAAAAGTTTTGTTTACAGCAGGAGATAATGATACGGATGAAGGTGAAAAATTTTCAAGCATAGAAGAATACAACCAGTATATAGTAGAAAATTATGGGTGGAGTAAAGCAAATACAATTGATAAGATTCTTGAAGATGATGATTATTTAACTAATAAATATAACAAGGCAATTGAAGCATTAAATAATGGTTATAAAATTTTATGTAAAAGTGTTGACTATAATGATACTTACTGTTCTAACATGATTAATTCATTAGCAGAAGATAAAGAAAACTTTATTATATTGGAGGATGAATAATATGAAATTTAGGAGAGATTTTGTTACTAATAGTAGTAGTTCAAGTTATGTATGTGAAATTTGTGGTAGAGAAGAGAGCGGATGGGATATCAGTTTACGTGAATGTGAAATGATGGAATGTGTAAATGGTCATATTTTTTGCATTGACGAAGCTTTGGAAGTTGATTCAAAAGAGCTTATACAGATTATATTAGAATCAGAATATAACAAAAAAACAGAAGCAGAACTTAATGAACTAGAAAATGAAGAATTGATGGAATTAGCCTCAGACGGGGGGTATTATGAGGTTCCAGAATGTGTTTGCCCTATATGTCAATTTATCGAGTATTCTCAGTATGATTTAAGTAAATATCTAGAAAAGGAATATAAGATTAGTAGAGATGTAGTATTCGCGGAAGTAAAAGCCCTTAACAAAAGAAGAAAGAAATTGTACGAAAATGAGTACATTACATATGTTTGTAAGGAATTTAGCCTTAATCCTACCGAAATTGTTGCAGGGTGGAAAGAGAAATTTGGATCGTATTCAAAATTTAGAGAATTCATAAGAGGATAAAAGAGGCATTTTATTTTGAAAATTAGATTTTTGGTTATGACATTTATGTCCTTACCTAAAATTCATAGCAGGAGGGAAATGATATGGAACGTTATAATTTAGAGGAAGCAATTAAAATTTTAGGGTTAGAAATGCGTGCCGAAATGGCACACGAAGGAGTAAATTTTGATGTTGCTTGTAGAACAATTTTAAAAGCTGTTAGAAAATCGGAAAAAATTGATGAATTAGAGGATAAGTATTTTAATATAGCAGAAGGAAGGATAATGTCTGCATAGAATAGAGGTTTTATTTAAAGTTAATGAATGGAAGGAGAATGTTTAATGAATAACAAGATTGACGAAATCAAAATTTTAACAGATATTATCAAATCAGCAGTAGAGGAGGCAACAGCATTGGATGGCGCCATGGAAAAACTAAAATCTGTAACTAATAATGATAATATTGTTAGAATAAATGGAAATAATTTTACGGATTATGACAAAGCAATTGACTATATAGAAAAATTAAAAAATAAAGAAATAGCGAAATGGTTTTTTCATGATGCAAATTTGTATGGTATCGGATATGCAATTTTAAAGTGGTGTAAGGCCAATGATAAATACTATAACGAAAATATTCTTAAATCAGCAATAGACGAATATTCAGTTACCCCACAGATGGGTGGAAGTAATTTTGCAAATGATGTTTTAAGGATTTATAATAAAATTCTTGAATTACCACGATATAGAGGGTTAGTTTTTAAAGGATTAGAAAGATAATCAATATCAAAGTGATATTTTATACAGAAAGGTGGTATTAAATGAAAATTGTAGCAGTTTCAAAGGAAAATCTCAGTACTGAAAATGATATTTTAATTGCCGAGAATGTAACAGATTCAAATCTTGCGATGGCCATGATCCAGGGCATAAATAAATCCGGACTTAAAAAGAACAATTATAATTACACCTTGGTTGGAGACGACTATAATCTTTATAAATGGAATTATTAATTATATAAAACAGGTGTTTTGTTTTGAAAATGAGAGGAGAAAATATGAGTCAAAAAGAAGTTGATACACAGTTAAAGTCAGCAAGAGACAGTTTAGATAAACTTGAAAGCATTGTTAATTCTACAATCGATCAAATTAATTCACAAAATAATTTAACTCCAATACAGCCAATTAAGCCATTATATTTAAAAAGTTGCAGGGTTAGAGATTGTGAGAGTTCAGGATGGTCTAGTTATCACTACATAAGATTTGATGTTCCAAAAGAGTGTGTAAAGATTTTAAATAAAACACATAAAGATATTCGTGGAGATGAAACATGGGAATATTATCAATTTAGCTACAATACTGAAAAAAGTAAAGAAAATTTCCTTACCATACTTAATGCTATTGAAGAATTGGACAGTGTGACAGATGAGGAAAATATTAAAGCTAGTCAAACAAATACTCATACGAGAGATATGGTTATGAAAATGCTTAACGACATTGGAGTACCGACTAAAAAATACGAATATAAAACTAGTAGAGCAAGAAATAAAGAATGGGTTAGCTGTGCATGGACTTATGAAATTCAATCTGCTTTTAGTATGTATTCCAGTAACATCATTTCTACTAAGAATAAGTTGATTGAGATGTTTGATAAATTATATAAAACAGACCAAGATAAACGCAGAGAAGAAGAAAATAAAAAGCAGCAAGAGATTCAAAGAAAAGAAAATGATAGACAATTAGCTTATATGTTATCGAAATATGAGTTAGATATTACATCGGATTGGGAAGACCTTCAACGTTCAATCATAGATAAAAATAAATATCTTTACCTAGCTCATTTTCTAATGATGAACAGAGGAGATTGGAATGACGGCTATAGTTATGCAAGAACTGGTCTAGGTGGATTTAAAGTTGAAACAGAACAAGATAAAGAGATTTTCGACTGTATCAATAATATAGCTACTACATATGAAGATGTTGATGGTAGATATTTTAGAGACTGTACTTGGAATTACGATGTCTTATATGGAATTGTAAAAGAACAGAATCCAGCATTATATGAAGATTATCAGAAAGTTAGAGAACACATTGAAGATTATTAATACTATATGTAGTGGCATACTAAAACAATACATACAATATATAGACTAAAATATGCATAAAATCAAAGTTTGGTTTGCAAAATGGAGGTGAAACATGAGGATTTGTAGGCATTGTGGGAAAGCTATGAGCGAAGTTTTGAGTTTTTCGAGTAGTAAAAGATTAAGATTTAACACATGTAACAAGTGTCATAATGAAACACCAAAGAACAAGTTAACAGATAAAGAATTAGATGAGAGATTTGGAAAGGACGATAATACATATGGCAAGAAAATTAGCAAGTATTAAGATGGTAAGTGATATGCTACCAATTGAAGGTAGAGATAAGATTGCATTGGCAATGGTTGATGGATGGCAAGTAATTATTAATAAAGATCAGATTCAAGTAGGTGATAAGGTTGTTTATTGCGAGATTGACAGCGTTATGCCTGAGATTGAGAAGTTTGAATTTCTAAGAAGTAAGAAGTTTCGTATTAAAACAATGAAAATGGCTGGTGTACTTAGTCAAGGTATTTGTTTCCCATTGAGCATCTTGCCAGAAGGTAAGTATGAAGTTGACCAAGACGTTACCAATATCTTAGGTATTAAACAGTACGAAGAAACTATGGATGTCGATAGCAATACCCAATCAGAGCCATCTACTAAAAAGAAGTATCCAAAGTTCCTGATGAAATTTTCATGGTTTAGAAAGTTAGTATTACCAAAGAAACAAGTAAAAGGATTCCCAGACTTTATTAGTAAGACTGATGAAACTAGAATTCAGAATGCTCCATTCTATTTAAAGAATAAAGATGAATGGGTTGCAACAGAAAAGGTAGACGGGCAGTCAGGAACATTCTTCTTGAGAAAAGAAAAGAGTAAAGGTTTGTTTAAGAAAGTTACATATGATTTCGGAGTTTGTTCAAGAAATCTTAGAATTTGGAATGAAGATAGTTCTTCATATTGGACAGTTGCTAATAAGTATAATATTAAACAGTTACTTAAAGACAACATTGGAGATGACGATTATCTTGCTATTCAAGGTGAATGTGTTGCATCTAATGTTCAAGGGAATAAATATCATGTCACAGAACCAGACTTGTATGTATTCAATGTATTAAAACCATCTGGAAGAATTGGTTCAGTAGAAGCCAAAGAATGGGCTAATAAGAACGGTTTAAATTTTGTTCCGATTATTGATGAACATTACGTATTGCCAGACAGTGTTAAAGAAGTATTAGAGTATGCACATGGGACAAGTAAATTATATGATACGCTGCGAGAAGGAATTGTATTCAGAAGTAAGGATGGCAAACAGAGTTTTAAGGCTGTTGATCCATTGTTCTTACTGAAGCATGATGAATAATTCAAAATAAAATTGCCGTTTGACGCACAATTAGAAAGGAGAAGTAATGTGGATAAACTACTAGTATTATTTACAATGATGTTTTTACATATTGTTGATGATTATTATTTACAAGGTTGGTTAGCTTCAGCAAAACAAAAGAGCTGGTGGGAGAAAAATGCACCGGATAAGCTTTACAAACATGACTATATAATAGCGTTATTTATGCATAGTTTCAGCTGGTCATTTATGGTTATGATGCCAACTACAGTTTATTTATTGTTACATGGTCGTACGTGGTTTCCGCTACTATATGTTTTAAATTTGGTAATACATATGATCGTTGACAATATGAAAGCTAATCAGCATAAGATAAACTTAATTGAAGATCAATTAATACATATATCTCAAATTATTATTACGTGGTTAATTATTATCTCTACAGTATAAAAGTGACATATAAAACAGTATATGAAATCGACGAATGATAATGAAAGTGAGGTGAACTTATGAATAGAATAACATTTAATCTTTTAGAAGTTGAAACTTTTTTAAATGAACTTGGCGTAGAGACTAGAGAAGATGACGATAGCTTCAGAAAATTTAAAGATGTACTTAATAATTTAGTAGACGTATGGGATATGACAGATGAAGATACTAAAAAAGATATAATTAAAAACTTAGCGATCAAATAATAGATAAAACAAGGCTTTTATTCACAATTTGAAGGAGGTGGCACTAATAGATAAAGAAGAGTTTAAGAATGAAATGGTTGAAATTGCCGCTGACATGTACAACAAAGGAGCTATTTCAATACTTGAGACACTAAAGAAATTCGTTGAGTTACAAAATGCCGATATAACAAAAGAATCTATTTTGGAAATTTGTAATTGTTGGATTGATAATATTAATAAAAAATAAAGGAGATTACACATCATGATTATTTCAAAAGGAAAAGCATACAAGAGTATCAATGTTATTTTAAGCGAAGAAAGAGAGTTGAGAATTGACGAAGGAATGTTAATCAAATTTACGGTAGACACTGGAGAGGTTAAAGAGGGTTTCCTTGATAAGATTAGCAGCAAAAAGAAGTCGTTTAGCTTTCTTATTACCCCAAATAATGAAGCCCATAAAGAGATTTGGACATCAGATAAAATTTTACCTGATACACTTGAGATTATCGCATCCAGAGTTAACGAAGAATAAATAACATATAAAACATCAATGAAAGGTGGTGATTATTATGAGTCGTGAACAGTATGAGTGGTTAGAGAGAAAAGGCGTTCAAGATGTTTATCTTTATGAATTCAAACGCCAGGATGACGAAAGAGTTTATCTTTACAGATCTGATATTGGACTAACAATTAATCGCAAAAAAGACGTTAGAGGTTGGAATTTCTAAATTATTTAAAGGAGAGTACATATATGAAAATTATTACAGTAACAGCAAACGACGGAAAAACATTTGCAGGCGAAGATTATTACAAATTAGAAAAAGAAGTAATAGCCTATGAAGAAGGATTAAAAACTAAAGAAGAAGAAAAAAGAGCCAAAGAAAAAGAAGAGATTAAGGCATTTGAAGAGATTAAAAAAGAAATAATAAATCTGAACACGATGATTAAGGAGTTTAATTTAGCAACCGGTAAATCTGTATCTGTCTATAATTTAAACGGAGAGTTGTTTGCCGCTAGAGATCTTTGGCATCCTTCAAATTTCCGTAGTATATTTTCTTTTTTAGAAGACTAAACCAAATCGGCTTTTTATCGTGAAAGGAGTTTTATGGCAGAAACTAATTTATTTATTCAAGCAAGAGATTTGAACGTAAATGATAAAGTTAAAGAAAAGAATAAACTTAAATATTTAAGCTGGGCTTCAGCTTGGAACTTTATGAAAACTATATATCCGGATGCTATATATAGAGTCATAAAAAACGAAAAAGATCTACAGTTTACTTATGGGGAAGAAACCTATTATGTTCCAGAGTTTACTCCATATCATACAGACGGAAGAACATGTTGGGTAGAGGTGGAAATAACAGCAAACGGACTGTCTCAACCGCAAGAATTGGCAGTTATGGATTTTAAAAACCAAAGTATCTCACTGACAAAGATAACCTCGACGGATGTGCAAAAATCTATAGCTAGATGCTTAACTAAATGCTGTGCGTCGTTTGGTATAGGTATTTATATATATGAGGGAGAGGATCTGCCACAGGAAGTAAAACTAGTCGAGAAGTTACAAGATGAACTTAAAGAATTAATCTCAAAGAAAATTGTAACCCTAGGGGGTACTGAAGAGGTTAAAAAACTATTGCAGAAAACTTGTATCGATAACTTACCAGAATTATATAATGGAGACTATAGGTTGTGCGAGGACTCAGAAGAGTTAAAGATGCTAAAAACTAAAATATTATCACTTAGAAAATAAAATATAAAACAATAATAGGAGATTAAATATGAATTCAGTAAATATTATGGGAAGATTAACAAGAAATCCTGAAGTTAGATATTCACAGGGAGAGAACCCCGTGGCTATTGCAAGATATACTCTTGCAGTTAATAGGATTGGTAAAAAAGAAGAGGCTGATTTTATTAATATAATTGCATTTGGTAAATCAGGAGAGTTTGCGGAGAAATATTTTAAACAGGGGCAGCAAGTGGCTGTTACTGGTAGAATTCAAACTGGAAATTACACAAACAAAGAGGGGCAGAAAGTTTATACAACTGAAGTCGTAGTGGAAAATCAATTCTTTGCATCGTCTAAGTCAGAGTCGAATACAAATACAAATAATACGGGCAAATCATCTAGTAACAGACCAGCACCTAGTCAAGCCGTAGGCGACGGATTTATGAATATCCCCGACGGACTGGATGAAGAGCTGCCATTCTCCTAAAATTACAGTTCAAATAAAGTTTGGCTCCCTGCATTACTATGAGTGTGGGGAGCTAAGAAAGTAGGTGTCAATGGCGAGTAAATACAAAAAAGAATTAGATGCTATGATGTGGAGTTTTAGTAGGTTATCAACCTATACTCGATGTCCATATAAATTTTACTTAATATACATAGAGCAAGTGAAAAAAGAAAGAAAATTTCATGCAGAGTACGGAAAATTTATTCACAGCATTCTTGAAAAATACTTCAAACGCGAATTTAACGAACAAGAGTGCCTTGATTATTACATAGAAAATTTTGATTTTGAAGTAACTTCGTACATAAAAGAATCTACAAAAGAGAAGTTGTTTATGGCAGGAGTAGATTACTTCAGCACATTAGAATGGGAAGACGAGGACTTTGAAATACTAATGGTTGAAGGTGAAGTTAAATTTACTATAGGTAAGTTTAATTTTATCGGATACATAGATGTGTTGTTGAGAGATAAGAACACTAAAGACATGGCTATAGTTTTAAGGGATCATAAAAGCGGAGAATCCCCGATAGGAAAACGCGGGGGAGTTTTAAAAAACAAAGAAGAAGAATATCGAGATCACAAGAGGCAATTATATCTCTACAGTATAGCGATTTATGATAAATATGGGGTTTATCCAAAATACCTGGAATGGAACTACCCAAGAAATAAAACAAGACACAGAATAGAATTTAATGAAGCAGAATTGGAAGACGCTAAAAACTGGGCTTTGGATAATATAAAAAAAATATATAAGGACAAATCTTTTAATCCGTTTGTTAATTATGTAAATTGCTATATGTTATGCGATGTGTGTGACAATTGCGAGTACCGACAATTTAACAATGATGAGGAGTAAAAATGAGTGAAAAGACTTATGTTTGTGGATATAGGCATTGTTTACATAAAGGTGAAAAGGTGAAACAAGAAGAAGCTGTAACAGTTGGAACGAGAAGATATCATGCGGACTGTGCGGCAATACATAGAAAAATAGAACAGATGAAAGATTTATATTATGAAAAAATAGATGAAAACGCCGAATTTGTTCAGTTGACGAGTGTTTTAAATAATATAGTGTTTACTAAGAAAATTAATCCAGACTATATGCTGTTCGCATTGAATTACATTGTTAAGAAAAAAGTAAAGATTAATTCACCATATGCACTTCACTATTTACCAAAAAATAAACTCATATTCAAGTTGTGGAATGAAGGAGAAGATAAGTTTGATAATAGACAAAGAACTGATTGAACAGGCTAAAGAAAAGTTGGGTGATAAAAATGCAACACTGATAGCAGAATTATTAAACCTAGAAGGATTTGACGAAAAGAATTTAAAAGCTTTATGTCCTTTTCATGGAGAAAAAACACCGAGTTTTATTTATGATAAAAAACATTACTGCTTTCATTGTTTTGGATGTGGTCAAAATATTGATTTAATAGATGTTTTACTTCAGAAAGGCAACACATTTTTATCAGCTATTCAAAAACTGTTTGAGTACGCAGAAATAAGTTATTCTTTTGGAGAGAAGGATGTAAAGACTAAAACGCAATTTAGATATCCGAAAGATGAAAGCGGAGACATGGCTAAAGTATATGAGTACTGGGCGAAAAGGGGATTATCAAAGGACACATTGGATTATCTTAATTTTGGAAGTGACACTTATTCAAACACCGTATTTCGATATTATGATGCTAATGATGTGTTAACCATGATTAAATACAGACCTTCTAGAAGTTTAGATAAAGGAGAAGCAAAAAACTGGAAGCAGGGAGATTCCGATAAAATACATTTATTATTCAATATGAATAGGGTGAATCCAAACTATCCGTTGTTGATTATAGAAGGGGAAGGAGATGCTGCCTCCGCTATAGAATCGGGCTATTTTAATACCGTATCAATTCCATTTGGTGCACATGATTTTCATTGGATAGAGGAAAATTGGGAGTGGTTAGAACAATTTGATAATATAATCATAGCCTCTGACAATGATGACGCTGGTACTAAAATGCGTAAAGAATGTATTTATAGATTGGGATCTTGGAGAACAAAATATATAGAATATCCAAAAGAAAAAATTACAGATAAGGGAACAAGAATCCCAATTAAAGATATGAACGATACTCTACAAGCTTTTGGTAAGAGTTTTGTTATGAATATGATTTTAAATGCAAAAGATACACCCGTAGATTCTGTAATTGATTTTTCAGATGTTGATGATATTGATATTTCAACAATTGATGGAATTACAACTGGAATTGAAACACTTGATAGGGAATTAATGAGACTTTTTTATGGAACATTTAATATTTTAACAGGTGTTAATGGGGGAGGAAAATCTAGTTTTTTAGGACAACTAACTTGCAATTCCATAGATCAAGGTAAAGATGTGTGGATGTATTCTGGAGAAATGCCAAATTATCTTACTAAAAATTGGATAGACTCAATATTTGCTGGATCGAGAAATGTTGATGAACATAGTAATGCTTTTGGTAGTACATATTATACCGTAAAAAAAGAAGCAAAAAAAAGTATAAGCGAATTTTATAAAAAACATTTCTATCTGTATAAAGATGAATGTACAAATGATATAGAAGATATAAAAAAATCAATGGAAGACTGTGTTAGAAAGTTTGGGTGTAAATTATTCATTTTAGATAATATGTCAAGTCTAAATCTATCTTGTACGGATGATTCAAAATGGCAAAAACAAGTAGATTTAATAAATTGGTTGATATCTTTTGCAAGAAAATACCACGTTGTAGTGTTTTTGGTAATTCATCCGAAAAAGATTGATACAATGAGAAGATTAACTAAATTTGATGTTCAAGGAATGGGCACTTCGGTTGACTTAGCACATAGACTTTTCAGCTTGTATAGAGTTCAGAAAAAGGAAAAAGAAGATATAAAAAACCCAGTAAAATTTGATGTTATCTTAGATGTTTTAAAAGACAGATTACGAGGAAGAGAAGGCTTAGAAGTTGGAATGTTTTATGATAATAAGTCAAGACGATTCTATACCAATGAAACAGAGTTTGACAGAAAATACGCTTGGGATAAAGCAACATACGAAAATAAAATACACTATCCAAATACTAAAGAACTACCATTTGAATAAAAGGAGATGATGACATGTGGTGCTTTGACTGCGAAGTATTTTATAAAGATTGGATGTTTGTATTTATAGATACAAATGATGGTAATAAACGAAAAATAATAATCAATAATACAGATGAGCTTGTTAGTTTTTATGAGAATAATAAAAATCAGGTATTTATTGGATATAATGCTAGGAGCTATGATCAGTTTATTTTCAAGGCTATATTATGCGGAATTGATCCTAAAAAAGTTAATGATTTTATTATAATTGATGGGAATAAGGGTGGTCAGTATTCAAAGAAATTTAAAGACATTGAACTTCTTATTTATGATTGTATGATTGATAAAACAAAATCATTAAAGCAGTTAGAAGCATTTATGGGAAATGATATAAGAGAAACAAGCGTAGACTTTAATATTAAAAGAAAACTAACTGAATCAGAGTTGGAACTTACTAAAAAGTATTGTATTCATGACGTTGAACAAACGATAGAAGTTTTCAAAAGACAGCCAGAAGAATTAGAAAGTCAAACCTCATTGGTTGAAGCTTTTAATTTACCAAAAAACTATATGAATAAAACAAAAGCTCAACTTTCAGCAATTATATTAGGCGCAAAAAACGAAAAAGATAGATTTGATGATTTCAATATCACTTTTCCTGAAACACTGGCGATTTCTAAAAAATATAAATACATAGTTGATTGGTATAAATGTAAAATAAATTTAAACTATAATATGTCTCTAAAAACAAAAGTATATAATGTTCCTCATATTTTTGCATGGGGAGGAATACATGGAGCAATATCAAACTATAGCGGAAATGGATTTTATATAATGTCAGATGTAGCATCGCTTTATCCTTCAATTATGATAGAGTATGACTATTTATCCAGAAATGTGCCGGATATGCAAAGTTATAGACGTATAAGAGATAAAAGACTCGAGCTCAAAAAAGCAAAAAATCCAATGCAGCTTCCTTATAAAATTGTTTTAAATTCCACATATGGTGCAATGAAAGATAAATATAACCAATTGTTTGATCCCTTGATGGCTAACAATGTTTGTGTAACTGGACAACTATTATTATTAGATTTAATTGAAAAAATTGAAATGCATTTTGGATCGCAATGCGAATTAATACAGTCTAATACAGATGGAATATTAGTCAAACTTCCTAATTCAAGTTATTATGATGAATACGTAACAGTTTGTGATGAGTGGAGTAAAAGAACTAGATTGGATTTAGAACATGACACCTACGTTACAGTGTTTCAAAAAGATGTTAATAACTATGTTATTATGGCTGAAGATGGACATTATAAATCAAAAGGTGCGTATGTTAAAAAACTAAATGATTTAGATTATGATTTGCCAATAGTTAATAAAGCACTTGTCAATAAACTAGTTAAAAATATACCACTAGAAAAAACTATAATGGAATGTGAGGATTTAATAGCTTTTCAAAAAGTAATAAAAATCGGAAAAGATTATGAATATGGAATGCATGGGGAAACTGTATTATCTGAAAGGGTATTAAGACTGTTTGCTTCTAAAGACCCCACTGATGGTGGAATATATAAGTTTAGAAATGGGAAAGCCGATAAAGTTGGTAACACTCCAGATATTGCATTCATTTATAATGATGCAGTTATTGATAAAAAAATAATTGATAAACTTGATAAAAATTGGTATATAGAGTTAGCAAACAAACGATATGGCGATTTTATTGAAGTGACAGAAGAAGATACTAAACTTGATGTATACGAATTAATTGATGACTCATATACATCTTTTCATCAAATAATTGAATCTGTTTTGAATAACTCTTTGTCAAAAACTAAAGATTTTAAAAACTTAATTTTGGTTGGCTATTTTAGTAAGTTTGGTACAATAAAAAACTTATTACAACAATTAGATTTATATAAACTTTTATATGAAAAAACTTCTATTACAAAAGAAAGACTTGTGAAGCATGGTGTACGAATTGAAACGGCCGCATTATTTGGAAAAGAATCAGTAAAATCTATTACAAAATTAAATGGAACTGCTCTTTATGATTATATAATTAATAATCAACAACCTTCTGATTTATCAATATCAGAGATAATAAAATTACAAATGGACAATTTGGGATATGTGTGCTTTGAAGATAATTCGATAGATTCCCTGATAACCAATGTTGAAAGTATAGAATTTTTTATGGGAAAATATAGCGTTATACTAAGAAGCATTAAAAATGGTAAAAAAGATCGGTTTTATATTTATGTCAATCCAGGAGAAACCCTTTCCCTTAATGAGTATTCAGTGATAAAATTATTAGATTTTGAAAAAATATTAAATCAAAATGGGTGGATATTAAAAAAATGGGAAGAGGTACAGTAAATGCTAAATAGAATAAAGTACACTGATTCAGAAATGAATGAACTCATTAAATCAATTGTCATTTTAGTAGATACCAGAGAAAAGCAAGACCATGTGACGCAATATTACGATAAGCATAAAGTTCCATATGAAAAAATTGCATTGCCGTGTGGAGACTATAGCGCAAAACTTCCAAAAAATCCTGATTTGGGCATTTATAATGATATGATATTTTATAATGACGTAATACTGGAAAGGAAAAATTCCCTTGAGGAATTATCGGGATGTTTTACTCAAACAAGGGTAAGATTTAATGATGAATTTGCAACGTCATATGCTAAAAGGAAACATTTACTTATTGAAAACGCAACTTACGAAGATTTGGTAAAAGGAAACTATAATACAGATTATAACAAGAAAAGCTTTCTCGCCTCTCTCCACAGTTTTAATATTAAATATGATTTGCAAATTATGTTTATTAAGGATAAATCCTATTCCCCTATTTATATTCTAGGAGTAATGCAGTATTACATACGATATTTATTAAAATGAGGTGGTGTGATTAAATGAAATTTAATGTATCTAAGCAGTATGGTCATTTCGTGCAGATATGGGAAATAGAAGCCGCCTCTGAAGAGGACGCTGTAGCCATGGCTGAAATAGATGGCTCTTTGAAATATCAGACGATTTACCGGGATCTCTTGCCACGTCGTGATTATGTAGTGAATTTGAGCGAGGGTAGACCTAGCATATCAAAAAGCGAATATTCAGAGTGGTTAGAAGAAGCGATTTCTCTAGGAATGAAAGTAGTGAAATAATTTTACTAAATAACATATAAAACAATTGACAGAAGATAAAACCTGTGCTATTATTAAAGAGAACTAAGAAATAGTTCCAGATAGCATAGGTTTTTAGTACATAACATATAGAACATAACAACGAATGAAAGGAGTAAGGTGTGAACAAAGATAATTCTAATTTTTACTATATTTTTATAATTATCCTGTTGATTTTTGGGATAGGGATTTCGTTCATGATTGGAATAAATATTGGTTGGCATAAGGGGTTTGAAGTAGCAAAGAATATATTACTTAAATAAGTAAATGAAAGTTAAATTTGATTGTGAGGTTAGAAGGGAGAGTAATATGGGATGTAATGGCTGCTTGTATGAAGATGATTGCCACGGGCAATGCAATGAGGCTAATGATTGGGTTGAATTAACAGAAGGTGAAA